TCTAAAGAAGAAATATTAGAGGGCGATGATTGTGTAACAGAAAAACCGGGAGGGACGTATGTAAATACACCTGTTGTATTATCATAATCTAAAGAAGAAATATTAGAGGGCGATGATTGTGTAACAGAAAAACCGGGAGGGACGTATGTAAATACACCTGTTGTATTATCATAATCTAAAGAAGAAATATTAGAGGGCGATGATTGTGTAACAGAAAAATCGGGAGGGACGTATGTAAATACACCTGTTGTATTATCATAATCTAAAGAAGAAATATTAGAGGGCGATGATTGTGTAACAGAAAAATCGGTTAATGATATTCCTCCACCGCCTCCGCCGAATGTAAGAACATTGCCATCTAAATCCGTAATATTACCACCGAGTGCTATATTTTGATTAATTGTTATAGAATTCCCGACAGTAATAGATGTTCCAACTTGTAAACTATTTGAAGTCTGTATTCTTCTTGCATTTTTAATATCAAATCCAGATATATCTAAATGTTCTCTTAAAGGATTCCTAAGAGCATTTGTAGTTAATTCATTAATATTAGCTTGGTGATGTTCTAACCTTTCATTATGTAAACTTAAAAGCTCTCTATGTCCTATCTTAGGAGCCATTTATTATTATAATTATACTATTTAAAATTATAACATTAAATGCAAAAATATAATACAACTAAATTCAAAAGCCTTTAAGTATTTTTTTCATATTCAATTTTGTATCCTTTTCCTTTTTTTTAGCGGCATATGCTGCTACATAAGCTTCTATTACATCCCTTGTCTCTTGATCCGGGGATGGTCCAGAATTACACTGCAAACATTTAACAATCGCGTTTCCCATTTATTATAATTTAAACATTATAATTTTTAAAATTTAATTATAGATAAATTTGTAGCGTCGAATTCTGTAATTTGAATTTCATCGTTAACATTCAAATTTACAATTGTGGTAATTCAAGTACTATCATGATCATCAATTACTTTATCTACAGGAGTTGTGGAAAAAGAATGAAAAAAATATTTGGATTAGGTCGGCGTTTTAAATGTTTAAAGGTGTAATAAAAATGACACACCTTCAAAGAATTTCTTTTTTACAAAGTCACTTTTCATAATACAAAATTGTTAAAAAATATAAATATTAAAAATACAAACATTAAATATTAATGTAAATGATGTCAGCTTATTTTATGGACATTGAAATGCCTGATCCGCTGCCCTCGCCCATTGTCAATTCAGACATTATAGTAAAAGAAGTGTGGAGTGGAAAAAGGTGGTACTCGTGTATGAGAAAAAATTATCAAAGAGCGGTTTGTGTAATGTGGGAAAATAATGAAATTACGTTAGAACCAGTATGTAATTTGATAGATTTTGTTAATATGGAAATATGTGCAAAAATGATTCCTATTTTGTACAATTGGAAAGTTTCTGTTGAATCTAATTTGTGCCGAACAAAAATTTGTGCATTTTGTTTAAACAAAAGAGAAGTCAATAATTTTTTGTGCGGTACTTGCGAAGAATCAACTTCTTGGTTGAAACCTCTTATAAACAACGAACAGATAATCAGGGAAAATAAATACATCACTGGAAAGTATTTCAATAAAGATTGTATTTCACAAGACCCAGTTTGTTTATACATCCCTGTAAATTTAATGCGCAAGAGAAAACACTCAGAACTTGAAGAAAATCTTAAAAAAATAGACACGATGTTAATGGATATTTCTATCTAAAACTAACTTAAAAAATAATTTTAATATATTTTATATAATGGGAAAAAATAAAAAAAGGAACCAATCATCTCCTTTACCGTCTGTTACTATTCTTACTCCAACTACAGCAGATAGACAAAAGGTGCTCCCTCTTTTATCAAAATGTATAGATAGTCAGGACTATAATAACGTGACCGAATGGCTTATTATAGATGGTAGTAAAAATGGTAAATTTGTAGACAGGTCTTCTATAAGCTGTTTAAAATGTCCAATTAGATGGGTTGAACCGAATGGACATACAATCGCCATGTTAAGACAGAAACTTAAGGACTCATTTGAGAGTGAAATTGCAGTCTGCTTTGATGACGACGACTATTATCCGCCGACTAGAATTTCTCACGCAGTTGAACGTCTTATTAAAACCGGTAAACAAATCGCTGGATGTACCTGTCATCTAGTTTTTGATTTAGATTTGGGACAGGCTTTTAGTTTTAGAGGATTCCATGAAAATCATGCAACTCATAACACATTGGCATTCACGCGTATGTATGCAAAAACACATAACTATGATTTAACATTAACTTGTGCGGAAGAGAAAAGCTTTCTTAATAACTATTCTGAGCCTATGGCTCAACTTGACTATATGCATGCAGTTGTTCATATGTTTCATTCAAATAATACATTTGATAAACGCGAAATGACATTTGCGTCTCTTCTGGAAAAGAACCTTACAAATATGCGTTTATGGCGTAGTAAACCTATCGTCTCCGCAGACACTATCAAAACATATACCGAAATATTATCCCCTGATATTTCTTCGGGTGTACCAGATATCGTTTACTTCTTAGGTATGAATAATGCTTACATCTGGGAACCCACTACTAAGTCTCTAGGTGGTTCAGAGCAAGCTGTAGTTGAACTCTGTAAAGAGTGGGTCGCATTTGGTTACACTGTTCATGTATATGGTAATTTTGAATCTGATATATTTGTTGACGGTGTATTATATAAAAATTGGAAAAGTTTTAATTTAGGAATGACATATAAAAATCTTATCTTGTGGAGAAGTTATGGTTGTGTTCCTCTTTGTAAAGTTCCAAGACTTAGATATCGTCGCCTTATACTCGACCTACATGATACCAATCTTCCGCATATGAATAAAGAGCTAATCTCTTTAGAACAATTTGATCGTATTTCAGTAAAAAGCTGTTTTCACGGTGCAGCACTTGGTTTAAAAAATGCTGTTATTATACCAAATGGAATACGTAGACAATATTTTAGTATAGATAAAAGCTATGATAGAGATAATTATAGATGTATTTATGCGTCCTGCTATACAAGAGGGCTAAAATATATGCTTATTTGGGCTTGGCCTTTACTTAAAAAACTTATACCTAAAGCAACTTTTGATGTTTATTATGGAATGCATCTGGCACCTAAAGAATTAAAGGAAGAGATAGAACCACTTCTTAAACAACCTGGTGTAACTGATCACGGGCGCTGTTCAGTTGATGTTATTAGAGATGCTAAATTTCAAAGTGGTTTTCATCTTTATTTTTCAAAAACATCTGCGGAAACAGATTGTATAAGTATTAAAGAGTCTTTCGCCTCTGGCTGTATACCTGTATTATCAACATATGGAGTTTTCCGAGAAAGAAATGGAATACATGTAAAAGGAGATCCTTCAACAAAAGAAGCACAGGAAAATATGGCAAGGGTTGTAGCACAATTAATGGAAGCCCCAGATATACTTGAAGCTGAACGAAAGAATATTACATCTTTGAAAATACAAGATTGGGAAAAAACAGCTAAAATGTGGATCGAGAATATACTTATTTAAACGATGCATTATTAAAACTATTTTATGTAAAACCAACTTAAAAAATAATTATATTTATCTCCTAAGAGATATGGCACTAAATTTCGAAAATAAATTTCTCTATTCAGACTTTTTGCCAACACGCGATGAAATGGAAAGATATAAGACAAAAATGGAAATATATAAAGATGAAAATAGAAGTCCAAAAAAGCGTCGCGCGCGATATCCAGATGAATATGATTCTCTTGGTCGGAATATCACTGAACAAGAACGGCGCCAAAATAAAATCCCTTGGGTAAAAGTAAAATACGTTTATGGAAGACTTTACATAGATCCTGAAAAAAAAGATATTTTGCGTTCTATGAAACTTATTTAAATTAAAAATATTATATTAAGCGTATAATAATGACTGGTAATAGTGAAGCTGATTTGGCTCTTTCTGAAGTTAAGATGGCGGGTCTTAAGAAAAAGGTCAACGCCGACTCGTGGAATAATGAATATGAAGACATAATCACTGAATGGGGTGAAAAAGCTTCTGGTCTAAGGTTTATGCATGGCAACTCGGCTGCTTATTGGAGAAATGTATCTAATAAACTTACTCTTTATTCTATTGTAGCTACAAGTATAGCTTCCGCTGCTAGTTTAGTAGCTGGCAGCATCGATTCAACTGATGCAAAGGATGCTGTACTTTTTACAGCAGGCGGTATTGGTCTAATTACTTCTTTCATCCAGAGTCTTAAGAAATTTTACAATTGCGATGAAAAGGCGGCGGAACATGGGTCTATATCAAAGCAGTTTGCAAGTTATTACAGATACATCTGTCTACAGATGGGGATGTCTCGTGAAGACAGACGTCCCTCAGATGAACTTTTTGAATTTGCTCTAAAGGAATATGAGCGTCTACAGCAAGAAGCTCTTCCTTTGAGAGGCGAAGATGTATCTTCTTACAAGAAGACTTTTAAGAGCTCCACACAAGCTATGCCTGATAATTGTAAGACTGATTATTCTATTAAGATATACAATAGGCAGCCTTATAGGTCTCCTGAACATATCACTGATATAGAGCTTACAAGTTCTATGTAATTTTTACTAAAAAATTAAATGTTTAAGAATTTTAAATACAAATACAATAAACAACATGGATTTCGACTCCGTTTGCGCACAAATGTCTGGTATTTCAATTCAGCAAAAAGTAAATGAAAAACTTGTTTCAGATTTAAATTTGATTATATCTGAAATAATAAATATCGGGCATTACAACGTTGACATTTATGAGCTTTGTGTTAATTGCGGCCATTCTTTGACGTGGGATCAAGAATATACTGTGTGTAATTTTGACATACAGTGGTTGAAAACTTCTGGAAAGGTTTATTTCTATGAAACTCTTAATAATTATTTTAAGATAGAAACGGTTGAAAATTACAATCTTGTAACTCGTTTGTATGAAAACATTGTAGAACTTTTTAGTCTACAAGTTGAGTAAATAATAAATTATTAATCTACTTAAATAAACAATTTATTATTTAGTATAAGATATGTCTATTAATCTTATTACAGGTTGTATGTTTTCCGGTAAAACCTCTGCGCTTATAAATATTGCTAAAATGCAAAAACTACTTAATAAAAATGTACTTATTATAAATTTTGAAGGAGACACTCGTTACTCTGATAGTAATAAAATTACAACGCATGATAATATTTCTTTTGATTGCCTTCCTTGTGGGAAAGATCTTTTGTTTTTTATAGACTCTGTTGATAATTACAAAAAAGCAAATGTTATTTGTGTAAACGAAGGTCAATTCTTTGACAATTTAGTATCATTTTGCGTTCAAGCCAGTAAAGAAATGAAAGACGTTTATGTATGCGGCCTCGACGGTGATTATCTTAAACGTCCGTTTGGAGAAATTTTAAATTTAATCCCTAATTGTGAAACAATGTGTAAGCTTCGGGCTTTATGTATGTCTTGTAAAAATGGCACACCTGCTAGTTTTACCAAAAAAATTAAAATGTCTGATAACTTAATAGAAATTGGTTCAACCGAAACTTACATGCCAGTTTGTAGACATTGTTATGAAAATTAATATAAAAATAAAAAGTAAGTTATAATTAAATGTTAAAGCAAGCGTTGGATAGTTCTAGTATTAAAAGGCAACTTTTAGATGAAAATCGGGGGTCTAATCAAGGGTTGTATGAGAGAGTAGACATCCTTGAACAAAAACTGGATTTAATACTGCAAAAATTAAACACTGTAGAAAAAGGAACGGATAAAATGGCTTCGCATATTGATTTTATAAATGATATTTACTCTAGAGTACAAACTCCTTTGTTTTGGATTTGCGATAGAATTAATCATATGCGTGGTTATAAAGTTTCTTATACAGAAAAACAACTTGTTACAAATAAAGTTTCTGATATAAATGAACAAGATTAAATTGCGAAAAAATAATATACTTAGAATCTATTTATATAATATTTCGATTAAGGATGAACATCAAACAATTCTTGATTTTCAAAGCTTGTGATGTTCTTCCGACTGAATTGAAATACTATATATTAAAATTTGTTCAAGACGAAGCCGCGGTGTGTATACAAAGACTTTTTACATTTAAGATAGCTAAGAATATGGATATATTTACAAAAATTATGAGCATTTCAAATGAAAATAACCATTATCGATGGCATTATGTAAATCATTACATTAAGTACGCTATGAATAATATAACTTATACATACATCCAAGAACCTGGAACCTGGATTGATTATTTAGAATATATAATACATATTTATGGATATCGTGTATATTTTAATATTAATAATATCTATTATATAATGAATTCTATTAAAAATTCTAATAATATATATAGAAATACTGGTATAGAATATTGGTATTTTTAATAATTATTTATATGGTAAATCTTAGAAAAACATGTATATCGGGTGGTGTCTTTTGGGGCTATGAAACACTTGTTGATATAGACGAAATAGAAACACTAGAAGATATAACAAACAAAACTATAACAAATTTAAAAACTGATTTAAATAGACTAAAACTTGTTGAACTTGTAAATAAGGTAGACCTTCGGGTCTTTCATATACATTCTACAAATTTGGGAGATATATTTACAAGCGAGTCACAATTTGTTATTTATGTTTGTAATCACTGTTAAAATAAATTAAATTGTTTAATATAACTGCAAAATTACATAACAGAATTTGTAGATACTTGCTATATTCAGATATCAAGACACGTTTCTTGCAACGACAATTGGTATAATGTTATCTACATTGGTTACTTTACTTTTATTTTCAAAAAATGATTCAGATTTTAATCCTGTTATAACTTTTATGTATTATTTAGATAATAAAAGAACTATTACTGATTTACTAACTTTTACTATATCTCAATACCTCGCTGCTATATTAGCTTTTGTAACAATTAGAATATTTTTTTAATTTTTTAAAATGTTATATATATAATAAAAATGGATGATGTAACAATTCTTTTGATTATTTTGGCATGCGTCGCTACCGTAACATTTTTATTGGTGTCATTTATGCAAAAACAAGATGAAAAAGTAGATATATCAGTTGTACCGGATAAAACTCTTAGACCTCTTGTAGAAAAGTTGTCAGAGAAACTAGAAGATATGAAACTACAGGATAAACAATTAAAAGAAAAAATTTCTAGTCTTCAGCTTATGTCTGGAATTGACAGAGAACAGACTAAATATCTAACAGCAAACGTTAATAAAACTTTATATAATAATGCATAAGGTAATTAACCTAGTACTATTCTTTAAATAATTATATATTTTATAATAAAAAAATAAAATGTATAATTATTAATAAATAATCAATATGTCCGACACAATTAAGAAAATGATAATGGACGACCCATTTGTTTATAATCTTTTTGCAAATGATACTAAATATGACTTTAAGAGCGACAGACCTATAAATTGGATTAAAATCCCTACGAGTTTTTTATCTGAAAATGGAAAAGAATCATCTATAAGTTTAATGTCTGTTTATACATACACCGGAGATGAATGTACTCAAATTAAAAATTCAATAACAGATTCGTCTGATATAGTATTTTCAAATGATGGTCACGTAGCTGTAAATTTTAAACAGAAAAAGACTGAAGCGCAGTTTTTTTATCCAAATCCTACGGTTACACAAAACACAGGCGGTTCTACTGGTGATCGACCAATTGGTATGACCAATACTGTAGCAATGAAAAATACTAACTTCAGTCCAAGTTTTTTCCATAATGACAAAATTTTGTTTTCTCAAAATTTACGATGGATACTTTATCAATTACCGGGATCTTATTATTCAAAGGGTTCAGATGGTATATGGAAGTTTACAAAAAACAACACTGGTAAAAATACTATACCCGTTTATGTTCTTCTTTATAATACTATACACAGAAAGAATTTTCAAGACATATATGCAAAAATAATAAACTTAACTAGGAATCCATTTTCAACACAGTCTTTTATAGGCCCAAACACAAATTACGTGACAACAATTAAAAAGTATTGTAATGCTTTTAGAGTTCAAAAATTTGACAGTCCAACTACAGGAGCCGAACTATATCATTATGCTGATCCCGCGTGTGCATTAGCCTTTGATACAGAAATTGCAAAATTATCACAAATATTATCTTTAAATTTAACAGCTGAAACGTGGCAGAAAAATTTTTATCCGGGCGGCAAAGCTGGTTTTACAGCCGCTATTCAAGATTTAGCAGCTGTTCCAACGAGTGATGCTTATTGTAGCAGAGGATCTGCCGGTGGGCCTTCTAGATTTTTAAGAGAAAAGGCAAAAGTAATGGAAGCAAATGCAGAAACTGATTCATTTATGCAAATATTAGCAAATTATGAAATTGCGTCATCTGGAGAAGACTCTGGTGTAACCTTACCTCCGAATTGGAACCCACGGAGACCTGGCGATTCAACAAAAGGTGCAGTTTGTGGTTCAAAAGCGGTAAACTTTGTAGATTGTTCTGTTACTATATCTACGCAAGGAAATATAGATTTAAACAAGAATAATATTAGACCAGTCTGTGGTAATCAAGCAGGCGCAGCAGCAAATGGTAAAAAACCATATAATCCTCCCTCTGGTACTTCTTCGGGTACCTCGTCTGGTACTTCTTCGGGTACCTCGTCTGGTACTTCTTCGGGTACCTCGTCTGGTACTTCTTCGGGTACCTCGTCTGGTACTTCTTCGGGTACCTCGTCTGGTACTTCTTCGGGTACCTCGTCTGGTACTTCTACAAATGTTCCTTCTGATCCGGTGGTTCCTCCAAGTCAACAGGATTCTGACATTTACATTTATATAATTATTATTGCCATAATTATAGCACTAATTATCGGTGTTTATTTTATTTTTTAAAAAAAATATATTGTTATAATTAAATTAAATGAGTAGTAAATCTAAGTCTGGATGTCCATCTCCTCCGGATATAAAACAAAAAAATGAAGACATTACACGAATAATGAATTCTCTAGGCGCAAGCGATAAATGTAAATCTGCTTTTAGTAATGCAGTGGATTCAAGCTTACAAAAGGGCGATGCAGCTATTGTGATTGCTTCATTTGGCGGAATTGGCGGTGGCACTGCTTCATTTTCAGATTCTCAGAATAAAATGAGAGAAAATTTAAATAAATCCGGTTGCAGCGATGTATTTGCTAACGTAAATCAGCAGATGAATAGTACGCAGTCTATTTTATGTGAGGTAAGCAATTATAAAAACACGACCTCTTTAGCTGGCTCTGCGAATGCTTCTATAAAGATTATACAGGGTAAACCAACCGATGCTATGCTTGATGTAAGATCTAAAGTTTTGTCTGGTCTCGTTGTTCCTACTCCGCCAACAGAAGCTATTGCATTTATAGATAAAGACCTATATAAAACTGCTTACGAAAACTACATGAGAGCTATGGAAATTCACAAAGAAGAGATTGATAATATAATGGGCAATGTAACCATTAAAAATAGTTACTTCAAAAACACGGCCAATGTCGATATGAGAGTTATTTCTAGTATGTCTTCGATTGACACTACTTCTATAGCTGAACATTTTAAAGAGACTGCAAAAAATGCTGCAATACAAGAGCTTAAAAACAAAACTGGACTTGGCGCTAATTCTGATAGCGTTAAATCATTAGTAGCAAATAAAATCAATAATAAAAATCAAACTATTTCTGATAGTATAAAGAATCATTTACAGAATGTTGAAATTTCGATCGCTTCTGATTCTTCTGTTCTTATTAAGTTTTTTGGTGCACTAACTATCGACGGAGTAACATTTAACCAAAATGCTCAAGGTAACCTTATTACTCAAAATATAATGACATCTGCTTCAAATCTTGGAAAATCTGTAGCTCTAGACATGTTGAGCGACGCGGCTTCGAGTACAAAATCGGATAAAGAATCTGGCGGCCAAGCTAAAGTACTTCAGCAGCTTCTTGAAGGTCAAGTTGCTTTGTCCGAAGCAAATTCAGCAGGTGCTGCAAATATGTTTAAAGGCGTAACCGGATTTTTGGGAATGTTTGCTATGATTCCCATTATAATAGGAGTTGTAATACTATTGTTCTTTCCTCAAATTTCTAATGTAATCGCACCCGGTCCTCTTAAGTATGTATTAGCAGCTGTTTTAATGTATTTTGTACTAGCTTGGTTTATAGGCTTTTGGCCTTTTAGCAAGTCTGAAAAGAGCATTTTCCCGTATGATGGTTTAGCTTATGTGATGACAGAACATCGCGGGGATCCAGAGGGCAGAGGTCCTTACAATTGGCATGTAGATCATCGCTGGAAAATTCAATAAAATGTAAAAAATAATATAATATTATAGTAAATGAATAATTATTACATTTTGGGTTTTGCCGCAGTTGTTCTTTTAGTTTTAATTTTATTTACCACTGGAGAATTTAAAGGTTCGGTTATAGTACCTGATTATGTTCCTTATATTCCTTCTCAAGAAGGTCCTTCCAGAGGCGGCAACATGATGTATAAATATGCAGATTTAGGAGTACCGGGTTGGAAATGGGATGATTGTTGCAGCGGTTAATTTTTTTGAATTACATACGAATTAATTTTAAGAAATAATTTATATGTAATTATAAGAATGAAGGTAATCACTCGCAGCGGAAACAAAGAAGATGTACGTTTTGATTTAATTACTGCTAAAATTAAAAATCTTTCTGAAGATCCTAATTTAGGAAATAAGTTAAATACAGACCCCGTTTTTGTTGCTCAAAATATATGTAGTCTTATTTACGATGGAATTACGACATCTGAGTTAGATGATTTTGCTGCGAGTTTCTCTGCTACGTTATTTAAAAATGACCCCGATTATCTTATTCTTGCTAGCAGAATTGCTATTAATAATCATCACAAAAACACTCAAGATTCTTTTGAAGATATTATGCAAAAACTAAACACAGCTGGAATTATTTCAGATGATTTTATGAAAAATGTAACAGAGTACAATTTGCAGATTTCAGAAATGTTTGACTATTCTAGAGATTATTCACTTTCTTATTTTGGATTTAAAACGCTCCAAAACGCTTATCTATTAAAGCTTGATGGAGAAATTCTAGAAAGACCGCAGCATCTTTTTATGAGAGTAGCTCTTGCTGTTCATGGAAGTAATATGGAAATGGTAAAAAGTGTTTATGATTCATTATCAAATAAATACTATACACATGCTACCCCTACGCTATTTAATTCTGGTACAAATTATCAGCAATTGAGTTCTTGTTTTCTTTTGGGAACAGAGGACTCTGTTGAAGGCCTATACAAGACTGCGGCAGACATGGCTCAGATTTCTAAATGGGCCGGAGGAATAGGTGTTCACATTTCAAATGTACGCGCTAAAGACTCTTATATTAACAAAACGGGTGGAAAAAGCAATGGGATTATGCCTCTTCTTAAAGTTTACAATAATATTTCGCGCCATATTAATCAAAGCGGAAAGCGTAATGGTTCATTTGCTGTTTACATCGAACCATGGCACGCTGACATCTATGAGTTTCTAGATGCAAAGAAAAACAACGGCGCCGATGATATGCGCGCAAGAGATTTATTTTATGCACTATGGATTCCAGATTTGTTTATGAATAGGGTTAAAAACGATGAAATGTGGTCGCTGATGTGTCCAAATGAGTGCAAATTTCTTGCTGACATATGGGGACACGAATTTGAAGAAATGTACAAACTTTATGAAAGTCAAGGTAAATTTAGAAAACAAGTGAAGGCAAAGACTCTTTGGGAAAAAATTATTAATACACAGATTGAAACTGGGTCACCTTATATTCTATACAAGGACACCGTTAATCGTAAGTCTAATCAAAAACATTATGGAATGATTAAAAGTAGTAATTTATGTACGGAAATTGTAGAATATTCAGATTCTAAAGAGACGGCAGTGTGTAATCTAGCAAGTTTGTGTCTTCCAATGTATATAACAAATGGACAATTTAATTTTGACCTTCTAGGAGAAAAGACACAAGAACTTGTAGTTAATCTAAATAATATCATTGACATCAATCATTATCCTACTCCAGAGTCTAGATATTCTAATAATCTACACAGACCTATTGGAATAGGTGTTCAGGGTCTAGCAGATGTATATATGATTCTTAAAATGCCATATGAATCTGAATCCGCTAAAGATTTAAATAAGAATATATTTGAATGCATTTATTACAATTCACTTGTTATGTCAAATAAGCTTGCTGAGCGCGACGGTCGATACAAAACTTTTCAAGGTTCGCCAAGTAGCCAGGGTATACTTCAATTTGACATGTGGAATATTACACCTACTTTTTATTCAAAAAATGTGTGGGACATATTAAAAGAAAGTATTAAAAAGGTTGGACTTCGTAATAGCCTTCTTGTTGCACCTATGCCAACTGCTTCTACTGCACAAATCATGGGTAACAATGAATCATTTGAACCATATACATCTAATTTATACACTCGGGCTGTTTTGTCTGGTAATTACATAATTGTAAATCAACATCTTATCAATGAACTTAGAAATCGCGATTTGTTTAGCAAAGAACTCATTGAAAAGATTATGTTAAATAAGGGTTCCATTCAGTCTCTTGAGTTGCCGGATGATATCAAACAAGTTTATAAAACATCTTGGGAAATGTCTCAAAAGAAAATTCTAGAACAAGCAGCAGACCGCGGAGCGTTTATTTGCCAAAGTCAGAGTCTAAATTTGTTTGTCAATCCGCCGCAACCTAAAGTAATTCATTCTATTTTAATGCATGGGTGGACAATTGGACTTAAGACAGGTTCTTATTACATTAGAACAAAATCTGTTCTTGAAAATCAAAATTTTACAACAGAAGTTTCTAAGGAAAAGAAAACTGAACCTAGTGAATGTTTAATGTGTAGCGCATAGTTTAAAAATTTAAATGTCTATATTATTTTAATATGAATTTAATAACACAGCAAAAGATAATCGAATATTCGATTATATTGTTTTTATTACTTATAATTTATAGAACAAAAAATCCTCTAATATTAACATTTTCTTTCATCTCTATTTTTTTGCACATCAATAGGATATTTAAGTTGTATCAAACCGGGGTATACAAAAACTCAAAGTCTCTAATGGATAAGATATTTTTTTTACTTGTTTCTATTATTCTTTTATTTTATTGTCTTCAATCCGATGACGAGTTAATTATAATACTTGGGTTATTTGTTTTCTTCTCAAAAATACTAGATTTTTATAGCGAAAGCGATTTAATGATGGAAGAAATATTTACACTAATTATTTCTTTTATAACAACCAAACTAATTGTAAACTATTTTGTATATAAATAAAAGAACCAGTATAATAATTAATAATGCAAGAATAGTGGAGTTATTAGAGTTATTAGATCTATTGGTAAAATTATGCATAAATTCTTCAAGTGTTGGAGAGTCTTTGCCTAATTCATTATTCACAGATTTATGAAATAGATAGGTCCATTTTATTAAATTGTCTCTCGAATCAAGAGAATCTTTAAGATTTGATTTTTTAAAGATTTCTTGTGCAGAATTTGTACACTTATCGCACGGCAAAACTTTCATCATATTTTCATAAAAAGAAAAGTAAACTTGTTTATCTTCTGAATTTGGATTTTTTGGATATCCATACGCTATAAAATGAATTGTTTCCCAAAAATAAGGTCCCCAGAGTTTTGGGTTAATGTTTGATTTTCCAGATAAACTCATTTACATTTTATAAATATTTTATTTAAAACACTTAAAAACGTAATTTATTAAATTAATACCATGGACTATCCACTTGACGATTCTTGGACACTTTATTTACATTATAAAGATCTTTGTAAAATGTACAATGACAATGTAGAAAAGTTAATTGAAATAAATAATGTTGTAACATTTTGGCAAACATTTAATAATATACCCAAGATTTACGAAATATTTTCAGATGGAAGATCAATCAAGAAAATGAAAAGAAATAATGCTACGCCATGTGCTTATTCTTTTTTTAGAAGTAATGTATTTCCATGTTGGGAAGACGATAAAAACAAAGAAGGCTTTGAGTTTTCAGTCAAAAATGGAAATCGATTACAAAAATTACAAGAAGAATGGATGAATTGCATACTAGAGTTAATCTCTAATAAGCAAGACATTTATAAATGTATAAATGGTATAAGAATCGTTGATTGTACAAAATATGAAAGTGTTTTATACAGACTGGAAATTTGGGTAGACTCCGAAAAAAATAAAGACACAATTGAACAAATTTTAAAATCAGAATCTTTTGGACTTAAAAGATATAAATTATTATATCGCAGTCATAAAAATATGAAAGAAATGGTATAAAGTTACATTTTATAATTTATTATAAGAACAATGGATAAAATGAATAAAAACGAGATTTTAGAACGCCTTAATAAAATTGAAGAAAGCATTAATTCAAAGCTTGATCCTCTATTAGATCTTCTTCAAACTATAATTTCAACGAGTCTTAAAAAACCCGCTACATATACTGAAACAGAAACTTCAAGTGCGCTCGTATCAGATTTGATGTACACATCAGATTCTGAAAATGTGTACATATCTGGGAATAAAACTTATGATAATCGCGAATTGATAAAGACAACTTTTAGAGGTTCAAGCTGGAATAAAGAAAAATCAGCTTGGACTTTTAAGAAATTTGAAGATTATGAAAAAACTTTAGTTAATGTATTTCCAAATATAATTAAGGGTCAATAGTAAAAACAGATAAATTATTTTTTCCAGAACCCACTTCTCGACCTTGTGCGCGGCGAATACGCGAATCTTTAAAACAATAATAAAAAATATCTTTTTTACGAAGACCTAATGTTTTTGCCATTGTCTTGACTCCTAACTTTGTACCACGAGAGTTATTCAAAAGTGTGAAAACGGGATTCATATTAATTACAAATATAATTTCTTTTTAAATTATTATATTTTTAATTATTAAAATAATGGATTTTGGTAAGAAAGGAGACGCGAAGAAGGCTATGAAGCTTATGTGGAAAGAGGGTATTACCTTAAAACATGCTTGGAAACGTGTTAAGGCAGGTAAGAAAGGATCACCCAAGAAAAGAAAAGGAATGTCTCCAAAGAAAAAGAAGGCTGCTGCTAATGCAAAGAAAGCTATGAAATTAAAGTGGAAGGAGGGTATTACACTTAAGCAAGCTTGGAAGAAGGTAAATAAGTTTGGTGACACGGTTTGCCCGCCGGATTTTGAACCAAATGTTAGGTGGATCGGTAAGTCTGGACAGCTTCAGTGTATTAAAATGTGCGGCCCTGGACTGTACAGAGATCCTACTACAAACAGGTGCAGAAAAATACAGGTTCCGGTGGTAACAAAACAGATTCCATGTGGTATGGAGATTAATCCAGCCACTGGCAGACTAAGAAAGGTTTGTTTGTCTCCAAATATGAGAAACGACCGTGGTAGATGTGTTAAACCAAATGCGCCTATTGTATTAAAATCTGGTTATGAAATTAATCCGGCTACCGGAAGACAGCGTAAGGTGTGTTTACCTGGTCAGTATAGAGACCCGATGTCTGGAAGATGTAGAACTATTAAAGATTTCTCTGTACAGCCTCTTTTGATAAACGCCCCTGTTTCTATAATGGAACCTCTTTTGGGTGATTATAAATCCGCGGGAGGGTTGATAGATTTTGGTAAGAGATATAAATTTGGTAATAGCAGAAAGTGTAGTTTTGGTAAATGCGGTGCATGCATCGGTCGTTAATTGTATTTCCAATAATTATAAAAGTCTTTTTTAGTCCATCTTGTTATATTAATTTTATCTAGATTCCCTGAAAATTTTCAATTCTTATTATTTCTAACTTAAAATTTTTAAGAGGTTTTGATGTATTTGGATTTCTACATTTAGCTTTGAGCCAAAAACATCTTCCATATTATTTATAAGCTAAATTCTTATAAAATAGTTCATCGAATAAATTGTAATTTTCTTTACAATATATAGAAAAATTCAAAATATCGTCAAATTTTAAAAATTCAGATATATATCTTGTTATGTCTAAATTGAATTTCATATAACAATTAATTTTAAAAAAAAAATGTAAAATATATATTAAAATATAATGAACTCTTATTTTGGTATGTCCACTGTTTGTCCACCTGGTTACCGACCAAACAAACGTTATCGTGCTAAACGCGGTCAGCGACAGTGTCTAAAAGGCGCTCCAAGGAAAACTCTAAGAGAGCTTCGGGCTATCGCGGCTGCTAACGATGTATCGATTTACAAGCGTCGCAAGGACGATATGGGTTTCACTCGTACACCTCTAAATGTGCGCGCTCTTAAATATAGACTTACAAAGATGAATGTTGCTCATTTTGGTATGTCCACTGTTTGTCCACCTGGTTACCGACCAAACAAACGTTATCGTGCTAAACGCGGTCAGCGTCAATGTCTAAAGGACAAGATAAAGAAGGCTAAGTATACAATGGCACAAATTGCAGCAGAACCAAATCCAATTGTTCAACAAGCAATGGCAAAAGGTCTTAAAGTAAGAACAAAAGCAAAGAAGATTACTCTTAAGAAGCTTCAAAAACTTGCTAAAGCTAACGGAGTATCGATTTACAAGCGTCGTAAGGACGATATGGGTTTCACTCGTACACCTCTTAGTATCAAGGCTCTCAAGCTTCGTCTTACAAAGATGAATGTACCATACAAGTAAATAATAAATGTAAATTTAAATCTTAAATATAATTTACAATTTTAAAAAATATAAAGTTATAAATTATATAATATTACAATGGAGCCTATTCTCTCTGAAACCTCTAATAGATATGTTTTACAGCCCATAGTATGGACTAAGGTGTGGGATGCATATAAAAAGCACCAGCAAGCTTTCTGGACAGCCGAAGAGATAGATTTTCCAGCTGACATATCAGACTGGGAACAACTCTCAGAAAGTGAGCAATTTTTTATCTCCAATGTTTTATCTTTTTTTGCTGGCTCCGATGGTATAATTTTCGAGAATTTATCTATTAATTTTATTGATGAAATTAAAGTACCAGAAATTAGAGCTTATTATGGTTGGCAGGCTGCCATGGAAACTATACATTCAGAAACATATGCCTTAATGATAGATACTTATATACCAGAAGACTCTAAATACAAAATTTTCAATGGAATAAAAGAACTTTCGGGCGTTAAAAAGAAAGCAGAATGGACACAAAAGTGGTTAAATCAGGATATTCCTTTTCAGGAGAGACTTGTAGCGTTTACAATAGTAGAGGGGATATTTTTTTCTGGTTCTTTTTGTGCTATATTCTGGTTAAAGTACGTTAAAAAATTAATGACTAAAGCTCTTGGTAAAAGCAATGAGCTTATAGCACGCGACGAGTCTCTTCATACAGACTTTGGCGTTCTTCTATATACATATATCCAAAATAAGTTATCAGAGGACAAAATTAAAGATATGATGATATCTGCTGTAGAAATTGAAAAAGAGTTCATTTGTGATTCTTTTCAATGCAATCTCATAGGAATTAATGCAGACTCTATGAAAACATACATAGAATTTCAAGCTGATAGACTTACAGAAAAACTTGGATATACAAAAATTTACAATTCGGAATGTCCTTTTAATTTTATGGATACCATGTCATTAGATGGTAAAAGTAATTTTTTTGAACAGCGCGTTACAGATTATAATCGTCCGGAGCAAATAGAAGACAAAGAATTAGAATATTTAGAAGACTTTTAATTAATTTAAAGAATTGTATTTATATAAATTATAAGATGGCTTCTAGTTCTACCAATGTGCCAATAGATGTTTCTAATGCTGGCGATAAGACTTGCACTATTTCGTCTAAGGATGTTCAGATTATGCTTTCTGTTGTAAATGTAGTATCGGCACGGGGTGGCTTTAAACCAACCGAATTTAAACTAGTCGGCGAGCTTTTTGAGAAGCTTTCTGAGCTAACAAAGGATGAAGAAAAGCAAGCCTAAATTGCAAAAAAATTATTAACTTAAAAATTCCGTACAATCAATAATCGTACAGATGGCTACAATTATTGATGGTAGAGGCAATCTTCTAAGGAAAGAACCTGATACTATAATAAGTATGTTAGAAAAAGATAAATTAAAACCAGAAAAAGATAAAATAGAAGTAATGTCTATTGAAGAATACAGAAATTTAAAATTTACACCTGAACAAGAGTGGAATAGTATTTATAATCCAAAAAGAGTATCTATAGAAGCATTAAACTCTATTGAAATAAAGAGAAGAGGAAAAGGTCCAGATAAAAAAATTTATTACCCTGAGTGTAGCGGACCTGGTCCATATTATGACCCGCAGTGTAATCATATTCATATTTGGAAACATAAGAGTCTAATTCAAAATTTTATAGGAGAACAATTTCAAAATGTACCACATATTCAGTTTACCGATGATAAACCCGGACTTTATTGCTGTTTTTGCCACTGCAAAAATTCTCAATTTCATCTTAAATGGACACAAAATTTGGATGACTATCACGAAGAGCCTGTTATTCTGCAAAATAACAATGTTTACAAAGAAGAGGATTTTTTACCAAAAGACAAAATAAAGGTTTTTCCCAAATGTATTCCCAAATGTATTCCCAAAACTGAACCTATTCAAGAACTAAATAATAGAATAGTATCAAAATGGGAATCTCTCATGTTCAAAGTCATTTATTCCCTTAAAAACGATAAGATAGTTTATCCAGTTTCAAAGTTTAAATCTCTTTATTTGTGGCCATGGGAGTTAACACCTTATCAAAAATTTAAACTTAAATTTCCAGATTACAAATCTAGTATTATATTTGTAAAAAGCGACATCGACAAATTTAGAGATAATTATGCTATCATAGCTTAAAAAAATAATTTATACATTCATTAAATGAGTAAATACGATAAACTTTTTATAGACATATGTACTAAATACGCAGAGATGTCTTATGCTAATAGGAAAAAGGTAGGAGCTGTAATTGTTAAGGAAAACACTATTGTATCAGATGGTTACAATGGCACCCCCGTTGGTTTTGATAATAAATGTGAAGACGCAAGCGGTAAAACTCAATGGTATGTTTTGCACGCAGAAGCTAATGCAATAACAAAAATGGCTAGAAGTAATACAAGTTGTGTGAATTCTACTTTGTATATAACTCTTTCTCCGTGTAAAGAGTGTTCTAAACTAATAATTCAATCTGGTATTAAGAGAGTAGTGTATAAAGAAAAATATAAAGATACTTCTGGATTAGATTTCTTAGGAAATTTTAATGTGGAGTGTATTGAAATAGAATAATGGATACTCTTATAAATTTAGAAACAGGTGAGATAGATTGGGAAGCTATTAAAAAATTAAGCAAAGACGTACATTTAGATAAAAATATTAAAAAATTTTACTGTAGAAAATGCAATGCGTGTTTCTACAGTAAAAATTATCAAGGTGAATTTCATCTTTGTATAAAACATAGAAATAACACGTTTAAAAATAATTAATTACTTATTGTAAACATATAAATGGAAGAATCAAGATTAGATCGTCTTGAAAAGGAACTTTCTGAACTTAAAACTAAAATGGGAAGCGATAAACCTAAGAAAGAAAAGAAACCAAGAGCTCCTTCTGATTACAATACATTTATGAAGAATTTTATAGCTGAACAAAAAACAAAACTTGGAGCTAACTATGATCATAAAACAGTTTTTAAGGCAGCAGCAGAAGCTTGGTCAAAAAAGAAGCAGTCGTGATAAAATTAAACATTTTTTACAAATGTAACACTGAAAAAGATTTGAATAAAATATGTTATTTGGTTTGCAATTACAATAAGTATTACATTCCTTATTTATAAAGGCTTTATAATACTTATTTAAGGTATAGGTCTCTCTATTTAGATTAGAAATTTCAGATAAACTTTTGCATATATCTGAAATATTATTATTCATAGTTATAGCATGTTCTATAAGACTATCGTTGTCTTTTTTAATGTATTTTATGAGAGTTTCATCTACTTTTATATCAAAATCTTTTATGTAATTATCTTTTATTTGCAATTCAAAGTTTTTAGTCTTTTTAAAACAAACTATAAGACAATAAGACATTATCTGAGACATTACAATTTTAATTTCTGTAAAAAAGTTAGACAACATATATATGTATTGTATCTTCGGATACGTATATATGTCTTTTACTGTTATTACATAATTAGAGTATTTATCTTTCAAATTTTCTGTTAAAATTTTAAATTTATTGTCTGTAAAATTAATAATTTTATAAGTCTCGCTGTCTAGCATATACACGTCTTCATTTATTTTAGTAAATGAATAAAATATATAACTTATACATTCTGTGAATAAAATATCATCTGAGTTGTCTAAAAACGTAAAAAATTGTTTTATTGTTTTATATTTAATGTATTTTTCTGGATCTACTATAGATTTAGATGGTCTGGAACTAGATTTAGAATATATAAAATTTTCTTGATTAATCTGTATATCTTTATTTTCTAATATTATAACTGACATAGTTACTAATTTAATAGTAAATATCTCAATATTAGTTTATTATAATAATTAAATTTTTCATCGTGGTCATCCTCCCTCCAGCGTACATGGTTCATTGCTGTATGCGTAAGCTCGTGTGCTATTAAATGTTTAAGCTGTTTTATACTTTTAAGTTTACCATTTTCGTTTCTAAGTGTTAGAAAAATCTTTCTATACTTTGCTCTTAGTTTTCCATCTTCTCCTACTCTTTGTTCAGTTGTACGTTTTACTTCTTTTGGTTTATTTAATCCCTCAAATTTAATAGAACCTTGGTCTTTTATTAACTGCATTTCTTGTAAGACATAAGGTGTTTGCAAGAGTATATTTATTTCTGGTGTACGCTTTTCTTTAGATTGTATAGATATAAAACATCTTAAAATTAAAAAATCTATATTATTTAATATTTTTGCAGCTTTTTCTGCATCTGGTAAATCAAGCACCTTATAATTTTCTATTTTAACAAAATTTTTATTTTCATTAAAATCCCAAACAGTCATATTAATGTAATGCAATGTATTATTTATTTAAAATAATATTAACACTTCCGTCTGAATCTTTTACTGTTTTAATAAGAGGTTTACTTTTTATAGGTCTTGGTTTATAAAAATTATTTATGGGTCTTTGGACCTTTGTTTTATTTTGTACTAAAACGCTTTGAGTTGGTACATTAATAATTTTGCTTTGTTTTTTATATTGATAGTCATTAAATTTTTTTAACATCATAAACATTTCTAATGGAAGAACTTTTGCAATTTTTGGTATAAGTCCCAAATTTGTAGGTAATGTATTTATTATAAAAGGAAACTTTTTAACTCGTTTGTCAAGTAATAATATTCTAGCCTGTTCCTTGTCTAAGATTATTATATTAGTTGACAAATCTGGACAAGAGTATAATTTTTTTAAAGCATTATAACTTTTATAACAATCTTTAAGCAAATACACTGTTTGCATTTAAAGTATATATCATTTAATAATTTATAAATTTTTTTGCGTTTTTATTATATATTATTACTATAATATAATGGCGCAATTAATAGAACCAGATGAAGTAGATGGCGACATTTATGATGAAATAGCTAATTTGGAAAACTGGCAGAGTATGTTATCAGATTTAATTGCTAACAATGATATATCTCAAGAAGAATTTGATTCTGAGATGCTTAAAACTAGATATTATTTAGACATTAAAACAAAAACTTACGTGTTAGACGACGATGATGCAGAAATTATAGAAAAACTTAGAAAATATAAGAGTTCTTTAACTGAAAATTATAAATTTGGAATAATTTCAGAAGAAGAGTTTAATAGAGAATATATTTCAATTCTAAGAAAAGAGTACGATATTCTTAAACTTTCTGAAAACGACCAAGATGACAAAAAAATTTCTGTAAATATTGATTTAGACTTACCTCTGAGTCAGAAGCTCCAAAAGCTTCACGAAGCAGAAATTAAACATGATAAATATATAGCTAAAAAACATGGCATTCTTTTTCCTAAACTACCATCAGGTTTTAATAAAGAACAGGTAAACGAATACTATGATCTTAAATTAACAGGTAATATAGAAACTGTTGTACAAGAAATAGAAGAATATTTGAAAAAATACTCAGCTACAAAACAATTAATAGACTATCATACAACTTCATTTGAAATTTCAAAAATATTCTATAACACAGAGACAAAAACTTCTAATTATGAATTTAAAATGGTCGCACCAATGAATAATAAATTAGATGACCTCATGTTTTTAGAAAAAAGAGTTAATTTATTGACACCCGAAGAACAAGCCTATTCGGATAGATTAAATATATTAAAAAATAGACTTAGGCAGATGACTCGTGCAGATTTACTTAAATGTGCGGGTATTAGAACTGTTAAATTTATGTCTTACATAGAACGTCTTAGAGAGAACAAACAAAATGTAATAAAATTCAAAGAGCATCCTGCCAATTATGAAACCTTAAAGCGAATAGTAGAAGAAGAAAACTTAAAATATTATAAAATCCCGTCTGATCAATTATTTAAGCAATACATATATGCAAGACCTGACATTTTACAGTCTTTTATTGAAGAAACAGAAACAGACTTAGCCGATTATGTAGAAAAAGGAAATACTGGATATTTAGCTCTAAAACAAGGGTCTAATTTAAAAGATTTGGGCGAAGGACTTGAAAGTTTTGTAACAGTCTTGCCATTTGAAGATGAGCTCTATACAGAACTTAAAAATGAAGCAGGGGTCAAAACAGCGATAGACAAAGTTTGGGAATTAAGAATGTCTTTACCTGGTTCTAACGCAAAAAATATAATTAAAAGATATTTATCATTTGAAGATTATCTAGTAGATTTTAAAGATATTTTAGTTAATAATTCTAAACTACTTACAGGTACTTCTAAAGATATAATAAATGCAAAAATAAGAAAGATAAACTATTACCTTATGTACAAGGAAGATCCAGAGACGTATTTGCTAACTGGTCATACATCTGTTTCTAATTTATTCAAAAATAGATCAGAGGTTTATAAAATGAGACAAGAAGGTCTTTATAAACTACTAGAATTTATAACAACTTATTATCCAGGCGCTGATACATTAGTTGAAAAACTTGAATCTGATATATTTGATTATTCAAGCTCTAATTATAAATTTAATATTTCTAAGTTCATGTTTTTAATAAATAATTTCCAAGAAAAACTCGATGAATTAACATCTGGTACTACATCTATCATACAATTATTAGCTTATGAAACGCCAAAAACTCTACCAGAAGAAGACATCGACATACGCGACGATAAACAAGAAAACATCGATAAATTACTAAATTGGAGCCCGGATACAGCTGTTTATGATACATACAAAACAGAATTACAGAATTTAAATCATCGATTTTATAAATTTAAGAAAGCTCACCCAGAATTATCTAATCTTGAGATATCGCAGATAATGAGTCAATACTCTGAAAGTATTCAGTGGCTGACATCTCTACAAAATTACAGTAAACTTAAAGTACCAGATGGTTATATAGAACTTAATTTTAGATTGAGATATCTATTAAAACAGAGAAATAAATTACCTTCAAGAAGAATATTTACGCTTGCGAGTGTTTCAGATAGAATATACAGACAAAATCAATTTTTAGCAACATTTACTAAATGCAGAGTTCCAGAACCAAATGAATATTCCGTATTAACAGAAAACATAATTTATGGTTTATCTAAAACTCCGGAAGAGTACGAATATTATAATAGTCTTGTTAACTCCGAATATAAAAAACTATGCGAGTATTTTACAAGAGTTAATTTAAAATGTACACTAGACAATTCTGGTACAGTTAATTGTATTTTAGCATTTGAACCAAATGTATTAACCCCCGTTATAACAGAATTTTTAGTTACACAGGGCGAATTCGCGATGGTTGATATTCAACGCTTAAAGATTTTCTCAGAAAATATAAATTCAGATAAAATACTATCTTATATCAGAAATTTAAGAGGTACAGAAATAGACGCGTATGACAGATCTATAATGGAACAGATAAATAAAGAATCTACGTCACTAAACGAGATATATCTAAAAGCTGCAAGAATAATTAAAACAGCTAAGTTCAAAAGCCATCTTGAAAAGCTTGCTGTTATAGCTTATAGTACATATAAACCACCGATAGTTAGCGCAGAAAAACCTGTTAAGATTAGACACGGGCGAGAATATACACCAGATTATATTAAAGTAGGAGACTATTATATATATGGCGGTTTTTATCCAATGTTTAATACATATTCAGAAGATGGTATGATTTTAAGTGAAAATTACACTAGATACGATTTAGAACAACTTGCTATTATATTTAATCTGGACTTATTAGAAGACTCGTTTGAACTTTATAAAAGTATAATGGAGTTTATGAGAAACTACAATAAAAAAGAAACTGTCATTGAAAAAATAAATTTTAACCCTATTGAATACAACACTTATTATGAATATCTTAAAGTTCCTACGAAGACGGTGATGTATACATTCAGACCAAGAATAGGAGTTCAAGAACCCGGAGAAGTGTATACCGTAATAAAAGACGAAGTCAGAACATATGGAGTCCCTTTTGATTTTAACAAGGACACTGTTCCTATATACAGCGAAGACCTAAAAGAGAGAGTAGACAATGGTTTTATTATAATAGAAGGTCCTTGTATCTTTCAAAAAACTTCGAAAAATAATAATATAACAAGCGACAGCTACATTAATATCGAATATAAAGATTCAAGAGGCAAAAGTAAAATTTTTAGAGAAGGGGTTCCTATGAAAAAAATAAAGAAAAAGACAATAGACTCAATTAATACTTGTTCAAGATTCACTACCAAAACTTCATGTGATGATCCAAATTCTTATTCTCTAGATGTAAAGGGTCTTAAATTTAAATGCAAATGGTTAAATGAAAAATGTAAAGGAATTATAGTAGAGTCTGATGAACTTAAAAGTTTTGATATAAACAAAGTAAAGTTTAAGGATTTTTCTAAAAACAAACTTTGGCAAACTGCTGTAGACAAATCTATTAAATACGTAGAAGAACTAACAAAGTTAAAAGAATTGACCCAAGAAGAAATTAAAACACTATCTAAGGAACAAAAAACCAGACTATTAAACTATTATAAAGTTTTAAATAAATCAAAGAAAGTTCTTCAAAGTATACCAGAAGAAAAAACAGAAATAAAAAGTTATTCTTTAATAGATCAGTTTGAAGATTTACTAAAACCATCTAATAACGTATCTAAACTTCAAAAAAATATTACAGAAGGTTATACTGACTTTACAATATATAATTTAACATCATCTAGTTTAAAATTACCAATGAAAAATATAATTATTGGTTCTGAATATACAGTAAACGGGGATGTAGTTATACCAAAAGAGTATCATTCAGACGATGCCAGTTATACCTGTGAAATAAAAGAAACAGGTGAAATAATAATACTAGAAAAAGAAGAATTTAGAAGAAAGAGTAGCGAAATTGTAACAAGGGCCGTCCCCGTATTTTGCCTTATTAAAAATGAAGACTTACCATTTCTTAGTGACCTTCCTGATTATTATTGGTATGATAAAAATATAACTTATACCCAAATAGAGTCTGGTGAGCTTATTAAAAAAGAAGAAATAATTAAGATGACAAATGTTCCTACTAATTTTATAAATCCAAGTTCTTTATTAAATGGAAAACCATTGATAAATCGTGGTGATATATTCGAAGCTATATCAAGAACAGCATTCAGCACTCTTTCAACAGATGATACTTTTATATACTACATTACAGATAAAGTCAATGCAGAAAAAGACGCAATAGAATTTGCAGTTAAAAATAAAATAGACATAAATGATATGTTTTCAAAAATAATAGGAACAATAACACTACCAGATGTTATTGAAGAATATGAAACTAAGAATCCAAAAAAGATAATAAGTAAAACAGAAATAACAAATATAATACTCGCTGCTATTGAAAACAAAGATAAAAATCAATTGGCGGAGTACTTTGTAAGAGCTAAAAAGAGTAAAATAGATTCGGATATACTAAAAGAAGCTAAGAAACTTCTAAAAGAATTACCGGAAGCACAAGAAGCTCCAAAAGAAGAACCTGTTCCAGAACCTGTTAAACAAGAACCAGTTCCAGTTAAAAATATATATACAGCTGTTAGGCGCAGAAGATAAACACGTTTGCAATTTATTTTTAAAATGAAACTTTTAAATTAAAATGGACTCTTTGAATATAGTTGTTCTTTATCATCCTAATTGTAAAGCATCTACAGATTTTTTAATTCAGGTGAGCAAATTACAGGATGCTGAAATAGAATATATAAACATAAAAGAAGACAAAATCGAGACTGAAATAAATGTAGATACAGTCCCTCTTATTATATTAAATAATGACCCATCTAAAATTTACAAAGGCAAATCTGCGTTTGATAAGCTAAATGATCTAATTACAAATAAACCTGTTAAAACCGCGAAGAAGGAAACAGGTGGAGTTAAATATGGTAAAGGTGTAACATTTGTAGAACAGAGTGATAAAAAAGAAAAAATAGACCTAAGTAAAAAGTAATTTATATGCGGTAGTAATTACTAAATTAAATATTTTTTAAAATTAAAATGGACCAACAGCAGCTTCCTGATTTTAGCCAGATTATGAAAATAGCTCAAAAAGTAGCAAGTCAGATTGAACCACCTGCTGAATTAAAGTCCGGAAAGAAACTTTCAGAAGAGGAAATGACAAGTGCCATTTCAAAAATCACAAAGTCTGTAACAGAGGTAGTTAAGCCAGAAATGTTAACACAGGGAACTAGTAGTAAAAAACAAGGGAAGCAACGTGCTGTTTCTGCACCAGTTAAACCAGAAGATTCTAAAATTTGTTTTGATGTAACAGATGAACATGTTCAGACGAAGAAAGAAAAGAAAAAGAGAGTAGTAGAAATTGAATCGGCCGACTCCGATGAAGATGATCCAATTGCGCCCCATACAAAAGACATGACTTTTACTTTATCTGTAAGCCTTGAAGAACTATACAATGGTGCAAAGAAGAAGTTAGCTTTGCGCAGACAAAAAATAGATGCCGATGGTTCTTATGAAGAAGAAAAGAAAAAGCTTGCTATTAAGATTGAGCCGGGTATGATAGATGAACAAACTATTAGATTTAACAAGATGGCGGACGAAAAACAAGGCTATGAAACAGGAGATGTGGTAGTTACACTTGATGTAGAAGAACATCCTGAATTTATAAGGGATGGCAATAATCTGTTATTAGAAAAAGAAATTTCTATATCAGAAGCTTATAATCCTGTGGTTTACATAAAGCATCTAAATGGAAAAACTTTTAAGGTAACTGGGGAACCATTTGACATCTTTGGCGATGAAGACGATATGCTTAAAAAGATATCTGGGGCTGGAATGCCTGTTTTGGGAGAACCTGATAATTTTGGAGATCTTTTTGTAAGATTTAAGTGTATAAATAAAACAAAGATTACCCCTGAAATTATTGAAGTACTTTCTAGAATTTTTCCGCCTCTACTAGAAAAACCAGAAGTAGATGATTCTGAAGTAGTTGAAAAGGAATTTGAAATGGTTACTGAAACAGATCTAGAATTCTTAGAAGACTCTGATGAAGATTATGATTCAGAAGATGAAGATTATTCAGATGAAGAATCCACAGATGATGATTAATTGTAAATGTAAATGTAAATGTAAATGTAAATGGATTTAAAAATAAAGCTTATTTTAATATAAAAGATGCTAACTAATGGATGGGAATTTTTTATATTAAATCCTTTTGATAAAGATATCAAACAATCTACGCAGGATAAATATGTAGATATGTATAATAAAGCTTATGATAGTTTTATTGGACAAATGTGCATTCCAGAGCCAAACGATCTTCTTGAAGATAACTTTACTTTTATGTATTATATAGATCTTAATGGGGATAATGATAAAGTAGAACTAGAAGAAGAATATGAATATACTTTTCTAAAGAGTGTATTTCTAGATAAAAAATTTAAAAAGATAAGATCTGATATAATAGTCTATTATAAAATGCATAATATTTATGTTGCGAATATGTACAAACAAGACAATGCTTTTTATTTGGTACTAAACAAGAAGTAAGTTAAAAGTAATATTAAAACTAAAACTATAAAGTCCCTAAAGGACTTGCCGTATTCTATAGTGTAGTTACCCATTTTAATTTTTTTACCAGCTAGATTACTATTCGGGTCAACAAACATATAAACACAAGGGGTTATAAGTTCATCTAAAAATATACTAAAAATTTTATAAACTATAACAGATACAAATACAGAAATTGTAAAATTAGTAATTATAAATTGACCAAAAGACTGTTGCATTTATAATTATTAATTTATTTTATTTTTGTTTAAATCTTTATACAAATAAGGAACGTTTGCTATGATACTTATGGTAAGACTTAGAGAACTAAAACTAAAAAAACAGATCGTAAAAAGCTAATATTTAAGCCATAAAATAAACGTAGAAAATCCCAAATGTTATAATATAAGAAAATATGGATAATCTAACAACCCGATGATCATATTCTGTAAACTTTAATTCATCTTGGTCTTTTACAAGATGAATTAATCTCGTTTTCTTCGTAATGAAGATGATAATTTGTACTTAACGGTAAGAATACGGTCATTATAATTTAAACTATTTTAATTTTTTAAGTTCATTGAGAACATTTGTTTTGTCAATTGAGTCTTCTAAACTTAAAATTGGCACATTTTTCATGATTGCATGTTTAATTTTAGCAGATTTGAACTGAATGTAATCTACATTTTCTTTTATTACTACGCATCTTGTTTCTTCTGAAACAACATCGGAAATTATATATCCATGTGTTTTTAAAAAATTATGTAAATTCTTATCTTTTCCAAACCCTGATATAGCTATCTTCATTACCAAAATTATATATACATTTTAATTTAGTAAAATATCTGTACGGTGTGGGGTTCGAACCCACGCGGCTTACGCCAGCAGATCTTAAGTCTGCCCCCTTAGACCACTCGGGCAACCGTACAGGTATTTTACTTATAAATTTAAATGTAATATTTCTTTAAATAGGTTTGTAAAAAATAATAACTTTATAAATACATTTTTTACTTTTTGTTATATTATAAATTTTAAAATTCCAGAATTTGATTTGTATTCTAAATGTATTAAAATTATTTGGTACTTTTAGTGCAACAATTTTAGTATAGTTGTATATTTCATCTATAATATCTAATACGTTTATATTATCTAAATACAAGTCTATTTTTCTTTTTGATTTATATTCAGCTCCTCCCCAAGGAGGGTCTAGATATACTATATCTTGTTTTAACAAAAATTTAATCCAGATATAAGAACAATTAAAAGTATTTATTTGATGCTTTGTGTTAACCTTTAATATATTAAAATTGTTTATATCCGGTTCTACAAGATTAACACTTTTAAAATCTTTTAAGAAATAATAAGAGTTACCGCCTATGCATGCAGTTGCATCTGTTATAATATAATCTGAAGTTGAATACAATTTAATTATCTTATTAATTTGTATAGCCTGTTGCTTTGTTGTATAAATACTTAAAACAGTTTCTGGTACAATTAAATTGTCGGTGAAATAATTTTTCATACACATTGTATTTACACTTATTTATCTGTGTAACTTTTAAGTTCATTTTTAAGCGTAGATATGTTAGACTCTATGGTTATTATACTACCAACCGTGTTTACATACATAGGATTCGTGTTGTCATAATTTACTTCAGCTATTTCTCTTGGAGTACCAGATCGTGTTTCAGATCTTATAGCTCTATCTCTATTAGACTTTAACTTTGGTAACTCGTCTTTAAATTTTTTAAGTAGCCGTTTTTGTTCATTTAAAAGTCCTTTTAATTGTTGGGTTTTTTCAGTTCGTTCTTGAATTTCCTTTTGTTGTTTTTCGCGATTTGCTTGCTGTCTATAACCATGAATAACTTCAAAATGGTCTCTTAAAAGTCTAGAATAGTTCCATGTTGGACCACTATTTTCAGGCATATAATATATGAAATGATTTGCATCTGCCTGATAGTCTGTAAAGGCGTAACCTATTGGAAACATATTTCTAGCAGTTAAATACTGATCTTTTGGATATAACTTCCAATGAGGATCATTCGGGGCTCCTATAATATAATTTGAAATGCTAAGATCGCTGGTTCCGTCGCTTAAAACAGGGGGCATATTATCATGATAAAATCTTAATCTATACATTTAACAGTAATAAAATATTTTTTATTCTTGTTTAATTAATTTATCAAGTACATTAATTATATTTGTATCTGATAGAATATTTATGCATCTTCGAGATTCAAAAAGGTTTACAGGAAAATAGAATTCTTCTAGTTTGTAATATGAGTACATTATTACTAAATATTCTTCAATTTTTAAATTTTTAACATATTTCCAGAGAATATACAAAACAATATAATCATAATCGTTCATCTTGTAGTCTTCAAAACCAACATTGTCTTTGTACAATTTAAAACATTTCAATAGTTTTTTCTCAAATATTTTTACAATTTTGCGTATATTTGTATCTTCTTTTTCATTTATTTCTGAGATATAATTATCTACGGTCATTCTATATTTTTAAAAAATAATATATTTGTAATTATAACATGAAAAGGAAATTGGGTCATCATTCAGATTCTGATGAAAACATGTTCGATATTACAAGTTATAATCTTATAAATTTAGACAAATTAATAGAAATGATAAAAGATTATTCAGAAAAAAAATTACCAAAAAGGAGGTATCGTAGATTTTACCCAAGTAAGATGGATGTGTTACCTAATATACTTCAAGATCTAATAGATCTTAATAACATGACAGGTCTTAAAAAATTAAAATCTCAATTAATAGATCAAATACTGTATTTTGTGCAGGGTATAGATGAAAGCGTAATGCTACATACTGTATTAGAAGGACCACCCGGGACCGGTAAAACAACGGTTTCTCATATATTATCTAAAATTTATTCAAAATTGGGAATATTTAAAAAGACAAAGTTTAATGTTGTTAGGCGCGTGGATTTAATTTCTGAATACCTCGGAGGTACAACTATTAAAACAATGGAAACTCTCAATAGATGTAAAAATGGTGTAATGTTAATAGATGAGGCTTATTCTCTTGGTTCAAATTCTGGTCAAGAAGATATGTATGCAAAAGAATGTGTCGATACAATTAACCAGTATTTAACAGAAAATGTAGATAAAATAATATGTATAATAGCCGGTTATAAAAAGGAATTAGATTCGTGTTTCTTTTCTTTAAATCCTGGTCTTAGAAGAAGATTTCCATGGACATTTACCATTGAAAATTACACAGCATCAGAATTGTCTGAAATATATTTCAAATGTATAGAAGAAAAAGAATGGGAAACAAGCTGTGAAAAAGACGATTTAATTAAACTTATAAGTTCAAATTTATCTTTATTTACTGGAAACGGCGGAGATATCAATAATATAATAGAAAAAGCTATATTCATAAATGCTCGTAATAATTTTGGAAAGGAAAATTTATATAATATATCTATAGATGAATTCAAAGAAGCTTTAGATATTTTTATAGAAAATAAAAAGGGGAAACAAGATTCTCCTCCATTTGGTATGTATACATAATCGTATAAATTATACGTTAATGCTAATAAATTAATTTATAGTTATATAAGTAAGATGCTATCTTATAAAAAAATTAATTTATTGGACTTAAGATTATGCGAAGATTTTTCAATTAAAAATAATGAAGAAACATTAGAAATTAAAAGCCCTATTATAATGTATAATTTAAAAGAAACTTATTTGCAATTAAATATAAATAAACATTCCGAATCTCATAATTTATTTATGAACATATGTGGATATATAGATAGACTATTTAAAATAACAGATATCGCATCTGATTGTATGAGAAATGAAAATATTATAGTAAATTTAACAGAAACTAGTAAATTTTATGATGAAAATAGTAAATTGATTAATGTTAAAAATATTAAAAAGGAGGGGAAAATGATATGTTCTTTTACATGCGATAAAGGCCAATTTAATCTTAAAAGCTTACTTCTTGTTAAATAAAAAATTCGTTCCGTTATTTTAATTAAAATATAAAAGATAATTAAAATATGGGCACTGTTAAAGACGAAATTGAAGTCTACGATCCGGTAAATACTAATAAAAATGTTTATTATTCAAAGGTAATGTATAAAAATTCTGAAATAAGCTTACAGGTAGGTAAAAATATTCTTACATTAAATAAAGATAAAAACAAAGCAAAGCTTGTAATCGACGAAGAGACTGCTAATTTTATAAGAGAAGTTTCAAAAGCTGTTATAGAAATTACATCTGAAAAAAGTAATGATTTCTTTGGTAAAGAAATAAACGTAGAAGATTGTGAATCTATTTATAAAGAGGCTCTTGTTAATAATGTATTACATTGTTTTTATGACGAAGATACCTATTTTTATGAAACAAAAAGAGACCAGATGAATGTAGAGGATCTTCCTTCAGAGATAGAAGGCATAACACTGCTAAAATGTAGCGCGGTTGTATATACTAAACATTCTTTCTTTATTAGATGGGAGATTTCTCAATTTAAGATTAAGAAACCAAAGGAACAAGAAGAGATTTTTAAATTTGATGAATATGCGATAAAAGATTTGCCAGATCACGAGACCCCGATAGACGGAGACCCATTGTCAAAAAAAATAGATGAAATATGTCTATTTTAAAAAGCTAGACGGAACAAGAAACTTTTGGATAAAACACTTGAAGATTATAAAAAAGATCCAAAAGAATAATTTAAAGATAATATTTATTTAATTTATTATGGAAGAAATACTAAAGTGTATACGTACAGTAGAAGGCGAACTTGGAAACCATTATAGAGAAAATATATATCAATTTGCTCTATATGTAGAATTAAATTTATGTGGTTATCTTGTTCAAACAGAAGTTATGATTCCTATACATTATAAAGGCGTTTATGTAGGTTTCGAAAGAGCAGACATTGTCATATATAATAAAATGGGAAATATAGAATACATACTAGAATTAAAATCTCAAAACTCTAGGCTTGCTTCAAAAGAAATAATGCAACTCAGAAAGTATCTTAAAAACACTGAATGTTCAAATGGATTGCTTATTAATTTTTACGAAAAACTTGAAATAATTAATGTAGATCAAGAATCTTCTCAGAAGATCAACTGTTCTTAAAATTCATTATATGACATTTTTCTGGTATATAATTAGCACTAAATGTTAATGTATTATTTATAGGGGATAAACTTACTTCAAAAATATTCTCATTGCCATCGGGTACCTTCAATCTTTTATCATTAATTAAATTATGTAATGTATATAATTTATTCAATGTTAGACCGTTTGCAAGTTTTAACCATATTTCTTTTGTAGTCTTTCCCGGTATTCCAAAAGTTTCTCTGAAATTTTTTAATTGAGTAGATTGATTTTCACTTCTGTAAATGTGCGTGTTTTTAAATATTTCTTCCATTATTTTTGCATCCTTTTGATTAAGTATTTTATTAATCTTTATTATATAAGCTCCTTCTAGTGTAAATACTATATGAATTAATGTTCCATCTTTTGCAAAATTTATGCACTGACGCATATCTTCCCCAGATGGCCAACCATAAACAGCGTTTTCGCCTAAATAAGCACTTCTTGGATGAGTATGAAAATTTATAATACCACCTGGTGTATATACACTCGCTCCATTTCCTTTATTTATCCTAAATTTAGTGCTTGTTTTATCACAAACTCCATCTTTACAATTGGTGTCTGTAAACAGAAGGACCCCAGCTCTTTCATCCTTATCGTTATTCAATGATGTCTTAATCTGTTTTATAAATTCAGGTTCTATGCTCCATTTTACTCTTTTTTTAGAGATAGTACACATATTTATAATTATATAATTATTTTTTTGAAGTTTAAATTGAACTTTTAAAAAATAATTATATAATTATAAACATGGCTGAAACCCTTAATGTTAATGTATTAGTTGCAGCAAAAGAAGAATATACAAAACAATTGATATCTACTATTCAGGGTGGTATATATGATATAATTAAACAGATATACACGGAGTCTCAAAAAAATAACATTCGTAGACTTGTTTCATACTCTAACTTTCAAAAAGAACTAAAAGCTGTTCCAAATTGGGCAAGTTTTAAACTTGATGAAAAACTACAATCTATTAATTCTAAATATCCATATTTGATGGACTTGATAACAGCTATTTTTGTTAGTCATGTTAAGATTTTAGCATGTGTTAGACTCAAGAGTGACGATAAATCTGTTAAAATAAAAGTACCAAATTTAAATACATTTTTACATAAAATAATAATCAATTGTTCTGAATGTATTTATTATACACCAGATATAATAGAAGACAATAAAACTAAAATATTTGAAATAATCAATGCGTCTATAAATGAAACAATAGCAAATCAAATACCTATAGAATACATTCTAAATGAATATCTATCAGGGGTTTTTGACGAAGAAGAACCGGCTTATCCTGATAACGAAGATGTAGTAGAGCAAGAACCAGACTTAAATGAATACTCAGACGAAGAAGTTGATGACGACGCAGATGTTAAGAAAAATATACCTATAATACCTATCCAGAATCCTATTTCTAAAAAAATAGAACCAGGTACTCTAAAAGATGAATTACCATTTAATAAACTAGAAGAAGATTTAGACCCAGAGCCTGATCCAGAAATTGAAGATTTTAAAGATCTTAAAAATAATAAAGACAATGCGTTTAAGATAAATAAACAAGAAGAAATAGAAGATGATTCTGAAGAAGAAGTCTCCGATGATGAAGACGATAAGAAAGAACCTACGCTTTTTTAAATAGTTTAAATTCTTTTATAATATTATAGATGTCTTCTTTAAAAGAAGTTATAAATTTACAAAAGAGACAACACTCTCGTTATGTAGCACTTAAACAAGATATTTTAAATAAACTTACAGAAAAAATAACTCATTTGGCAAAACACGGAGAAATGAGATGCGTCTATACGGTTCCTTCTTATATTTTTGGCGCACCAGTCTATAACGTAGCGGACGTTACTGCATTTCTCTATTATACATTTAAAAAAGAAGGGTTTTGCACAGTAATATTAGGTAACGATAAAATTTTTATATCATGGGACATAAATGATATAAATGGTGTTAAAAAACCAAATAAACAGAAAAATAAACTTTTAGATATAAAACATCTCATTAATATAAACAAATAATGGGTTGTTTATTTTCTTGTTTTCAAGATAAACAAATTTATGAAGATTTGGAGCTTTCTAGGAGTCTTATAGATAATAATACGCAGACCGACGAATACTACAGCGATGACAACTATGAATTTGATTATTACCCTAATTTTTTTGAAACAGTTTATAGAAGAAGATTCTACATAGGAGATTAATAGATTTAAAAAATAAAACTATATAATTAATATTAATGATTATACTTTCTTTCGACATTGGTATTAAAAATTTAGCATACTGTATGATTGACTCAGAATGTAAATGTATACTTGATTGGAATGTCTTAGATTGCAGTGGAGAAAATGAAACACTAAGAGTTATACAAGAAATAGATTCACTAGAATATTTAACTGAAGCTGATATAGTTCTATTGGAAAAACAGCCATCTTTCAACCCAAAGATGAGAAATATATCAACTGCGTTATATGTATATTTTATATTAAGAATGCAACACGAGCTATCTAAAAACTGTAAAGTAATATTTTATCCAGCTAAGTACAAACTTAAGTGTTGCGATACTAAAATAGAACACAAAACTAAAGATAAATATAGACAAAATAAAAATTTAGGAATTGTTCACACAAGAGAACTAATATCTACTCATGAATCTTTTTTTGAAAAGCATAAAAAGAAAGACGATCTAGCCGATTGTTATCTACAAGCTATGAGTTACATCAAATTTTTTATAAATTCAAATGAACAAAAAACAGTAGCATGATAAGGTATACTTCTAAGAAGATATATACTGATGCCTCTATAGTAGTCTACGATTCTCATATTTCTAATACAGTCAGAATTTCTTAGTTTAGATCTAATTGTATCAATTGGATAAAATACACAACTTGAAACTGTTTTTGATATTGCAGTGTTTAAAAATGTATTAAATGTAGAATTATTTGATCTATCTTTAAGATATTCATACAGCGGAACTTGAATTGTAAAATTTAAGTTTATAATGTATGTAGGTAAAAGACCTCTATAACATTTATAAATGTTTATGTTTTCTAAAGTTTTTCCAGTTTGTAACATCTGGCGTAAAACCCAAAAAGGCGTAGTGAATGTACTTGCAGTACAACAAGATACGTAAGATGCAATAGGTTTTGGTAAATCAGTCTCTTTGAGTTTTTTATAAAACGGAAAATAAATTGTCCAAAAAGATGGTACAGCTATTATACCATAACTTATTCCTCTGTATAAATATCTTACATTGAAATGTATACTATTATTAAGTTGATAATTTACTCTAAGTGTGTCCAATGGATTACAAATTATAGTTGAAATTATTCCAGCCCCAAGAGCGGGCATAACATCTTCCATTTTATATTAAAATAAAATACGTTTTTATATTAATAAATAATAGGTACCTTTTCAATTTACATCGGAATTACTCTAGCTATACTAATTGCTTCTATTTTAGTATTCAAACAAGAGTTTTCTATGATAACAGGAAGTAACACAAGTGGTAGAATAGTTGGGATTATTCAGGGTGGGATATAATTTTATCAGATAACACTGTTAAAAATATTTTTAACCAAAACAATAATTAATAATTTATAATTTATCATTGTTTTGGTTTAATTACTTAACATGAATGTACTCATAAATTAGACTTGCTACTCTTGCATTCTTAAAAGTACCGTATGTATGATCTTGTAAAGAATATAACATTTCATCTATTTTTGAAAATTGAAATTTATTAATTTTTAATAAGGTTGGTTTGAAATTATTTGGTATAAACTTTTCCATTTCTGAAATGTTTTGCTTTCTATTATCAGTTAATACTGAATTTTTAACTATAGTGTAATAAATTGATAAGAGTAAATCTGTAAATATCCTTTGGCAGAAAGAATCTTGAAATCCTCTTTTACATCTTTTAGAAATAGTGTTTTCAATTCCTCTTGATACATCGCTTGATGCCATTATTTGATTATACATCTGTTGTCTCATTTTATCTACTATTTCTTGTGTTGCTCCGAATTTAGTTACGCGTTTCATAGGAGATTTTTTCTTTTTTGCACACCTAGACTTTATTTGAGCTTTTGTTAACTGTTGCACAAGTTTTGGTGTTTTTGAATCTATACGTTTACTTGGGCGGCAATAAGCTATCTTTTCTTTTGTTTTTCTTCCACATGGTTTTCTTTTTGGCCAAGCACATGCGTCTACCCAATTTTCTTTATACCATCTTCCAAGATCTGTTTTCCCCTTTTTACCGGCGTAACCTCCTCCGGCTGCTTTATATTCTCTTACAAGTCTTCCCGAATCATACGCCCCCCATCTTCTTCCTTTTATAGATCTTTTGATTTTGGCTTTTATAGAAGCGTATAATTTTTTATTTATTACATTATCCGGTATCTTAGAGCCTCCTTTCTTACCAAAAGCATTTCCAGTAGCATATTCTTCTTTAAGCCAAGTTAAAGCCCTGTTATACCATCTAGGTTCATCATAATCTATGTAATGTCCTATTTTACCCAAAAGTACTTCTACATTGTCCTGAGATGCTGTTATATTTGCAGCTACTTGACCCTGATATACGTTGACGTCTGGGTCTAAATCAACAAATTCATCAACAACGTGTTCTAAACATAAATACCAGAGATCATTATCATCAAAATCTTTAGCTGTTAATATAACAGCTGCATAATAAAGCCATTGCGCTGTATCTGTTCTACCTGGATTTAAAATAAGCCAAGGATCTCCATAGTCTGATGTCATTTGTTCGGTTGCATACGCTGGAGTTTCATATTCAGCATTCATCCTCCAAAGAAGCTGCTTAAGAAATCTTTTAGTCATCATATTAGCAGATATTTTTCTTACATTTCTGCCTCTTTGTATTCTTTGGATGTCAGAAGACGATACATCTCTTTGAATTAAGTTTTGAAGATCGGCTGGTAATTTTCTAAGACTTGTTTCTTCGAATGGAATTATTGTCCCGAAGGGAGTCTTTATTTTTCCAAAAGATAACTTTTTACTGCCTGTTATTTCTTTAGGAAACTTACCGGTTCGGTTGTAAATATTAAGTCTACGTTTATAGTCTGTAAGACTTGCCTTTACACTTGGTTTATTCCAGAGAATGTACATAGATAAATATCCAGGTTTCATTGGATCATTTGTACGAAGGTCTTTCTTGTGGCGAGAAATGTATCTTTCTCTTCTTTCGCGATCTTTATGGATTGTGAAATCCGACATTCCGGCGGCGCCAAATTTACGCACATAAGTCTTCCCGTTTTTCTCGAATGTAATTTCATACTTTTTCTTACCAGATTTAAGTTTCTTAAAACTCTTTACCTTTATCATTTGATAATAAGCAATATTTTAATAAAAGCATTAAAAGATTAATTTTATTAAAATTTAGAGTATGCAAGAAGAGTTATTGTAGTTTTACAGTTACACATGATGTATTCTAATAGAAATACAACAGAAGAAACAATAAGAGAAATATATTATAATTATTTTAATAAGCTTTTATCAGAAAAAATTAAATTAAAAGGAGATACTTTTAGTCCTGCACAACTAATTAATTTTGCTATATCAGGCGAAAGTTTTTATCTTAAAAACGTTGTTCAAGAATAAAGAGGTCTTAAAAATTTATATATAACTATCCAATAAAATAATGTAACCATTGTTATTATTATAGCTTTTTTCAACGTTGGTACTTTACTCTCAAAGAAAAATTCTAATGCAAGAGTTATAAATACGTTTTCTATTATATCTTCCATTACAACACCATAACCTTTTTCTAATTTATCTTCCATTTATTAAGTAATAAATAGTTTAAATTATTATTTAATAATATGGTATAATTTTAGGAAATTATGAAAATTGAAAAAATGGAATTGTAATTGTAAATGCAGAAATCATATAATATATAATAATATAAGCTTTTAAATATATTTATTAATTATACTTGGACATAAATAAGAATCTTTACAAACTTTTCTAGTATTTCCTAGTTCATTTGCTGTATAATCTATTCCCTTTAATACATTAGTTTTTCTTTCTTTTTCAGTAGTTCCTCTTTTAAGATTATTCATAAATTTACTGAAAATTTTATTAGCACAATAAGTTCTAATGTCTTTACAAGTTATATTAGTTTGAACTTTTGTTTTTAAGAATTCGTTTAAATCATTAGAATGTATTCTACTAGAATTTATATCATAAAATAAGTATGGACCTTTTATTCTAAGAACTCTATTTATAAAACATATACTGTCATGATTACTTATTATTTTGTTATGTAAAATACCTTTTTTACCTATGAAAGAAAGCGTATTGTTCTTAAAATGAGATTTAAGTAAAGTACATATTCCATAAGTCCCATTTTCTTTTTTATAAGAGTCATTTCCTACACGTATGCACAAATCTTCCATTAGTTTAATTACATTTGCTATTACACACTCTCTTGAAAGATCTTTTTTTGCGATGTAGTGTTTTATCACTCTGGAATACTTATTATAATCAAATGAATTCATTTTATTAAATTTATTTTTTTTAGATTTTTCTACAAAGTCTTTGTTGTAAATGTATTGTTTTCTACCTTTAGAATCGTAACCAGTTGCCTGTATTTTAGCTTTAGATGATTTATCTATTTTAACCTTGGACCACACCGGAGGTATTTTAAGACTTTTAATTCGAGGAATATCGTCTTTTGTTGCTCCTTTATAACCAAATTTATTATTTACAAAGTGTCTAGTTATATAAGACATTTAAATTAAATGTATATTTTAATATGTTATTTAAAGCATAAAATTATACAAATTATAATGACTTATAGATATTTACTATGTGGATTTATTCTATTTTTATCAATGATTACATATCCCGGTAAGATTCAAAATGACTGTGTTTCTGTACCTCCCGGTGGTATATCTGGTTTTTGGTATTCTATTTCTAAAATTAGATATTTTGAAACAAAAGAATACTATTGTGCGTCCTCTGGCTGTTTAGCTGTAGTCTCAAGTGAATTAAAATTAAATGACATTTATAATATAGCCAAAATAAGCAGGGACAATTTTAATTCTATTGAACACATTAAAAATAATTTTATAGATTTAATTGTTAAAAAGATTACTGTCGTTCCAAATGTGACAATAGTAACAATGAGTAAATTTGGTACGTGTATAGAAAGAAAACCTAGAAATAAACACGCGTTAAAAACACTATTAATCAAAACAACGGATGTTCCTTTATTGATCAAAAATGTTAATAGAGAAATGGACGGGGGCTTATGTTATTATTATATGAATACATGTAAGTTTAATATTAATTTGCCTCTTAATTATAGATTCTTATCTAATTTATTTAATCAGTATATTTCTGATGAAGATTTAGCTTATCTTTACAATTATATATAAAGATATTTATAATATCTAATTAAATGACGAATTGGGACATTTTGCTTTTAGATAAATCTGGATCGATGATGCAAAATAAAAAAGATCTAATTGAAGGGTTTAATGAACTTGTAAACGAACAGAAGAAAGAAGGATCCGACAATTTATTTACAGTTTTTACATTTAATAATGAAGTTGAACTGTTTAAAGAAGATAAATTTGAAAATTTTAAAAAAATTGATAATACAGACATAATCACAAAAGGATCAACAGCGTTGTACGATGCGATTGGAAACGCTTATGATATGATTCTTGAAAATAAAATGTACAGAAATATTACACTAACTGTTATAACAGATGGACAAGAAAACAGTAGTAAATTTTACACAATTGATACGTTAAATGACAAAAAGAAACAAATTGATGAAAATTTTACAATTAAAATGGTATTTATAGGGGCTGATATATCATGCATAACTGAAGAAAATATTACATTACATGCGTCTCAGAGTGTTGATTGCAGAGGAGATATATACAAAGCTCTTAGAATTGCGTCTAGAACAATGTCTAGTCAACGCGATAGTAGCGAATATATACCAGAAGAATCTATTTCACAAGGAGTAAATCCAGTAACTCCTCTGGTTATGAAAAGAAGCAGATCTTGTAATTCTGGAGATCCGCCAAAAGTTAAAAAATGTAGATATATATGCAAACATTAAATATCAGTAATATTTGATAATACCCTGAATGTATTATGGTTTATAGTAACAAATACTTCTTTATTATTTTGCATTAATTTTATTATTCTTTTTTCTTGTTTTTTGAATTTTTTAGTCTTTCTTCTTGATCTACGATCTTCTTCCATGACTAACATTTCAAATTGTACATCATTATATTCGTTCTCTGTTTCGTCAAATGAGTATTCTTCTTCCGATATTATATTTCTACAAAAAGGACATTCGTTTTTAATGAGTTTATTATGGCAATCTGTACAAATAAAATGTATACAAGGAAGAAAATTAATACACTCCGTGGTCTTACTATCCATGCATATACCGCATTCGAACAGTAATGCAGAAGTTGCTTCAGAATCCATTTAATTAAACTAAATTTATTTATTTTAATTAAAATTATGAATTGTATAAAACGTAATGTTTATAACTCCTAGGAGTTTGTGATTAATTATTTAAATTACTAACTAACATTTCCATTTAAGATTACAATTTGTGCAAGTTACATATGTAGTCATTGGTTCGTCTGCGCTTCTAGTTTGCATCTGATAATACACTGTCTTCATTGATTTACATCTATTACACTTAAACATCCCATCTTCTTGAACTTCTTGTTTAACTATTGCTTGATTAAGTGTCTTTGTTCTTAGGGTTTCCCAAACATCTGGATTAAGTTCCTCTCTTGTTAATTTAACTAATGTGTATGCTTCTAATGCTCCATCTTTTATTTTTTCCCTCAATGCGGGGGCATTTGTTGTATAACTGATATTAGCTAAGATTCGTCTTGCATTAGTTGAATATTTCTTAAGAAAATTTGAATCAGACCATTTTAGAGGATATTCCTTTTCTTTACAAAATTCAATAGCAGAATTAAAAACACCCTTTTCCATGTTTAAAATTATAACGTTATTTACTTCTAGGTGCATATATTTTGCAGCATTCTTTTTGAACACTTCGCGACGAAAAGCCATTTCACAATTTTAATTATATTTTAAACTTTTAATATAATTAATTTTGTGTAATTTTTTAAATTAAAAATGTTTACAATTAAATAAATGACTGACGTAAAAAAAAACTCTTACAGATTCTGTTGTCAAGACTGGAGATCTTTTGGAACAGCATCATACTAAAGTAAAAATTCTAATAGACGCTGATAAATCGCCCCGTGAGCAAAAAGCAGTGGAAAAAGAAGCAATAAAGTCTAGCGAAGTATTAGCAAAACACGCGGTTGCTAAGCACGCGGAATTAACAAAGAAAATAGCGGACGAAATCTATGATAAAGATGTTGCCAAGGCTGCGAAAGATAGTAGCAAAGACGTAAAGAAGGCCGTACTAGATGCTCATGTCAAAGCCCATGGTTTCGACTGGGAAATGATTTTAATTATTCTTATGGTTGCGTTTTTATTGGGTATTTTTTCAATATTTCTTGCTTAAAAAAAATATTTATATACAATTAAATGGCTGAAAAGGAAGAAAAGAGCTTCATGGATTACTTACCAATTATAATTGGAATTTTATTTATTGTAGTTTCTATTTATCTATTTATGTCTGGAAGCGAAAGTTCAAGTCCAAATTTCCAACCAATAAATTTATTTGGAGCACCTGAATACAATATAGCAAGTGCTTTTGGAATAGCAAAATGATTGCAAAAAATAAAGTATTTAAAAATAAAACTTATTAACTTTATAAAATGATTAAGCGACTGTTTTTCAATGAGGCTTTTAATCAGGCACTGAAGTCTGATATGAATTTTAATCACGGCTGTGTCGTAGTCTATAGGGGGAAGATAATTGGAAAAGGCTATAATACATATATTAATTCTAATTGCTATGATAAAGTCTCTTTGCATGCAGAAGTGAGTGCCATAAATGATGCACTTAAGAAAATTTCTGCAGAAGAACTTAAGAAATGCGAACTCATCGTAATTAGAGTTAATAAAATCGGCGAGTGTCTTAATTCAAAACCTTGCTGTAATTGTACAAATTATATTAATAAGTTCTGCATTAAGAAAGTTTTTCACTCTTAAAGAAACATATATTCAACATTAGATAAAGGCCTGCCATGACACTTAAATTTGATAAAAATGGTTTATACTTCAACGGTATCGTATAAAATATAAGAGTAGCGAGTAATGTAAATAAAATTAACATATATGTACCAATTGACGCAATCATTGGGTCATTATTAAATGTACCATATAGAACCATCCCAGATGCTAAAAGTTCATATATACCAGCTGATAAAACTATAATCTGTGAAATATCATTTGGCAATCCAGTTTTAATAGAAAATCGAGACATCTCTGATGTCCCCAAAGATACTGTTTTATCAAAACCTGATATTATAAACATGAGCACAATTAAAAAAACAGACACTTGTGTAATTATTTGCATTTAAAATTAGTACATATTTTAAATTTGAATATAATTAAGCTTCCATTCGCATTCGAACCGAGGTCAGTAGACTTTGAATCTACTGTCATAACCACTAGACTATGGAAGCTTGATTATATTATACTTTAAAACCCGTATAAAGGTAAAAATAACTTAATCCTAGATAATAATACATTATTATCCAAAACTTTGTCCAATAATAAAACATATATAATTTTAATTATTTTTAGCACCCGTGGGTTATGAGTCCGACGCTCTAATTTCTCTGAGTTAAGGTGCTAAGTATAATTAATATACTCCTCCAACCGGGTTCGAACCGGTGACCTTGCGGTTAACAGCCGCACGCTCTGACCAACTGAGCTATGGAGGAGTATATTAATTAAATACTTTCGGTTGGATTCGAACCAACATCATCTATGTGTATGCATAGACACTTTACCATTTAAGCTACAAAAGTATTTAATTAACGTATTTTTTGGTTCTCCGAAGAGAACGTGTTTATTTTGTGTTTTTAATCATATCACTAATCATATTAGACAAAGCTTTATCTGCTAGTAAAATTTTTTTAAATATTTCTGGATTATCGATTATAATTTTTATAAACTTTGAATGTTCAATATCATCCATCTTAATTATGAATTAATTAATTCTTTAAGTTATTTACTCTACATCTTCTTCGCCAGCCTCGTCTTCGGAGTCTACAATTGCATACCCAGAAAGCTTATTACTCTTATAAATCTTTGCTTGGAGTAGCTTGTAACCCACGCCATACTGGGTCTTGCCTACAAACCATACACCAGTAGACTGGACAAGGCATACAGCTTCGCAACCCCTGGGAATAGCAGAGGTATTCACGTTTCCATCTGAGTCTACAATTTCAATAGGCTTCTTGTTCTCATCATAAAGAACAAACTGAGGAACTCCATTCTTATCAAATGGAAGCTTCACCTTGAGAGTAGAAGGCCACTTAGGATCCTTTGGAAACTTTTCTGCAGACTTATAAAACTCGCCTACAAGTTCTGCACTTAGCTTCTTTCCAAACCAGGTAGTGTGTTCTTGTGGATGCATCTTTGCCTTCTCATCAATTGATCGAATATTCTTCGTGAATAGCTGAAGATGTTCATTCTGTGTTTCGGCATTAGCCATTGATACCGAAATATGATACTTTACTGGACCGCCGTTTTCTGGCTTAGATGAATCAATACCAAATGGAATACGAACTCGGCATGTTTGTAGAATAAAAGCACCGAAGCGTTCGCTTCCAGCTGGATTGTAATTTACAAGAACACTCTGCCCACCTAGTTTATTCTGCTTGGGTGGCAAAAAGTTAATCGCATCAGACTCAAATTCATTCGGTAGTACAATCGAGTGGGCCATTACGTTTTCTTTGATACTATTATATACAGAATGTCTTTAAGTTAATTAATTTTGTGTAATTTTTAATGTAAAAATAAAATATGTAAAATGTATATCAATGTACATAATTTTATCAATAGTATTTATTATAATATTATTAGAACTTTACATGTTTACAAAATCTATAATTCCAGACTTCAAATCAGAAGAAAAAGACAAAAAATCAGTGAATATATCTACACAGTTTGATAAAAATAAATTCAATAAATATTCTGTAATTGGTGATAAAAAAATAAATCACGGTCCCGGTAAAATAATGATTTTAGATGATAATAATATATTTATAAACACAGATAATTACAACACTCTTATGAAAAAAAAAATGATATACAATATAACAACACCTTTTGAACTAGAAATTTTAAATGTAAGTGTTTCAAATGAAAATATAATTTATTATTATATAAGTAATGAATAGTTAGGATAATGGACATTAGAACTATATTTCCTAAATATTCTCATTATCAAACTATTATAATATTACACGGGATGAATCAAGATATAGATGATATAATGTACATCGTTAATAAAATTAAGTCTAAAAATATAGGTACAAAATTTATAATTCCAATTGCTAAGAAAATGAAAATAGTATGGCCAGATGGGAAAATAGAAGAATGTATATCTTGGTATAACTATTTTACTAGATATGATAATTTGATTAAACATGATATAATAAACTTTTTAGAATTTAATGAAAACACTGATAAAATTGTAGATATAATAAATGAAGAAAGTAAAATAATATCTCCAGAAATGATATCACTTATTGGTATATCTCAGGGAGGTACTATTTGTATTAACGCTGCTCTGAAACTTAAATTCAAAATAAAGAATATTAAATGCATCGATACAATATTTTTACACACATATTATAAATATAAAAAAGCACCGAATCAACATTTTCAGGTTTTACAATCTAAAAAAGATGAAATATACAATCCGTCTTTTCAAAATTATTGCTATTCTTTATTGAGATCTTATAATAATACAGTTAAAATACACGTTCGTGATAATTTTCATTGTGAAAACACAGATTCTATAATAAGATACATTTTAAAAACAATGTAAAAATTACTAAAAAATAATTAATTTAAAAAAGCTGTTGTATACATTAGTGTACACAAACTGTGTGAAGATGGATTATGACAGTGATTGCTCGGATACTTACGCCGAACTTTCAGATGAAATTGTTGCAGAACTCAGGCAGAATTCTCAACTTGCTAGTATTTCTTTATTTAAAGAGTCTATCTCAAATGAACCAGAATTTACAAGGATAAACAATATTTCTTCTTATGAGATATTGACTATTTTTTCAAATCCAAAAAAAACTCACGCAAAGAGCAATCTGACAGAATATCAATTAGAGCTTTTTCAGGACATTTGTAATGAAATTTTTAACAAAATTTATCCAGACGAATATTATAACAGGGTCTCAGAACAAATATTCTCTCGGATTTATGTTTAAAATATTTTTGATTTCATAGATGGATTTTTTTTATAAAATGCTTCTATTTTATTTGCCTCAGATGAAATTAAAACAGTAGATAAACCAGACTTTTCTGATAAATAAACAAGTGTGAATTTTTTGTCATTCATTTGTTTAGCTATGTAATAAAGTATACCGTATAATTCTTTATCTTTTAATGGGCTACTTAGGTAGTCTTTAAGATCACGTTTAATTTTGTTAAGTTTTTTTGTTATTCCTTCGGGAATTTGAATATCACTTGTAGAACCTATTGGTATTGATATATATTTTTCAAAAGCTGTACCACTAAATATATCTTTCATTACAAAATTGTAAGAATAAGCTTCTCCTATTTGTATGTCAAACATAGATACCAACTTTTGAATATTAATTTGAAGTTTATTATATACCATTGGATAATAAATAGACCACAGTATAAGAGCTTGTTTTTCTTTACCTCTTAAATCAGGTTTAATTTTAATTATGTTGTACCACATAGAAAGAATTTTATTTTTAACCCTATCGAATACAATAGGATTATATTTTCCAGAAAGAGCGTCTAATATATCATTCATTTTTTTTAAATTATTACTAATTCTTAATTCTTCTGGGTCGCTGTTAGACCAGGTGTTCATTTTAGAAAGATCTCTTTTCACTTCTTTTCCATCTTTTATAATAGTTACAAATGTTGTCCCGGGTTCTATAAAAGTACCTTTTGAAAAATTTCTTTCTTGTTTATAAGTTTTAAATGGATTAAAAGTAAAAGATGTATCTGTTGCTCCACATTCCTGACAAATTTGCTCATGGTTAGAATAAAGAAGAGAACTTGATTTGCAAAGTTTACAAGTATCATGACTTATAGATGAAATATCAATTGGTTCTGTTTTGATATCTTCTTTTATAAAACCCTGTCTCTGAAGACAGTTTATTAAATATTGTCTTCGATCTTTTACATTTTTTAGACTATCAATTTTTCTTTTTAGAAGTAATGCCGTAAGTTGTTTTGACATTTACATTATATAAATATTTTAATTCAATCTGTTTAAATTAAAATATTTATATTAGCTATTTTATACAATTTATGCAGATGGGTCTACGTTAACTATAAGTTTCATTGAACGAATATTTCTGCCAGTACCGCCGGCACCGTCCGACGCCGACGTAAGAATAGTTTTATCAAGAAAATATTGGGCTATCATATTCGCTAATTCTTGAGAAGTTACAGTATTAATTTGAGTTGCACCGCTTCCAATTATTGTGCTGCCAATACTTCCGTCACCTAGGGGATCATCGGCTTTCTCAACTATCTGAAGATTAAAACTTATCCCTGTCCCTGATGTATCCAGAGTACCTGTGGCGATTGCAGGAAACGCGGACGTATTTGTTGGAGTATCAAATTTAACTATTATATCAGCGGGAGCGGCGGTTGTTGCCATTTAACATTTAAAAAAAAATTTAAATATTAAATTATACTAAATGTACGACTTAATCGTAGAAGCCGTTGTAGTAGGCGTCATGACTGTTATTTTTGGTAACATAACCGGAATTTTAATAGGTCCTCTATTTAAGGTAGATCTTCCAAAAGTTTGCAGCACATGGAATAAATTTTATACAATGGAAATTACTTTATTTTTTACAGGTGTTTTTATTCATTTATTTTGTGAATTTTCGGGTATAAATAAATGGTACTGTAAAAACGGGTTTGCGTGTACAAGATAAATCTCCTTCATTAAGATTTAAAAACTACGTTTAATCTAACTTGTGAAATATTAGAAAGTATGTAACCACTTCCTAAGTAATATTTTAGTATACGATGAACATTATTTGCAATTTCTTGACTTTCGTCGGCAGAAATTGTAGCGTTTTCTACAGTCCCTGCGGTACCGTCTGTATACTTTAAAACACCGGTGTTGGAAAGATTTCCAGAATTTTTTATATATAGCTGAAATGGTGCGCCAATATCTGTACCTAAATCTGTCATCAAAACTCTTTCAGTTGCCTCGTTTGCAACAGAAGTTGTTTTCGCCGTTAAAAGTGAAGCGTGTTCGGAAAAAGACATTTATTATAATTTAATATAATATTTTTTTTTAAAAAAAAATTAACAATAAAGAGCCCATGCGGGGGATCGAACCCCGAACCTTGGGATTAGAAGTCCCACGCGCTATCCAATTGCGCCACATGGGCTCTTTATTGTTTTAATCAATGTTCTCAATCATGTTCTTAAAAAATTCCGGTACAGATTCTACATTTTTAATAAAAGATGGACACAAAATATTAACTTTTTCTTGATCTGTATATTTACACCCTAAATGTAACCAATTTATGTATTTATTTGCATAAACTACTGCAGTTTGTTCTCCTAAATGATTTACATTATAATGATAATACATCGCTAAAATGTAATTATATTTATTTCCTCTGTATTTTTTACAGACTTTATTTATATCACTTTTTAAGCACTCTTTGGGTTGCGAACTACGCGCTTCTTCACAGGAAGCTTTGTTGGCTCCTTTGGGGCATCTTCTACAGTGTCTGCATCTGGTACGACATCTGGTACGACATCTGGTACGACATCTGACTTCACAGGAGCTTCTACCTGATTTGTTAGAGCCTTTTTTTCCTTCTCCGACATTGGATAATGAGGCTTTAGATAACGCTGAATGTTGAAAAAAGTTACAGGCTGATCTGGATCACGAAGAAGAGCCTTTAGACGCGTGGCTGCGTCAGAACCTTCTAGAAGAATGAAGCGGCGATTCTCCGGATTCTGAAGATTGTTATCCTTGACGAATGCGTTAATAGTAGCAGTTACTTCCTGACGCGAATGTTCAGTATCCGGTTCAAAACCAAGAAACTTACACAATTCATTAGAAATTGCAACTGGCTTCTGTAGAGCAGAAGGACGCTTTGGTGCATCTGGGTCTGCGTCCGCAACATGAGACCTACGGGAACGCTTGGAGCGAGAGGACTTATTAACTTCCTTCTGAAGAACCTTCATACGAGCACTAAGACTCTTGTGTGTATCCATAAGAGTATTGAAATCCTTAATAAGAAGATCGAACTTTTCGGTGGTGGTTGCAACTGGTTCCTCGGTGGTTGACATTTTATAATTAATAATGAGGCTTTTCTTTAAGTACATTTACAGGCTGTACTAATATAAAATAATTAAAAGAAATAAAACATTTTAATTTAAATGTCTAATTTAGAGGATATTATAACTCGGGTTGCAGACTTCATTAAACGTTATAAATGTATAGATACAATTAAAATACATTTTACACTTGGAAAGTATACAGAAGAGTTTGGGTTTGAAAAACACATCTTTCAATTCGAAAATTATGTGAAAATTATAAATTTACTTGAAAATTGTAATACCTGGGAAGACAAAACTAAAATAGAAAATAAGAAGATTAAATCTGAGCCTGAAAAAATTGTAGACTCTTTAATTATAAGATGTCAAAATGGACCATATGATATTATAATTACAGCGCAAACTAAAAAAACGAACGAAATTTATATTTCAGAGGATTTTACATACGAAGAAAATGTTTATAAACGTAAAAACCACATTTTTCGCGTATCTAAACATTCTACAAATTTAGACGAAACATTTTACACCGCTTCTATAATCGCAGATATACCTAAAAAATACACAGATACTTATATAGCTCATTCTAGTCTTTTAAAAGTAAAAGATCTTATACTTGCGTGTGAAAATAAAAAAGAAGAGTTAGTTTTTGTAGTATTGTAAAATTACAAAATATTTATCAACTTAAAATTAAAAACTATAAATAATAAAACAATGTTCAGTGAATTCAACCCTGTAAATAAATGTATAACAAGAGAAGACATTAATAAGATTACAGGATTTAATCCTATTAATGTTTTATACTATCAAAAAGCTTTTATACATAAAAGTGTATTAAGATTCATATCAGATGAATATTTAAGTTCTTCATATGAAAGATATGAATTTCTAGGAGACTCGGTATTGAATCTTATAATAGCTAAATTTATTTTTTCAAAATACCCCGATAAAGAAGAAGGATATCTTACAAGAATTAGAACAAAACTTGTTAATGGTAAAACACTTGCATTTTTAGCTAAAAAGATAAATCTTAATCAATTTCTTATTATAAGTAAAAATGTAGAAAGTATCAATGGTAGAAATAATGATCGTATTCTTGAAGACATTTTTGAAGCTTTTTTATGTTCTATTAACATGGATTTAGGATATAAATACGCTGAAAATTTTGTACTGAGAATTATCAACGAATTTATCGATTTTAATGTTTTAGAAGAGGACAACAATTATAAAGATATACTTCTTAGAAAATGTCAACAAAGTCTTCAGATTAATCCTGAGTATGAATTGATTTCTACAACCGGTCCGGCTCATAAGAAAATTTTTACATCAATAGTTGTTATAAACGGTGAAAAATACTGTACAGGAACTGGTAACACTAAGAAAGAATCTGAGCAAATAGCATCAAAGAATACTCTTGAAAAATATAAGTAAACAGATATTTATTTTATCTAATGTCTGAATCACCCCCTGGACTATGACATAAGAGTGGATAAGAACTATGAATTTCTTTTTTATTTTCTGTTAAAACCTTCAAAATCCAATCATCCACTGGGGGGAAGTTAAGATTGTTTTTTAAAGAATCTTTATAATTATCTAATAATAATTGACAACTTTTTTTACTTATTATATACGCATGAGTAGTTCTATCACAATCCGGGGAGTCCCAAGGTTTTTTGTCATCGGTCTTAACTATCTTATCTGTTACATGTATACAGTTAATCATTTTATAATTTTGTTTAAATCTTCCTCCTATGTATAATATATTGAAATCTAAATTTGTATTAATTATATCGTTAAAATTTTTTTCAAAATCTTCTGAAAATATTGCATCATCTTCAAAAATAACAGAATAATCTGAGTTTTTTTGTTTTAATGTTTCTTCCCAACATAATACGTGACTTATAAAGCATCCAATTTCGCCTCTTTGTAAACCAATATTATTAGGATAGGAGGTTAAGGTTTTTCCATCACATGCTGTAAGTACTTTTATTTTTGAAGTATCTAATGGACATCTTTCTTTAAATAGTTTAAGTCTATCAGGTCTTCTCTTAAGATTAATAACGTACCAATTAAATTCAGATTCTGTATTATTTGTAGGTTCAAATCCAAATGGTTGAGATGTCTGGATCTCTTGTTCTAATTCTTCATTATCTTTTTTAATAGAAAAATCTTTGGGTCTAACAAATATTGGCATTTATGTATATAAATATTTTAATTTTAAAAATTAGTTAGCCCCTGTACTTCCAAATCCACCCGTGCCTCTAGAGGTAACAACATCGACGTTATCTACCTGATATCTCGGGAGATTTCCGTCAAACGCTACGATTTGAAAATAACAGCACCCTTCTTGGAATAGAACATCTACATCCCCTACATTATCTACAACTACCATAACATCTCCACGGTATTTTTTATCTATTATACCAATTGAATTAGCAAGTCTAATAGAAGTCTTGGAAATAGAACTTCTTGGGACTAACATATAACCATGCGTTGGATTTGCTTTAAAGTCTAGATTAATCTTAAATGAGCGTGCATACGCGGGTATGATAACCGATTGTTGCATAGGAATATCAAGGCCTACATCTCCATTTTTAGATGCCTTGTTATATGTAGGATGAACTTTCCAATAATGGTCGTTAGATGGGTCAATGGTAAGAAAAAGCATTTATTAAATTATAATAAACAGTTTTCTTAAATATATTTACTTATTTATAATTTTAAACACATTTAAGAAAACTGTTTATTATAAATGTAAGAATGAAAATCAACAATTCTGGATTTATTTCTTTGGGTAATAAAATCAAGCACATCAGTAATTCTGGTTTTGTTAAACTCGTAGATTGTATGCCAAGAGTTATACCCGATAATTGTAAAAAACTAATGTGTGATCACGCCATTGTTCAAGCAGCAAGAGTTTCGTTTAATGACGGCATTAAAACTCCAGAAAAAGATGCAAAACTTATTGATTTTTTAATTAAACATAAACATACTAGTCCTTTTGAAATGGTTAAATTTAAATTTCATATTAAATGTCCTCTTTTTGTTCAAAGACAATGGATTCGTCACAGAACTGCTAATGTAAATGAAATTTCAGGAAGATATTCTGTTTTAAACCCAGAATTTTACATTCCAGATAAAATTTATGACCAAGGTAAACTTAATAAACAAATGTCTGGTAATGAAATTCATTCTAAAAATACAAAAGAACTTTTTGCTGATTATATGAGAATTTCTGTAAAACAATACTCCATTTATAAAAGGCTTGTAGACCACGGCGTTTCTAAAGAAATGGCGAGAATAGGTTTGCCCCTGAATATGTACACAGAGTTTTATTGGTGTATAGATCTACATAATCTTTTGAATTTTATTAGACTGCGTTCTGCTTATAATGCACAATCTGAAATAAAAGACTATTCTGATTCTATGAAAGAACTTATTTCTGATCTTTGTCCAAATACAATAAAATCATTTGATAAATACAATTAAAATATACAAAACTTTGTTAAAAACTTGAATATAAAAAGTTTAACTGATGTAAAAACATCCGTTTTAACAATCGGCGAGTAATTAAATTCCTGTAAAAGTATTGATTCAAAATCTTTTTGTTTAGCAACTTTTCTAAATTTTGAATCTATATTTGGCGTTATTGATTGTCTTGGAGAATAATTAAAACTTTCAAACTGGATATCCGTGTCTATTTGAAAATAAAGAAGTTTTAGTTTTAACATAATTCTTTTCATTATTTTCTTCTGGTAGTCATAAAATTTTTTCATTATGCCATGAAAAAATCTATTTTCATTCATTAATATGTCGTTAAATCTTCTCTTTTCAAAAACTAATGTATCTATACTAACTCCTTTGTTTACTCTAATGTCATCATCTTCGATTTCATATTTTTGTTTTTCTATATAATTTGATATACATGTCATGATAGAGACTATTAAATTATGAATACTTCTTATTTCATCAAATGAATATTCTTTAAAATTCAAATCGGCGTAAGAAGTAAAATTTTTTCCATAAACAAGGTCTTTAAATAATTCTGTTTTATCTATGTTATCTAAATTGTGAAGTATTTTCTTATAAAATTTATAATATTGTCCATACATTTGATAAATAAAAAGATTAAATAGAGTTGAGTAGTTATTTATATCTTTTTTTGTTAAATTAAGTTGGAAAAATAAAGTATCGAGAGACATTAGATAATCTTTAGTTTTTGTAGCTTGTTTAAGATATTCTTTGTATATATTTTCAAGACTATCACATTTTCCTTCTATTTCTGATATTATTCTAAATATGTCATTTTTATAATCTTCTATCTCAATGAAATCATTTGAATCACTCATTTAATATATATTGTATAAAATATTATATAATATAATAAGTAGTATGACATCTGAATCTGTTAGAGAATATGTACCATGGGAAAGTCATCACGAGACGATTTTTGTAGATTGGGCTGATAAAGCAGCGTGTTATAAATGGATGCACAACAAGTCTTATCTGAAATATTCTGCAAAAAGAAACGCTTTTACGATACCCGTAATTATAATGTCTACATTAACGGGTACTGCAAATTTTGCATTAGAAAGAATACCCGTAGAATATCGAGACACATGTTCTATTATAATAGGTAGCGTTAACATTTTAGCAGGAATTATAACAACAGTTGCACAGTTTTTAAAACTTAATGAATTGACAGAAAGCCACAGAACTTCTAGCATAGCTTGGGATAAATTCCATAGAAGCATAAGAATTGAACTTATAAAATCACCAGAGGAACGCCCAGATTTAAACTATTTTATTAAAAACGCAAGAGACGAGTATGATAGATTAATGGAAACATGTCCTCAAATAGATCGCGACATTGTAGAATCTTTTAGAAAAAAGTTAACTACTGGGATAGATAAAAACGATGTTGTTAGAAAACTTAAAAACTTTAACAGACTTATTAAGCCCGAACTTTTTAATGAAATTTCTTCTTTGAAAGATGTAGTATATAAACGTCAAAATAAGAATATAGATATAGAACAAGGAGAAAGAAACAAACTTGAACAATTGGTAATAGAAAGAGAGAATTATAGACAAAAGTATTCTAGAGTAAATGATTTTATAAATAATTTTAAGATTAAATATTCTAGAAATCCTTCAAAAGAAGAAGTAATGTCTAATATAACAGACCTCGAAATACCAGAGCTTGAAATCATGATAAAAGAGTTATTAACAGATTAAAATTTAAAAATATAATATATATATTTTTATACCTTTAAAACTTTAAGTTGAACACTTTATATCTATTATTATATTAATGGTATATCACTCGTTAGAAAGATTTCTGCTGTTAAATATTATTCAACTCGTCTGATATTTAAGGTTATTTTACTATAAAAATATCTAATATATAATTATAATATTAATGGAATTACAAAAAAGAAATGTTTTTTTGTACTGGATTGGAAAAGAATACAAGCTGATTTCTATTCTTAGAAATTTGATTTACTTGCATTCAAATAATGGGATAGGTTACAATATAATATTAATTACACCCGAAAACATTAAAGATTATGTAGACAATATACCGGACTATTTTTACAATTTAGCTCCAGCACATCAAGCAGATTTTGTTAGAGTTAATGTTATTTGTGATTATGGTGGTATATGGTTGGATTCAGATACGCTTGTTTTAGATTCATTAGATAGTTTATTTGATATTATAGAGAACAAAGATGGTTTTTTTATAAAAGAAAATAATAATACATTATGTAATGGTATTTTTGGAAGTAAAAAAGAAACTAATTTTATGAAAGAATGGAAAAAAAAATTAAGAATAAAGTTAGATTCTACAAGAGGAAAAATAAATTGGCTTGATCTTGGGAGTGAAATGATACAGGGTATGTTTAATTTAAATCCTACTTTATTTGAAAATTACAAAATATTTTTAGGATTAGATAATTTATATCCTGTTAATTGGAATAATTGTGTTACTGAACTTATTACTAAGCCATATGACAACTATAAAAATATTATTCGAGATTATCAACCGTTATTAGTATTGGTAAATTCTGTATATCACAGATTAGAACATAAAACAATAAATGAGATATTAAATGGTAATATGCCTATTAATTATTTTATTAATAAATCATTTGAAAATATTGGAATTTCAAAAAACAAACTAAATAATGGCTACCAAATTTATAATTATGGAGATAAAGACTATATATCTAAATCAATTATTGATTTTAAAACTTGGGAACCACGTATTACTTGTTTAATGAATAATATTATTAATAAAAATGAATATAGTGAAAATATAATTTTAGATATTGGATGTAATATAGGATACTACACTTTAATTACTCAGAAATACAATTCAATAAGCCATGTATATAGTGTAGATGGTAATAATATGAACATAAATTTGCTAAAATTATCATGCGGAATTAACAATATTTCCAATACAACTTTAATTAATAAGGTTATTTCTGATAAACCAGGTGAAAGTTTTGAAACTGCTAATCAGGATTTAGTAGATAGAGTAAATAATATCGGAGGATTGTCCTATAAGAAGTCAGAAAATAATACTGATATTCTTTCTACGACTATTGATGAATTAATTGAAAAAAATAAGGTTACTAACATTCTAATTATGAAAATAGATATAGAGGGGGGAGAATTAAATTCATTAAAAGGAGCTACAACAACTTTAAAAACAAATATCATAAAAAACATCATAATTGAAATCTCTCCCAAATTTAATAATGATTCTAAAGCAATACTTGATATATTGCATGAAAATGAATATGATTTATATAATATTCCCAACCAGGAAAGAGGATATTTAAATACTGATAATAATTTATTAGAAAATATAAAATCAACACCTATTAGAAATATATCTGAATTTGTATCATCAATACCTATTAAGACTAATATACTTGCGACAAAAAATATGAACAGTTATTTAAAAATTGTAATATACGCTGATTGGATAGAATCGTATTTAACATTGGAACATTTTAAATTTATTAAAAATTTAGAACACAGTGGGTGGAAGTTAATTAAACTAAGCGAGATTGATGTTGAGAAATTGAAAAAAGAAAAAACAATAATTTTGTGCGTAACATATGATTCATTTGATATATCAAGGTTAACATGTGAAAATATTAAATTAATATATAAAATAGATGATTTATATCCATACAAAAATATAAGAAAAATATGTGTTGATTCTGCAGATTTTTTAATAGGTCCATATCAGTATCTATTTAAGAAAAACGAAATTACTCAAATGTACCCATCAATAAACTCTAAAGAAAGTTTTCATATTCCATATTCCGCTGTAGATTCATTTTATAAAAATATAGATTTTAATGATAATCCGAAAGAAAAGATATTTGTATCTGGAGCAATAGATAATCGGTATCCACTTAGACAATATATCTTGAAGTTTAGCGAGTATATAGAGAGATTAGAACATCCACGATACAATAATTATATACATAAAATAATAAATGAAGAATATTATAAAAAAATATCAGAATATTTGTGTTGTTTTACAGATAGTTCGTGCTATAATTATATATTATTAAAAGTTTTTGAAATATGTAGCGTTGGATGTTTATTGTTATGTGATGATTCTATTGAAAACCAGTTATGTAATCTTGGTTTTTATGATAATATACATTATATTGTATGTAATAAACATAACATTGAACTAAAAATAAAATGGATTTTAAATAAGAAAAATAGAAAACTTGTAGATGAAATAAGATTAAGAGGAATGGAATTAGTTAGAAATAATCATAGTACAAGTCATAGATCTGTTGTTTTTAATACAATAATAAATAATAAATATTTTAAAGAAACACATTTAGCTGTTTTTAATAATGATTTGGATTTTACACCAGATAAAATCCAAGTGGAAATATAAACATTGTAAATGTAATAATAGTTATTAAAGTTTCAATGGTATAAACGAATCCCGTTCTTGTTAATATATTAATTTACTAAATTTTTTCCTACTTAAAAATAAACTATATATCATATTAATATAATCATGTCGTTAAATGATTTGCAACGACAAAAATTGCTTAAATGTATTAATATGATATATATGCAATCTGGGTTTGATTCTTTTGAAAAATTTAGAAAGTATAAAGAAAATAAGTCGTGCTTTACTGGTTATAAAGCTGTTTACCCGGAAGTTCAAGTTATATCTACATCAGATGATAAAACATACATTGACAACCTAAAGGTTATGACAGCACAGAATTTATATGATTCAAAAACTGGAAGTATTATTAAATTATCAGATAAATTATCGAAAGAATTGAAAATTTTAGAGCCGCCGATTAACTGGTGGGCTTCTGAAAAATGGGATGGTATTAGGGCTTTATGGGACGGAGAAAAGATAATATCAAGAGGTTCTGGCGTTGGTAAACCAAAGGTATACACTTATGTACCAGAATGGTTTAAGAGGACTTTGCCCCCTGGTATAGCATTAGACGGAGAAATATGGATAGGGAGAGGACTTTTCCAAAAAACTAGCAGACTTTCTACTATTAAACCAGGTAAAAGCTATACAGAATCACAAATAAATGATATATGGGCTGGGAAAGAAGATCCTCCTGTTATATTTAAAGTATTTGATATTCCTACTGAGAAATCTCCATTTGAACAGCGAATGAAAATGTTACAAACTATAGTAAAAGACCGCAAAGATTGTTGGGATCGGTTAAAGTATGAAAATAAAAAAGTATTTCCATTACAATTCACAGAGCAGGTTAAAATTAAATCTGTGGAACAACTTGTGAATTTGTATACTAAATTAACATCGGCTGGAGCAGAAGGAATAATGCTTAGAGCGGCTGGATCCCCTTATGAAACTAAAAGAAGTAAATATATGTTGAAATACAAGATAAAAGAAGACGCAGAATGCATAGTTAGAGGGTACACCATGGGAGAAGGAAGACTTAAAGGACTTTTAGGTTCTTTAAACTGCGAAATTCTTGTAGATTCAAAACCATCTGGAATTTTTACACAGATAGGTACAGGTCTTACAGACTCGCAGAGAGAAAACTATATAATTCCAGGACATCAAGAAGAAATTCCTATTGGAAGCGTGGTTTCATTTAGTTATATGGAAATGACTAATGATGGAGTACCAAGACACCCTGTTTATCGTGGTATTCGTGATGACATTGCAAAACAGCCAGAATCTGTTTCTGTTAGACAAGTAAAACAAATACTTACAAAAATAATGAATAAAATAGCAGCATCAAAAGAACAAAACTGGTCTTTTAAAGTTAAATATTATAAACAAGCAATCGGCATTCTCAGTGATACTATGTCATTAAATACGGTCGAAGATTACATTAAAGTTTTCCGTGAAAACGGAATGCAATTAAAAGATGAAGAAAATTTTAAAGCAAAAAACGGAACTTGGAAAAGTACTATACTTCAAAAGATAGACGCTATACTTAAAACTGGTGAAGTTGATAATATATCAGTAGATCTAGAAGTAGTAGCGGTAGAAAATTTAACAAAAATACCAGGAATAGGACCAGCTAAAGCTTCTGAGTTATATCGAGACGAAGAAATAACAACTATATCCGAACTCAAAGAACTTTATAATATAAATAAAAAAATAATTAATGATAAGCAAGCTATAGGACTAAAACATTATGACGATTTAGAAAAACGAATTCCAAGACCAGAAATGAACATTTGGGAAGAAATATTAAAAGATACTTTTAACGAAACGCTTAATGAACTTAATGAAACTGGTAAGCTTGTAATCACCGGTTCTTACAGAAGAGAAAAACAAGATTCTGGAGACATAGATGCGTTAATTACAACAAGTACTCATAACAAAGATCTCATGAATACTTTTTATACAAATTTAATAAAGAAGAATATCGTATCCCCAGAGAATGTTATATCAAAAGGTCCTATTAAAATAATGGCCGTTGCTACAATTGATGAAATATATCGTCATCTAGATATATTTTATTATCCAGTAGATGTTTATCCATTTGCTTTACTTTTTACAACAGGATCTAAAGAATTTAATGTAAATATGAGAAATCATGCTCTTAGATTAGGTTATTCTCTTAATGAGAGAAATTTAACACATGGGTCTACAACTGGTAGATTAGTTAGTAAAGATGAATACATGCTTAAAATAGGCAAAGAATCACCAGAGACAGAACAGGACATTTTTAAATTCTTAGATTATAAGTTTATTAACCCCGTGGATAGGTAATAATATAACTAAAAAATAAAACATTTAACAAAATGAAGAATAATATTTCAGTAATTAAAAATTTACCGTAATCTTTAGGTATCCTTAATATTCTATCGTGTGTAAAAGATAAAGGATATCCATAAAACATGCCTTTATTTTTATCGTTCTTCTTTTTATCTACATTATTGAATATAAGTTTATCATAATCTATCGTAGCCTTATCGTGTTTTTGCAAAGTTAGGTTTATTCCACATTGATCGTCATTTTTGCAACGATCTGATAATGTATCTTTCATAACATCTTTTAAAAAAGGCAATAATTCTTTTTTAGTCCCCATGTACATACCTGCGTTTGCTGGTCCTCCAAAAATTCTATCGTGTAAATAATTATGCATTATTTTTGGAAGAGGGGAAGTGTAAGGATCTAGCGATACTACAATATTATCATTAAAACGAGATTTATAAATTTTTTCTAGTTTCTCAATGTCAAAATTACCTGATACTTCGGTATCAAAACCGTCTATTACAATTAATATATCGTCGTCGTTATATTTATTAATATTCTCAATTGTGTATTCTAGTTTTTTTAGGTATCCTTCCCATTTTGTTCCCCATCCGATTACATTAAGTTCTACTTTATTTTTTTTAAGGTCAGCTTTAAGTTTTTCAAATGTTCCAGATGCATGAGTTGCAAATGTTATAATGTGTATACCCATTTATTATAAACTTAAAATTAAAAATTACAAAAATTAACAAATATTAAAATAAAATGTATTATAAAGTATAATACATATAATGGAATTGTTACGCGATCCAAAAGTTGAGCAACAGTTTCAAAAATTAATAACTAAATTTTTGGCTAAAAATGAAAACTATGATATGTCTAAATTTATAGGAGGTCTTCCAGTTACATTAGAAAGAAGCGATATGGCTCATCTAATGACAAAGGCCCGTGATAATAAAAGTAAATATACGGTTACGCAAAAGGTAGACGGTACTCGCGTGTTGATGTATATTGGTCCAGATTCTGGAACAGCCAGTGTTAAACAAAGAACCGTATGTTTTATAGATAGAAATATGAAAATATATACTGTTCGCAATGATACACGCGATATTTTGCCGTATGTAAACACGCGAGAAATGCTTTTGGATGGCGAAATAGTATTTTTTGATCAAGAAGGGGTAGCTCATAAAGAATTAGAATCAAGATATGTAAAAGGTGTTTCTTTTATGACTTTCGACATTCTTTTTGGTCCAGAAAATATAGATGTGTCTTCGGAAGATGGAAAAATAATCGGACAAGAGTTTTCTTTTATCGTTCCAGAAGATGGAAAACTTAAGACATTTCCTTGGCAATACATTAACAGATATGATATACTTCATAAACTAATAATTCCTTCAAGATTTAATAAATCAGCACCAATATTAACAGATGCTTTTAAATCTGTAAACTGGTTTAACATAGAACTAAAACCTATATATTTTCTAGAAAGTCTTAAAAGTCACAGAGTTTTATATAATGAATCAAAAACTGGCTATCTTCAAACACTGTTGTCTAGCAACAGAAGAGACTTCTACGATTTTTTAATGAAAACATACGGAAAACAGATAAATGTTTTTATAAAGAAGACGCTTAAGCTAGATGGTTTAATCTTTACTGCAGCCGATACTTTATATACAATAGGCTCCTGGGATAAACTTCTAACTACTCAATACAAATGGAAACCTTCTAATGAACAAACAGTAGACTTGCTTGTTAGAAAAGTTTCGCCTCAAGCTGCGGGACTTTTTGTATCGATGAGGGGTAACGTAGAACCATATCAAGTAAATTACAAACAGGTTATAGTACAGGTTCCTCAAAGTATTAAAGACGATGATGTAGCAGAATTTTCACTTGATCAATCTGGTAAATTTGTCTTTAAAGAAATAAGAAAAGATAAAAAGACCCCCAATGCACTGAGAACCGTGTTAAATGTTATAAATAGCTTTAAAAATCCAGTAAATATAAACGATCTTTATTACTTCTTAAATTTATCTGAAAATTCATCAAAAGCAGAAATTAAAAAGGTTCTTGAGTATTCTACGAAGACAAAACTTTTACAGTGTGTAGCAAATTATAAAACAATAAATCTTTTAGAATCAAAGCAATTAAATCTTATCAATGATATGATTAAAAATGTAAATGTTAATAAAGAAATAGAAGTTGAGCTACGGTTTGGTATTTTAAAACAGTCTTTTAATCCAAAGATATCAAAACAATCATTTATAGATATACTCAGAAAAGTAGAATCATTTAGTTTTCAGAAAACTGTAGATGATTTCATAGACGTGTACTTTGAAAATATTAGAACAAGATACATATTTTCTAATGAATTTGGAAAGTATATCTTTTTCGATTCTATAATAAAGAACAGAATATCTAAAATAGATATAACTATGCAAAGTGTTATTAACTATGATGTAAGGATAGCTATGTCTTCAGAAGTTAAAGTTAAACAATACAACACAACCGGTGAAAGTTACAGAAAATATAGAATGTCATTCACAGAACCAAATGGACTATTTAGATTAGACTTTACAGCTATAACACCCGGTGACTATTCCGATAGAAGCTTTGTAATGAATAAAGATTCTAATGAAACATTTCAAATAGAGATAGAGTTTTTGAAAAATGATATAAATGTTAATAATCTATTCAAGTTTATAACTCAGATGTTAGCTACTTAATAATAGTCCATCTGAAAATCTGTAAGTGTTTTCAGGCGTATTCCATTCATCTGGGTCACTGAAAAAGGTGTATTCAATTGGGTTAAATTTAGTAAGTAAAATATCAATAGTTTCTTCAAATGTTTTAAACATTTCTGATTTATCTATTATTGATATTTTTCTATTTGGTACCACATTTCCAGCAGAGTCTCTGTTTATTTTGATATTAAAATAATCATTTACAAAAAGATCTACGGGTATTTCTCTTTTATTAAAAGTGTAGCTACTTAAAAAGTCTAAACCAATACCTTCGGGTATACTTTCATTATTGTAACCAAATTTAATAGTCTGTTTAGATTTTTCTAATATCTGAAGCTGAATAATGTCTTGATAATTATCTTTATTTCCCCATATAATATAATTACAGCATTTAGAATCTATAAATATTAATTTTACTTGTTTATTTGTATCTATTATCTCATAAGACCCTTCTATTACATTTGAATATACATCTGGGTAAATTAAAATTTCATCTATTATACTCGTAAACATTAAATTCTGAAGATCAAATAATATAATATATCTTTGATCAAACTGGTTGTTTATTAAAGTTTCATTATAGTACAATAAGTCTGTGATATGATATTCATTTTTAAACTCGATGTCGTTAAATCTTAAAAATCCATTTAATATAATAGTATCGGTGAATTTATTAGAAATTTGGCATTCTATAGACTTTAATTTTTCATTTATGTAAAAATTTCCATCTGGACTCAATACTAAAAAGAAATTATAAGAATCATTCGGAACTTTTCTAACGTTGTATACATCTTGTGTAAATTTGTTGATGTTATAATAAGTTAAATTAGATAAATCGACAGCTGTTGGATCAAATATTGTTATAAATTTGTCTGTATTTTCTTTGTTATATTTTTCATTTAGACTATATACTTCATTTTTCATTAATTTTCCGTCACTTTGTACATTAAGATCAAATCTAAAAAGATTTTTTTGTATACAATTAAGAAGTTGTTCTCGTCTAAAAGTGTTTAATCCTGGGAATACTCTAGAATCTCTTTGAAAATCTGTACCATTTACTGTAACATTTTTCCCGTCAGATATTTTAACTATGTATTCATTTGATTTTTTACTCAGTTTTTTAATTACAGTTACCTGTTCAAATTTTCCGTTTATATTAACTAGAGCATTAGCTCCTATAATATTACTTCCGGACACTATAATACCAGAACCCATATCTTGTCCGTTTTTAATATTGTACATTTCGGCCTGCTCTTTATTACGGGGGAAACCGGTTAGTAGATATTTTTTCATCATTTCTACGGATTCTTTTGTTTTTGTTTCGCAACATGGGTACCAAAGACCGTCGGTGTCTTGAACTCCTTCTGGTTTTAAATATTGATAATTTGGATCCGGACAGGTTCCTTTCCAAGAATACGGATCTGGTCTCATACCTTCTTTATATGTTTTATCCCCAGAGTCACGTGTGCGTGTAAGTCTACAGATTTTACCACTTGGTGCATAACCAGATACTGTATTAAAAGCGGCGGTTGTTTTAACAGTGCTTGACAACGATTTTTTAAGTAAAATGTCCTGTTCTGAGTCAAAAAGTTTATTAAATGAAATCACTACATTATTAAACATATCCCGATTTATAGGAGTAGAACCTTCTCCGCAAAGTCCTCTTCTAATTTGCTTATCACTGCATAAAGACAATGTCATCATTATAACTCCAAATTTGTTAATTACCGAAGTTAATTTAACACCATTTACTGGAACAGATACAAACTTAATGTATTCTTTAGACATCACTTGATTTCTGGTTAATCTACTTATAGAGTATTCCCAGTCTATTATCTTAATCCCATTAAAATTTATTATATTGTCTCCAAATGGAGAAACTTCTATCTTTGTAAAATCACTTGAAACTAAATTACCCATTGAATCAAAAGGGCTTATTAAATTGTCTAAATTTTCAAAATCAATTTGATTGCCTGGTTTTTCTAGTACACCCAAAGTAAATTGACCATACATAGAATGTATATAAGATTTGTCTGATATAAATACATATGTATCATAGCCTGTTAAATTTTTAAAGTTTTCATAGTTAACAGAACCAGAATCATTTATTCTTTTGATTAGCTCATCTATTAATGTCTTTATAGACTGTCTATTATTAGGTATATTAATTAAATTTATTAGTCCATTTTTACTTATGCGAATAGATGTTTTAACGCTCTCGTTTTCATAAGAAATTATAACGTTATTTAAAAACTGCGTCGTAGTTGTTTTTGCAGCTAATTTTTTTGGTCCTCTTTTTTTGTATATACCAAAATAAGATATATTAGTTAATATATTTAAATTTGAGTCTATGTCTAGATTTCCATCCTGTACTAATATTTCATCAGGAATAAGTAAAATATAGTTTACCTGTTCTTGTGTAACAGTTTTATTTAAGATATTATCTCTTAAATTTTTATAATCCCCTTGGTATTCTACATTTCTAATAATGTAGTCATTAAACCCAGAAATTGTTAAATATAAACTATCTTCTTCTGGGAAGTCACACGTTTCAGAATGATCATCGGGGCTAATATTACTACAATAACTACAATAAAGTCCTTCTTTTATAGGACCAATCGGGGGTCTATTGTATGTATCATTTATAGTTTCTGTTCCAAATACCTTTTTTTGAGATAAGCTTAATTTATAGAAACCACTTTCTCCTTCATCTAGTTCAAATGCAGTTTTAAGAGAGTCTATGTCTATTATTTCTTCAACAGATTCTAATTTATTTATAAACATGTTAATACCATTGATCTTGACTTCTGTTGACATATTTACTATATCTGTATATTTTAATTATTTATTTAAAAGCATATAAAAAAATTACATATATGTATAGTAAATATGCCGAAAGAGACAACAAAGTTTAATTCATTATTTGAAGAATTTCTTGAAAAAATTATTACAGCGTTTCCAAATGAAAAACTCAATACTTATAGAAGAGGGTTTTTGATAATTAAGGCGACATCTCCATCTGTACCGGTTAATTTATTTATGGCTGGTTGTGTTGAATATAAAAGAGAAATAGTTTCAAGAAATGACGATTTTTTCCTAAAAGATAAAAAAATAAAAGAAAGAGCTAATGTGTTTGGAAACTTTACTGATGACTGTGGATTAGATTCATACTGGGACGTTTTAACTCCTGCCACAAAAAAAGCAGTATGGGACTATGTTCAATCTCTTTTTGTCCTTGGTGAGATAATAGTAGGAAAAAATAAAGAATTATTTGATAAGTATAACTCTTTATATGCTTCTGACTACAAAAAAGAGATTAATAATCTTCACACTTCTAATTTTTCTGTAGATTTTTTAACAAAATTAAATTCTTAGATATCTATTAAATGACAACATATTGGTTGAGTGACTTTTGTTCATTATTTAATTCTTCAAATATAAATCCTTTCTCAGGAGACGACAAAAATTTCAAATTTAATTCTCTAACAAGGCTTATAATAGTAGTAATAGTAGTATTTGCAATACTATTTAATAGTCATACAAATGAAATTTTTCTAGCAGGGGGTATTTCTTTATTCTTGTCTGTTATTATATACATGCTAACATACAATTCAGTTGAAATGTCTATTGAGTTAAATAAAGAACTTAAAACATATACACAAGCTCAGGAACTAATAGAAAGTCAGCAGGAAAATTTAAAAGTAGGTTTATCAAAAATGGGCGCCGAAACTATAAAAGATTATAACGTCAATGTAGAAAATGAAGTAACATTAGATTATTCTCCGCCGAACACACAACTAAAGAAAAGTATTTATTTCTTTGAGGGAAACAAAATGCCAAGTCAAGTAGTTGCTACAAAAAGAGAACCATCTGAATATTTATCAATGGGGAAACAAGTTCCAACGGGTACAGCTAAACAACTACATAGTTTAATTGGTAAAAATTTATCATTTACGTAAAGAATATTTTAAAAATAAAATATAATATTAATATTAAATGGTAAAAACAGATCATCAGTACGTTAAAAGTAGAGATAGTCCTTTGATTTCTGTATCGCACCCAACTAGATACTTAAACAAAACGTCTGTACCAATAGATTACTCTGTGATGCACTCGGGTATTCCAACACAAAGTCATAACAAAAATACAGTAGTTATGAGTAATTTAACTTATAAACACGAAGACCACGGTACTAGACGTCTTCAACCAAAAGTTGAAAAAGAACGTACAAAAAATTTAAATCTCCAAGGAGATATGACAGGAGTACATTCAAGATTTGTGCAGAAAGAAATGCCTAAACATAACACTTATTATATACTACACGATACAGAAAATGAAATCCATGACACATACTATTTACATAATAAACCTCTAATTCATCGCAAAGTTGAAAACCCATTCCAAACCCATGTAAACCCAGATAGTCTTGGAATTTTCCCACCTGATAAAAAGGAATCTTTATCACACGTTTTAGACAATAAGAACATTAGATTAATTAGAAGCCAAAAAGATTTTAAAGAGGTTTAAAAAAAATATTACATTATAATATAACATATGTCCAGTATGTGGATGTCTTCAAATGTTAGAACTATAGTAGTAACTAGAAATGAGAATAATCAACTTTCCGTAAACGAAGTTGATCTAGAGGATGTACCACAAATACAACAAGAAGACGTCTTCATGCATCCTCTGTTAATCGCAATGTCTCATTCTTTGATGCTTGGTTTAGATTATCCATTTGATCTAGAAGAAGAAAAAAATAAATTATCAGAGGATGAATTTAAAAATCTAGAAACGTGCAGCGATGTAACAAACTGTGCAATTTGCATGGAAAATAAAAAATTAAACATTAAACTTAAATGTAATCATATTTTTTGTAAAGGTTGTATTAAAAAATGGTTAACAGAGAAATCAAATACTTGTCCAAATTGTCGAACAGAAATTTAAATTAAATATCGTAAATTATCAGATAATTTAAAATATTTAATTATAATAATAATGCAGTCGTTAGTTATTGTAATAATACTTTTGTCTTTAATCGGCTTATATATAAACTTAGGAAGTATAACTGAAATAAGAAAACCAGAGCTAAAAGTAGACGAAAATAAAAATCTTTCGGCTAATGAGATAGCAGATAAAATAATTGAAGAAATAGAAGTTACGCCAGAATTTGATAAAATGGGTAATTCATTAAAGGTAGGTAACGGGTTAGAACCTGACAAACGTATAGTTAATCTTAATGTAACGTCGGGAAACGCTCCAAATACTAGACCAGACAAGTGGACAACTACTACAAAGAGAGAAATTGGAAATTACGGTCTAATTAAAAATACATTATCGTATAAAAACAATTTTCCATATGATGTAAATTATTTAGCAGATGTTCAAGCTAAGGATACTCTTAGAAGCAAAGTTTCTACAATGGCAAGAAATCCAAAGGCAGAAGCACTACGTAGTCAGATCATATTACCAAAAGATGAATCTCAATTTAAAGAAGGTTTTAAATTTATGGATAGAGCTATTGCCATAATAAGAAATCAAACTGCAAATGAAAACAAAATCTTATCAGATGTTCGTAAAATTGATTCAGATGAGGTATCAAACAGAGCTTCTAAAAAAATATACAGAGTTACACCAAGTCAGGTAGAGATAAAAGCAAAACCAGATATAATGTCGGTTCATGTTGCTCATGATCATGCTGATATCCATTCTAAGATGCAAAAATTAGACCATGTAAAACATTCTATAAATCAAATGAAGTCTAATTATAATTTTAAATAAAAAAATATTTACTAAGTATTAAATGGTTAATTTACCAGCGGAGTGGCGACGTAATAATGGTAATTTAAATGGTCTAAATCAAAGATCTATGATGAATAAAAAAGTACATAACACAGAAAGAGGTCTTACAATATCTAAATCAGACATTCCTATTATTACTGTACCAGAAATTAAACCAAGAAAAACATATGCATTAACAAAAGACTTCAAAGATAAAATAGACATCGGTTTTAAAACGAGAAGTAGTCAATTATCAGATTCTCATTTTAAAGATATGCCAAGAATAATAAGAGTTAAAGAGTATGAAATAACAGGTCATTATATACCGGGATATACAACTTCAAAGAATGACTTACATCTAAAACCACGTGAATTTGAAAAAATACATAAGAAAAATGAATTTGGATTTGATAGAACAGGTACAAAAGAAATGACAACTAAGAAAATTAATCCAGAAGATGTAGTTCATAAAGCGGGACAAAAAAATAAATTTAATAAAGTGGGGTTTGAAGCCAGAGAAACAGGTGGTCCGACTCCAATTGTAAAAGTACATCAAGATCGTAAAAAATTAATAATAAAGCATTAATCTATAAAACTAACTATTTCATCTATAGATGTAGCAAGATTTTGTTCAAATACGGTTCTTAACTTGATGAATGATTTTTTATTTTCAATAGAGTATTTGATAGTATTCAATGATACCCATTTGATGTCATTTATTTCTAAAAATTTTTTATCGACTTGTATATTTGATATAAATTTTTTAGTAGATGTAAATCTATCTCTATATGAAGTTGTAAATGGTATTTTTACAACAAACATGTAATATGGATGTCCACTTGGTGTTCTTGATGTTATACACTTTACATTTTTATTTTTAATGAGATTCCTCATATTTTCATAGTCATAAACTGCTCCTAAAGTTTCTTCCCACGCTTCTCTAGTAGCCGTTACTTCTGAATCATATTTATCACTAAGTTCGCATCTTCCTCCGAAGTTAGACCATCTATTTTCAAAATCTTTACCAAGTAAAAAATAAGGAGTTTGATCTATACTTTTAGAATAAAAAAGTATTCCGGCTGCATATATTATATTATTAGTTATCATTTATTTAAAAATGTACAATGTTTTTAAACTCTTTAATATAAAAATTTGGTTTAATTATTAATCATACATTTTATGGATGATATAATTAATAATTATAGAATAAAAGGTCCTGTTAATTTATTATTTACTCGTTCGGAGAAAAGTAAAAAAAAAGAAATAAAAGAATATAATATGAGTGGTTTTGTACCAAAAATTAAAGTAGAAACAGATAAAACTTCTAGACCTACTGTTACTATTAAAAATCCCATAAATGTTGGAGGTATAGATATAATTAAGGACTCTGAATCAGACAATGACTCTGTTGCATCCGGAAGCACAATTGAGCCACAAATTTCAATGCCAAAAAAACATAAATCTAGTTCAATGAAAAGCAATTCTAAGTTTAACCCAGATGATTATCAAAATTTTGTTAATAGCTCGAAGACAAAACAAAAACCAGATAAAGATGATTCTGACTCTGGATCAGATGCTTCAGAATCAGACTCGGGCGGTTCAGATGAAGGTTCAGAGTATTCTGATTATTCGGGTTCCGGTTCAGAAGGGTCTGTTAAACAGAAAAAGGATCCAAAACTTGAAAAGCAAGAAATTCTTCTTAAGCTTTTGGCTCTAGAGAAGAAAGGTGTAGTTCTTACAAAAAAGTACTCTATGTCTTCTAAATTATCAGATCTTCGATTTGAACTAGAGCTTCATAAAAATAATGCAGAAGTTGACGCAAGTGTAAAATTTCAACAAAAACTTTTAATGGCGGCTGTAACTGGATTGGAATTTGCAAATAAGAGATTTGATCCTATTAGTGCAAAACTTGACGGTTGGTCAGAATCAGTCATGGAAAATCTAGATGACTATGAATCAATTTTCGCAAAGCTACACGAAAAGTATAAAAATAGAGCAGACTTGCCTCCAGAATTGCAATTGTTAGTAACACTTGTTGGAAGTGCTTTTATGTTCCATCTAACAAAATCTTTATTTAGTTCTTCTATGCCAAGTGGGTTAAATGATTTGCAGAATTCAGAAATTATGAAGAATATTTCTGCAGCAATGGGTCAACAGTCTTTACGAAAACCGACAGTTGCTGGTGTATCGACTCAAGAAATAACAGGTCCTTCTATGAATTTGTCTAGCATGCTAAGAGATACAGACTCAGAGTCTAGTGGTTCAGTAGAAACTTCAAAAGAGGTTACTATAAATCAGAAAGGCAAGAGAGCTATAAATTTGTAGAACAATTTTAAAAAAAAAATAAATTATAGAATATATAATAAATGGTGTTATATTATAAAAAAGTTAAAAAGGAAGTAGATCTTGAACCAGATGATAGTTCAGAGGAAATTTCAAAAAGATATAATTTGCCCGCTGTTACAACCACAACATACGATCCTGTGGGAGCAAGAGCGTCAATGAATGATAGACTTCCATCTAATCAGCATCTTTTTGATGAAATTTATAAAACTCCATTTGGCGACAGAAAAGAACTATATTATAGTTTATTGGAAGATAATTTCAATAATTTGTCAATGGACGATAAATTAGTAGTAATGTATAAAACATCTATACTTAGAAGTAACATCACTAATAATTATATACTTATGTGTTTAGCAATTCTTGTAATAATAGCTATTAAGTTATACTCTAAGTAGTTTAATTTATATAAACTACTTTACAATTAATATTATTTATAGTGTATCTAGAATTTGTATAGAATGATTTTCTAAATTCTTCTATACTCATTTTACCGCCATATGTATTTAAATGTAATATACTTGGAGCAGGGGGTATTCTAAAATTTGGTCCAAACAATTTTCTATAGAACTGTCCAATTAGATAAAGCTTGTTTTCGAAAGATTTATTATTCATACAATATGATTTTGTACAATTTGGAGAACAAAAATTACCAAATAATTTATAACGATCTAAAGAACTTGAATAATCGAAGGGTAAAAAAAACGGAGTATTTTCAAATGCGTGATGACAATTAAAACACCTAATATTAGTTGCTTTTAGTTTTGTATATGTTGAATCTATATTATTTACATAATGTTTCAATTGTCTACTATAATTTTTTTTAACATTGCACGTATCTTCTTCGTCGCTTGACAATTGTATTTCACAGTCTGTATCTTTTTTATTTACAAAATAGTTATCTAAGCTAGCATCCTGTTCAGTATCTTTATTGTCAAGTACTTTAATACAAAGGTTTCCAAAATTTAAAGCATTCGTTGTGTATTTTTCTGCATCAATTGCATCTAATTCTTTAAAACTCACTTTTTCGGTTCCTTCTGTTGAATAATTATTTTTAAAGGGAGTTGTTTCCCATTTCTTTTTGCGACCTCTTTTCTTTTTGATAGGTTCTTCTTGTTGTTCTGGAATAACTTCTACGGGTTCTTGAATTATCTTTTTACGCCCCTTTTTTTTAATAGCTTCTTCCATTTTAATAAATAAATTTAAAGAATCTTTATATAATCTAATTAAAAATGTGGACATTATACGCTTTTTCAACTATTGGATTTTTAGGTTATTTTATTCATAAGATTTACAGAATGTTTTATCCATTGAAGTTTAGATCTTTTGAAGATCCTTATGAAAAGGATGAGTATAATCTTCTTTGTTATAGAATTAAATTTGAAGACAATTCTACAATGAATAAACTGGAACTTACAGATGAAGAAATACGTGAAATAGATGAAGCAAATAAAATTAAATACATCACAATTGAATATATGTTTAACGGAAAACTAATGAAATATATCACATATGATAAAGATATTACATTTCCCTTTTACGTGTTTAAAGTTCAGGAACCAAGATTCGCATATTATCCGGAGACTATGATTCTTAATGAAGTAGATGTAACTAATTATCTTACGCCATATCTAGGCCCTTTAACAAATTTTTATAATGACAGGGCTTCGCCTATAAAGTTAGAAGATGCGCTTGCTGATCATCCAGATTTTGATAGTTTTGATTTTAATAACGGAAGTCTTATAATGTTTTCAAATGAGACTCCTCTAAACGGAAAGAAGTGTATAACAAAAGAACTCCCATGTAAGTTAGTATGGAAACGTCATGCAGCAGTTGACCCACGAGATGAACACAAGCTCAAAGATTTTGAATTTGTTACATAAGAAGATTAATTAATTTAAAAGAAAAAATTAATTTAAATCTAAATAATGTCTAATAACGAGATTTTATTTAGATTTAAAACTGTTCAAACAAATGCTATAAGAATTCTTTTTGAATCTTTAAAGAATATACTTTCAGACGTTAATTTCAAAGGCGATTCTACAGGATTAAAGTTGACAACTATAGATGGAACACAAACTGCTATAGTTAATTTGCATTTAATGAACGATAAATTTGAAGAATACATTTGTGAACGTCCGGTAAACATTGGTATTAATTTATTATCTGTTTTTAAGATACTAAAAGGTATTAAGCACACAGACACGATTTCTTTTACTATATACAACAACGACGAGAGCAGTATGTTTATACAATCACAAAACAGCGATAAAAAGTCTACTATAACTAGTAAGATTAAGCTTCTAGATATGGATGAAAAGATATATAACATACCGGACATTGAATTTGAATCTTACATAACAATGCCGTCTTCTGATTTTCAGACTTACATTTCAGATCTTGCAAATATTTCTTCTGAAATAGAATTTATTTCTAATGCAAATAATTTAACACTTAAGACTGTGGGAGATTTTGCAGAACAAATGATAGCAATTAACGAAACAAATAATGACATTTCTAACTCAAATGAACAAACTGGTTTATATAATATTAAATATATACAGTTATTTACTAAGTCTACAAATTTATGTGGTACAGTCGAAATATATCTCAAAACTGGTTATCCCCTGACGATATTATACAATGTTGCTAATCTTGGTCAGATTAAATATTGCCTAGCTCCAAAATCTTACGATGTTTAGATTTATCAAGTTCTTCATTTACATTTACAGTTACGTCGTCAGCTTTGTAACATGATTTACATTTACATTTAGTAAAAATTTTTACTAGAATGTCCTTAATGTAAACATAAGTAGTTTTAAATAAATAAGAATTTTTGACTAATTGTATAATCATTTTTAATTGTTCTTCATCTAGATCTATTTTGAATTTTTTATTTAAAACTTCATCTATCGATAATATAATTATGTTTTCAAATGTATCTGAACTAAAGTTTGAATAATGTTTTTTATTCCTTTTTAAAAACTCAAGTAAATTTATAGTAAGAGGTATATAATCTATTTTACCATCTTTTAATTCTTCTTCGAATATATCTAAAAGTCCGTTTATTACAAGAATTTCCATAAGTCTTGTATAATACGGATTTGACCGAAGAGTACTTATTAATAACTGCAAGTCTGACATTTACTAATTAGTTAATAAATAATTGTAAAAAAAAATAACGCAATAGCAACTACGACACCAGACATACCATCTGTTATAAAAGAATAGGTAAACCCAAGAGGTTCATAGTAATGTTTATTTAATATTGGAAACAGACCAGAATATCTCATAGGTATTCCAACAAGCGCTGATATAAAAAATACTATTAAAATCTGGTTAAAAATATTATTTACGTTTAATAAATCAAATGTATAAATTATTAAAATATAAGCAATAGCTCCAACGAAAGCAGCTAGCAAAGCAGCGCCCAATACAGTATGATATTTAAAATAATCTTTTAATGTAGTTACCCATTTCATATTTTCTATACCCAAAAAATCAATGTAACCTTCAGACATAGCTCTTAGGATAACATCCCAAATACCAGTTATAAAAAACACTACTATTATAGTTATTAAACGTTCTCTTGTAAATACTTGTTTCATTTATATTATAATTAAATTATATTATAATATAAATGAAAATTATAATGTTTCTTTTTGCAAACTTCTTAAGGCGCGACTTTATAATTTACAAACATAGATTTAATTTACAAGAAAAAGTTCAGGTACATCATATAATTCCATTAGAATGGAAAACTCACATTAATATAATTAATAGCCAGTATGATATAGATTCTGGTTATAATTTAATTTTAATGCCAACAAAAAGGGGTAAGTTAACAATTAATACATCAAGAAGAATACATGACGGTGGTCATCCAAAGTATAATAAATACGTTTATTCTTTATTAAACGAAAATGAAGATCCATTTGAAATAAATAAAATTTTACGGAAAAAAATAATTAACGGTGAAGAAATTCCTTGGTAGTTAAATATTTATTGAAAAAAAAATATATTTAATTAAATAAAAGAACGATGAAGACTATGACGTTACTCGGGTTTGCTGCTTTAGTTGCTATTGTATTAGTGTTTTTTATAACAGGCGAATTTAAGAATAAGAGTACTTTTTCCTCAGATGGACATGTTAATTCCCAATCTACCTCCGTAGCGCGCGCAAGTCTTGATGAAAAAAGAATGGGCAAAGTTCTTTATGAAAACCTATATGGAGATCTTCATCTAGGGAAGCGTCAAGGAATTGTTGATCCTTTGTATGCACAGGGTGGCGGCTATGATACATACGATGTCCCTTATGGAAAAGACGAAGATTCGCATTTCTTATCTGGAGGCAAAAAGATAACTGACACTCATTGGGTACGCGATTATGAAAAGGAAGAAGCGGCTGAGAAAGTCGATACAGAGCGTTTATCAAGACTAGCAGCTAATCAGCATTACTATAATCCATATACTATGAAAAAATTAAATATTCACAAGCAGCCAAAGCATATGAAACATCTAGATAAGCAATGGGATAAGGAAGAGGAGAGAAAGCTCCATGTTCTAGCCGGTGCTCCCCACCCCCACCACGGCATTGTATCAAACTATCATACTCGTCACCAAGCAAGTGCCGGTCACGCACCTCGCCATTAAATATCTCTTAATGAATATACATCTAATATCTCAGTTTTCTCTTCTTGAATTTGTTCAGTTTTAAATAAAACAGTAAATTTTTTAGACTTATAAAATGAATGTCTTTTCCTATTCCAATTGTTGAATACAGAAATACAATCATTAATGTCTATTACAAGAGCTGGGTTTTTATTTTCTCTTCTAAGAATTCTTCCAACAGCCTGTTCTACATTGCCTTTTGGAGATGCTAATATTAAAGTGTCTAATAATGGATTATCATACCCTTCTGATGCCATTTGATATGTTGCTAATATTATTCTGCATTCGTTAGATTTTTTAAGATTTTCCTGTTTCATACCCCCGTAGTATATACCAACAGAATAATGTTCTATTAATTGTGTATACATAAAATCACATTGTGATTTACGATCTGTGAGTACAAGTATTTTTCTATCGCAGTTATAACACTCTTTTATTAAATTTAAGATGTATTCTGTTCTAGAATCTATTTCTGTTATGCTTGTAATACTGGCCGGAGAATTTACTTTGCCATTTGGAAGATATTTTATAGTTGTTTCAGGGTGTTCATAAAAATTATGAACATGTATTTCGGGTTCTATTATAAGTAATTGAACATTAACAGCTGGTTTAAATAAAAACCATTCAAGTACAAAATCAAGTTTATCGGCTCTTTTAAGTGTTGCGGATAGCCCTAAATTATAAAACGAACCTATTTTATAAAATGCATTTGAAAAAACCTTACTACAATAGTGATGAGTCTCGTCAAAGATAGTAAAGGAAAAACAATCGAATAAATCACTGTTGTAGTCTTTCATAGAAATACTTTGTATCATCCCTATACATACATCTGGTTCAGTGTTAATCTTAGAGCCTTGGATTATACCTGGTTTTATACCTAGAAATTTAATTATTTGTTCAGACCATTGTTCAAGAAGAGATTCTTTGTTTACTATAACTAGTGTTTTTACTTTCAATAAACTAGCTATGTAAAGACTTGCAAAAGTTTTTCCCCATCCTGTATATAAACATGCTATACAAGATCCGTTTTTGATTATAGACGAATATATTTCTGTAATTACATTTTTTTGATACTCTCTTGGTTCCGCGGTTGTATTTATATTAGCACGTGTTATTTCATTTAGTATTAATTCTCCTTCGGTGTTATAATATCTTGGAGTGTACATAAATTTATTAGTTATCTTATATATCGGGTAACTCGTTGGAACCGGTGCTCCTGGTATAAAAGGAACAACTGTTAACTTTTTTTTCAGTTCATTATTAATACAAACTTTACGTCCTTTCATATTAATAATAAATTGTATTTTAGTTTTAAATAAAATTAACCTTCGGAGCAACCATTATAAACATTTTGCAAAGTATACATTTGTAAATATTCTATGAATTTTATAAACTTCTGTTTTGTAATTTTATCTAATGCAGTGCCATCGTTTGGTAAAAAAGTGTTTTTACTATTAAATTTTTCCCTAGTATCTAAATTCCATGTTTTAATCTCATTTATTACAAATATAGTAAGTTCTGTATATAGCGGATTAGTAAATATATCTTTCCAAAATTCTAAAGCATTAAATATATTCTTTCCATAATTTTGCTTAATCATTTTATATTTTCCAGTCTTATCTTTTCCTAAAAAAATTATAAGTGCAAAAGTTTGACAAAAATGAGCAGTTTGGTCCATTTGATAACCTAATTCATACGAATCTGTTGTTTTTCCATTTTTTAAAGAATACCAATGTGCACCGTTAAAATATAACCCAGGTGGTCCTTTCCCCTGTTTAACGTCGCCCCTGTTTATCCTGGATACTTTTATAGTATTTCCGTCACTGTCCGTAATTTCATTTTTAGACATATCTGCTATTATAAAATTCTCACTTGGTATTTCACTAGAAATAATTGACGCAAGAAGTTGAACAGTGCCAAATATATCAACAATCCATTCTAAATCATTACAGTTATAATATGAAATTTCTTTTCTTTTTGGCATTGCGTTTTATTTATAATTAAAACTATATTTTATCTTTTATTTAATTTTTTTTGAATCTGTTCTTTTGACTTTTTTTTTATCTTCTTTTGTTTCCTTTTTCTTCTGTGGTTTCTTTTCTTTCTTTTCTGCTTTCTTCTTTTTATCTTTTGTATCAGACTTCTTTTTCGGTCTCTTTACTTTTGCCCAAGCTTCTGCTAATGATATTCCCTTTTTCCAACGTAATCTCATAACTTTAGCAGTTAATTCAGGGTCTGGCGCCATTTATGAAATAAAATCCATTTTAATTTATAAATTATTACACAAATTTAAAGACATATTTTATTAATATTTAACATGGTAAAATATCATACATATACGGACCGTACAGTTCGTTACACAAATCGTTGTAACAATAAGTTTAAAAATGAGACTACGTCAGAAATTAAAAAGAAAAATGAAAAGATTTCTTGTCTTCGGCGATCAATCGTAGAAAATGTAAATAAAGTAAAAAGAACTCTTAGTTCTTACAATTTTATTTATAAAAATTATTCAGAAATTTATGAAAGTTACAACAAAATCATTCAAGAAATTACAGAAATAAAACAAAGTAATCAAAATCTTGTAAATCAAAATTCACTTCTTACTTCTCAAAACGCAGCTCTTTCTAATACAAACGAATGTATCAACAGAAAAAACGAAGAACTAAATACATTCAGCGAAGAACTAGAAAATAAATATCTAAATCTACTAGATGATTATACAGTTTTAACAGATAAATACAACTCAATGTTAATGATTGATGTAAAAATTGAAAATGAAAATGAAAATTCCGAGAATAAATCAATTTAAAGGAAAAAATATATAATTATATTGAGTAATAGTATGCAGATATTTGTTAAGACATTAACTGGAAAAACTATTACCCTAGAAGCTGAACCATCTGATTCGATTGAAAACATTAAAGCGAAGGTACAAGATAAAGAAGGTATTCCATCTGACCAGCAAAGATTGATTTTTGCTGGTAAACAACTAGAAGACGGTAGAAATCTTTCTGATTATAATATTCAGAAAGAATCTACACTCCATCTAGTATTAAGACTTAGAGATGGTCAATAAATAAATTTCACTAAAATAATTATATGGAGGCGTAGCTCAGTTGGTCAGAGCATAGGTCTTATGAGCCTAGGGTCGCCGGTTCGAGCCCGGCCGTCTCCATATAATTATTGTAATTTTTTAATCAACTTAGAATTATCTTTCATAGATAATTAATAAAAAATGAATTGTTCTATCTGCTGTGAAAAGTTTAACAAGTCTAACCACTTGCAGGTAATCTGTAAAGGGTGCGACAATGACAATTCTGCATGCAGAACTTGTTGTCAAACTTTTATTTTAGGTGGAACACAAGATCCTGTGTGTATGTTTTGCAAGAATCCATGGGATAGAGATTTTATGAATAAGAATCTTACAAAAAAATTTGTTGACACCGATCTCAAGCAGTTTTCAGAGAATCTTTTCGTAGAAAGACAGATATCACTTTTACCAGATACACAAAACGAAGCTATGAAACAAAAGAAAATAAGAGAACTTACAGATAAAGTATCAGAGGCCAATTCCGAATTGAATCGTATTAAGAAAATTCTATATGATCAAAAAGAGATTATCAGGGCTTATAATCTTGAAATAATTCGTCTTCGCACTGGTACATCAACATCAGAAACCACTGATAATTTCAGTATAAAATGTCCTTCTCAAGATTGCAACGGTTTTCTAGATTCAAAGTATTTCTGTACACTCTGTGAGACTAAATTCTGCAGACAATGTATGGAGATAAAAGAAGAAGATCATGAATGTGATGAAGACACGAAAGCTACAATTCAAGCTATAAAGAAAGAAGCAAAGCCGTGTCCCGGATGCGGAGAAATGATCTCCAAAATCGACGGTTGTGATCAAATGTGGTGTATAAAGTGCCACATTCAATTTTCTTGGAGAACTGGCGCTCAGATGACCGGTTATAATCATAACCCAGAATATTTTCGCTGGATGAGAGAAACTGATCAGCAGATAAATCGTAACCCATATGAAGCAAATAGACAAATTATGTGTGGCGTAGCTCTTGATGATTACACCATAACGAGAATAGCGCAGAATGTTTTTCACAATGATAAGAATATTGTGATTTGCTTTCAGATTCTTTACAGATTCTATAGACATGTTGAGTACAGACTTACTCATGCTCAACACGATGAAAATAATGAAGCTGAGCTTAGAAACCTACGTGTTAGGTATCTTCTCGGAGAAATTACAAAAGATCAATGGAAACGTACTTTGCAACAAGTTGACAAAAAAACTAAGAAAATAATAGCATACAATAATATATGGCGACTTATTCAGACTGTTATGACAAGTTTTATGGAACAAATCATAACATGCTCTAATGAAAACGCACCTCCTGTAGAATATCTAAAGATAATTAAAGAAGCAGGAAGCTTCAAGGTATACGCAAATGATGCTTTTTGTAAAGCATGTTCTGTATTCGGTTCTACGTCTTGCCCCGGAATAGACGACCACTGGAGAGAGATATACAATTATAAGAAATATTTAAAGAAGCGCACGGCAGCTTAATACTTCTGGAACACGAAGCTAAAATTTAAAAAACTACAAGCCATTTCTTCTCTAGACATTTGCATACCTGTGTAATTTCTATTCCATTCGTGGAAACTTAAAATATGTACTGGATACATATTAAATTCTTTACATTTGTCAATTAGAAAAGCTTTTGATAAATAGTATTCTCTTGAAACACCTCGATATTCAAAGTATGTCTCTCGAGATGTTTTTTCGGAGTTTAATGAAAATTCATACATATCTTCAGAAATGTATTTTAGATTTATAGCACTTTTTATTATAGCCGGTGTATTTTTAAGATTTTGTTTTATAAGATCGCCGTCTGTAGAAGTACCTATAAATATACCTTTACTTTTCAACTTTTTAGATATCATATTAAGGACTACATTTATGTCTTCTACAAAGTAATGAAATGAAAACTGACAAGACACTACGTCATAAATAGTGTTATGATCTTTACCGTTTAGCAAATTTAATATAAATGGATCAGTTGCAGACATATGCCAGAAGTAACACTTAGGCATATTCATTTCAGACTTCACACTGTTGAATCTTTTAATTGCACCATCAAAATCGTTTTTTTCATATATAGATTTAGCATCACTGTCAAACCCTGTTACATACTTAAATCTAGCCTTTGACCATTTAAATATATCTCCACCTCTTCCAACAGCCACATCTAATAATTTTGACCCGTTTGTTATTCTTTTTGATTCAAAGATTAACTGTTGTTTTATCCAGTTGTGAAATTTTCTAAGAGGTTCACCAGTCTCAGAAGAAAATTCTATGTCATTCAGATTTCCAACTTGAATGGTCTCAAATACAAAATTTGCCATTTCTGAGCAACTCTGTATAGTATTCGATATTATACTATGTAGTGTTACCTATATATTATTTTTTTATGTAATAATTTTTATTAAACCATACTGATTTCTGCATTGTCTTCCATACACATTATTGCCATTGCGGTGTAATTATGAAGATCCATAAGAGTGTCTTTAAGAGTTTCGTCTTCAACAGAAATTTCAAGACCTTTTTTTGAAATATTTGTGAATCTAGACATCTTATCTGAAATTCTTACCAATACACCTACTGTACCATGTTGTGCAAATGCATCACCATAGTCTTTATTCTTCTTTTCAAAAATTTGTTTGCATTCATTTTGAATCTTTTCTAGCTGTGCTACACGGTTCATTTATAATATATTATAAATTATATCTTTAAATATCTATTAAATTTTTAGAAACAGGGATAATTAATTTAGAAATTTCATCCCTAAGCTCTTTGTTTTCTTCTCTAAGTTCATAAATCATTTGTTTTAGATATCTATTTTCTTTACATTTTTCTTCAAAATCTCTATTTATATCTGAAACTTCTTTAAAATCAGTTTTAAATTTTTCATCTGCTATTCTTAAACATTTTTCATAATGTTTCTTAGTTTTAAAATGACTAGAAACTAATCTAGAAAAATCTGGTCTTCCGTAAAATTTTCCACAACAATTACAACCATTAGGATATTTTTCTTGTAAATCCCTAATGTTCATATCGATTTTGCAATTATTTTCCCAATCTGTTTTAGGTTCATATTGAATAATGTTTGTCAACATATTACAAACATTTGATAAATTTTATCTTTAAATGTATCCACATTTTTCTACGGTTTTTCCATCAAAATTAAAAGGCATAGCACACCCGTAAACAAGATTTAACAATTTAAGTCTTTTACATTCCTCTTCTGAAGTATGAGGGTTTATAAATTCATTATTAGATTTAAGTACGGCATGTCTAAATATTCCACATTTAATGTCTTTTATGTGTACTTGGCATAAACAATTACAATTTGGGCATTTAAAATAGTACATCTGTTGAGATTCTATATAAGTTATTTTATCGTCTTCCATGAAAATTTTACATTTTTTAATTGTATTTAAACTTTAAGTTTAATACATAATTGTAAAAAAATGAAGTGCGACTGTGGTTACACTGCTTTTTATTATCAGAAGTTCGCAGATAATAAGAAATGGAATGTTTACAAATGCGGTCACGTTATGATAGAGTCTAAAAAGAAAACAAAATGTGACATGAACATTTGTGAATACATCTCTGAAATAAATTGCCCAGAAACAAAGAAACGCATTGTACACGTTCAGGAAGAAAAAATTAATTCTGAAAAACTTTACAGAGACGATCTTCAAAAATACATACACCTATGCGAAATTACGAAAACGTTTTCAAAAACATATAGATGGAATTACAATGCAAACATTAATTTTTTACTTAGAAAACTTAACTTTGACTTGTATTTTGAGGACAAAGAAACTCTTGAAAGTTTAAAACATCGCATTAAAAATAAATGTACACCCCGCGTAATTAAGAAAACCGAATTTCCTATAAAACTTGTTGATTATCCAGACTATCTAGATATTATTAAGGAAGAACTCGTTATAACTGAAAAGAAAAAGAAGATAACTGAAAAGAAAAAGAAGATAACTGAAAAGAAAAAGAAGATAACTGAAAAGAAAAAGAAGATAACTGAAAAAATTAAGAAAAAGCACTTTTTAATTGCAGGGGACGAACCAGAGGAACAGGAAGAAAATAAAAATAAAAATGAAAATAAAAATGAAAACAAACCAAGAGAAGAAATACTACCTTCTGACGCAGAATCTGATTCAGAAGATGAAGGCGATAATACATTCGACATCGACAATTATGACTCCGAAGAAGACTATGAAGATTTTGACGACGGCGGTGCATTCAGTGATTAAAAATATAAATAAATAATAAAAGATGTTATCGAAACTTTTGGACGAACAGGGCCAAACAAAAATAAAAGAGACGTTAAATGATGTTACATTTCCTATTAAATTTTATTGCATAATAATAACAGTTCTACTGTTACTAAATGCGTTTTATTTGTATTCAATTTGCGAAAAACTCGGTAATTAATATAAAAAAATAACTAATTTAAAATTATAAATGCTTAACGTTTCGGACCAAGAAATTCAGTTCTTTAAAAATGACGTCACGCAATATAGCGAACTAGATTCACAAATAAAAGAGCTTAAAAAGAAAATGAAACCTCTGCAAGATAAAATTAAAGAACTTACTAAGATTAAGCAAGAAAAACAGGCAGAAGTTTTGACTTTTATGGAAGCAAATGAACTTGATATGTGTAACATAGATACAGCCTCTTTTGAACTTAAGAGTACAAAAAGTACTAAGCAAATTACAAAAGGAGATGTATATGACAAGTTGTATAAGTATTTCTCTGAAGATACAGACAAAACTCATGGAATGTCTGCAGAAGAAAAAGCAAAATTTGTACACGATTACATCTACATCGAAGGTCGTGAAAAAACTGTAAATAAAGCTCTAAAAGCTAAATAATCAGTATACAAACGGAGAAATATCATCTATCTCTGAATCAGAATCAGAGTAATAATCATTTGGTTCATACTTGATTTTAGATATTTGTTTTGTATACATCTTATAAGTTAAATTTTTAATATCAATGTTATTAACTTTTAAAAGTGCTACCTCAGATGTGTATTTATCTTCTGTAAAATAAAATACTGTTAGATTTTTACAATTGGGTTCAACATTATATAAGATTATATATTCATCATATCTTTTATAATGTTTATATTCTTGAAAATAACACGGGTCGAATACACGCCGTGTCGTGTTTTTTTGGCTAATTTCACCATTTTTGTTGAAAACAAGAAACGCTAGCGTTTTCATTTTTCCATTATTAATAAGAAAATATTATTTTTTTACACGTATTAACGAGTATAAATTTCTAAATTATTATTCACTAAAAATCATATAAAAAAATATTTTATATAAAATTATATCAGCTGATGTCTATTCTTGAAGCTAACCGTCCTTGGAGTAATGAAATAAAAGAAAGAGTTAAAAATGCAGACAATGATGAAATTATGAAATATTTTGAAGATCTAAGAGCTAAATGGACAGTTAGTAAGGGAAATCCAATAGAAGAAGCATGTAAAAGATTAAATATAACTTCTATAGAAGGTGTAGACACATCTGTTCTCCAAGTAGAACTAGAAAAAGCTATATTTGAAGCTACATTAGTATACACTAAATTTAAAAAGTGTATAGAAGATTTCGAAGAATATTCTTCGCACTGGGATAAACTATATGAGGTCATCTTTTACTCAGAAAGACTTATCCGGGATACATATCTTTTGTTTAAAACATGTGAACCTGGACATAATTCATTATCTAATGAAGATCCAGATGTTTTGTTTAAATACACAAGATTTACGGATGATTCTAAAAAGACGCCTTATCAATGTCTTCTTTTGTACTTTTTAGAAACTATTTCAGAAGAAGGATTTACAAAATGTGGCGGTAATCTTTATAAACCTCTTATAAAATATGGTAATAATACACATGCTTGGAAGAAGCGGTGTTCTATTAAAGAATACATATATCAAAAAACTGATCATAAAATAAATTTTAATCAGTGGAAAAATGCAACAGCAAGTGGCGGCAGTAATATTAATAATGCTGAAAAGTATTTCAATGAATTTGTTGGTCCAGAGTTACCAACTCTTGTAAAAGATCGGCACCTTTTTGCATTCAAAAACGGAAATTACATAACAAAGTATAACGTAGCAGGACCGGATGAAACACCTGTTTATACAGATGTATTTGTTCCTTATGGAGAATCTCATCCTTATATTACTAATTTTTCAGTTGCATCTAAATATCATGATTCAAACTTTGATAATTTTTTACAATACAGCGAAGAAGATTGGTTCAAAATAATAGATCACTGTCCCACCTTTAAAAGCCTGTTAGATTACCAAGAATTTACAGAAGAAGTTCAAAAATGGCTGTGTATATTCATGGGGAGAATGTGCTTTGACATTGGAGAATTAGACAACTGGCAAGTACTTCTTTATCTACTTGGTCAGGCAGGCGCTGGAAAAAGTACAATTTTAATGAAGATTCTTCAAAAATTTTATGACGAAGAAGATGTTGGTGTAATAGCTAATAATATAGATGCAAAGTTTGGTATTAAACCACATGCTAATAAATTTATGGTACTTGCACCCGAGATAGCTGAAAATTTTAAGATGGAACAGACGGATTGGCAGCTTATTGTAGAAGGTGGTAGAAATACATATTCAGAAAAGTACAAAAACGACGAAACAATAGACTGGAAAGTACCGATGACTATGGGAGGTAATAAAATAATGAGATACAAAAATAATTCAGAAAGTGTATCTCGTAGAACAGCGGTTGTAAATTTCTGGAAGAAAGTAATGAACACTGACACAGAAATAGATAAAAAATTACTCAAAGAACTTCCTTTTATAATGAAATTATGTATTCGAGGATACTATTCTGCACTGAACACACATGGCAAAAAGGGTATTTGGAATATACTACCAAGATACTTCCATGAAAATAAAGAAGAAATGGAACAGACTACAAATTCACTTCAAAATTTCTTGAAATCTGACAAGGTAGTATTCGATAAGAAATTATATGTCCCAATGAAAGTATTTTCTCAGGCATTCAATGATCACTGCCGAGAAAATAATTTGCCGCGAGAACAGTTTACAAAAGACTATTTTATGGCTATATTTACAAATAATAATATTAAAATTGTACAACAAGGTACACGAGAATATCCAATTAATTCTGGTATATCACTTAAAAGAACTACATTCTTCACAGGAATAGACATCCCGAGTGACGACAACGAAATTGATGACCCCGAGTAATGCGTTTTTTTATAATATTTTAAACATTTACCATAATTTAAATGGGTAGTGATACTAAAGTAGCAGAAGACTCTGGTCTAGTTTACACGCTTCTTTTTGTATGCGTATTAGCTGTTTTGGTCTTTTTGATTTATAAATTATACAACAAGGTAAATGAATTATCAGAAAAGGTTGAAAATCTAACTAAACTTCCAACTGATCCAGAACAAGACAAACCTCAGATAAAAGAAGATACCCCTAAATTAGAAGAAGTAACAAATTCCGAACCAGGACCAAGTAAAACATTAGAACCAATTAAGGAAAATTAAATAGAAGTTATTAAAGACATTATAACTTTTTGATAATAATTATATTCTTCTTCTGAAATGTATAAATTCCAGTTTGTTGTATTTAGTAAATGAACTTCTAAAGGACCAGAGTCCCGTATTTCTAAATCTGAACAATATTTATTGGCCAATATTAAACATGTTTCTAAAACTGGTTTAATATTTGTATTTGTTAATTTACAAATTTTATTATATCTGTTCATGTAAATCATTGCTACTATTATAGTACATTTGTCAAAAACTTTATTATTCTTATAAAAATTTGATATAAAAGAATATATATAACATTTATTTGTGAATGTACTTATTATTTTATGAGATACATTACAAGAAATATTTGAATCTATTATATTATTTATTTGATATAAAGTCAGCATTAATATAAAAAATCATTATTATTTTGCAACAAAATAAAAATTTGATTTAATACAAATTTATACGCGTTTATATCATTTCCACCTGTAACTATAATACTACCCGGTCTAAACATTGCACAAGTTATAATACTTTGATTTATAGGATTTGAAAACTTAATATTTATACCCGGATATTTACTTGGATTAAATGAATACATCTTAACAGATTCCGTTTCTTTTGAATCTAAAAATTTACAAACATTTGCTTGCTTTATATTTTTGTCTATCTTGAAGTCTGAATTTATCATGCATATTCTTACATTTGATATAAAAGCCTCAGATGCAAATGCTGAAAGGTTACATAGTCTTCTATATATTTTTCTTATAGCGTATGTAGCCGACATGACATTTAATACTCCGGCTAACTGCATATTCCCATTTGAAAATATCTTGATAGATACCCTATTTTTAGATTGATACTTTACACCTGTGTATGTATTTATACAATTATAAAAAGTTTTACCTGTTATTTCTGAACAATAAACATTTATATACTCTTCTAAATTTATGTCGCTATTGAAACTACAGCAGACAGTCATAGTTGAAATACCCCAGTTTTTTACTAAATTAAACTTTTCAAGTTGAGTTATACTTTGTAGCTCATTGTATATGTCATAAAAATTACTAAAGTTTTCATTACATATACAATCATTGTGTTTGCATTTAGGATCACAAATTTTGCAAAAATCAGTCATTTGATTCTTTATATTACATTGTAAGTTTTCTTTATATTAATATTTTTTAGTAATTTATGACCTCCATTAGTTGAATATAATCGAGTATCACTCTGTTGTCCATAGATTCTCTACATGCTTTTAGTATTATTTCAGAATCTTCTCTTGAATGATTTTTAATTAGGTAATTAACGTAATGTATGAATCTTGGTAATATATTATTATATATTTCCTCTAATGTCATATGTTTATTTTGAACTTCATTTAAGATGTCATATAGACAGTAAGTTATTATATTTAAATCTGTATTTTTAATCATACTTTTTGAAATAAGTATCTTATTAGTAGTCTTTCCATAGTAGTATCTTATTAATTTGTTAATTTGCATTAACTTATTATCTTTTATAATTTGTCTTGTACACGGATCTCTAAAGTCTTGCGTCTTATTTAAATATTCGACGAATGTATAAAAATCGTAATAAAAAAACTTATCATTTACTTTTATAGAAATAAAAGGATACTTTATAGATTCGTGACATATAGGACAAGTTTTTTCATTTATTGTCTTATTTCTTAAACCACTCTGAATAATTTTAGCTGCGTTATATTTTTTTAATAAAACTAAAAGATAATCTTTATTATAATTTGATATATAACGTATACCCTTTATTCTACATAGATTTCTAATGGCTTTAACGGTAAAAATTTTTGAATAAGATATCAACATCACATTTAATTATAAAATATATTTTTAAATTAAATGTCTTGAATTTAAAAATGTGTTTAAAAGAATAAAATATATAATTTATAATGTCTTCTTTTAAGATTTCTAAAAAAATAGCTCACACAGACGCTAGAATGTCTATAATAGCAAAACACGATAAAACAATAGAAAACATAGAAAAAGATAAAAAAAATATAAATAAGTATAAATCCGAGTTAAATTTATTATACAAAGCTAGAACTGTTAATAAATTTAACAGGGAAATTGAAGCTAAAATAAAACATTTGGAGGAAAAAATAAACGACTTAGAGACAGATAGAGAACTTTCTGATTATCTTTTTAGATCTATGGATTTTATAAGAGAAATAGACTCAGAGGAGCATACAACAGAATGCAATAATGACGGCGAGATATTTAAGTACATCTCATTAGATTCTACTAATAATAAAGAAGAAATGTACAAAAGATATATGGCAAAATGTTTTCCAAAAGAATCTAGTGGATATATAGAAAAAAGGCAAAATAGTTACATTTGTAGAGATTGTCAATGTAGTACTATTCATGACTCATCGTCTGGATTACTAATTTGTTACAATTGTGGTCTAACTGAAACTTTTAATATTTCAGAACTTCCAGAATGGAATCATGCTGAAAATCATGAGTATACAAAACCATATAGTTATAAACGAACTAATCATTTCAAAGAATGGATAACCCAGATACAAGGTCGAGAAGGAACAAATGTACCAGAAGAAATAATTCAATTACTGATTTTAGAAATCAAAAAAGAACGCCTCACAGACAAAACTTTGATTACGTATTATAAAATCAAGGAATTTCTTAAAAAATTAAAATTAAACAAGTACTATGAACGTATACCAAATATCATTCATAAAATAACCAGTAATAAACAATTACATATATGTCAAGAATTAGAGAATAAGCTTATAGAAATGTTTAATGAAATTCAAGAACCGTTTGAAAAGCACTGTCCAAAAAATAGAAAGAACTTTTTAAGCTATTCTTATACTTTATATAAATTTTTTCAACTACTTAACAAACATGAATACCTAATTTACTTTCCTCTTCTAAAGAGCAGAGAAAAACTATTTGAACAAGAAAATATATGGAAAGGAATATGTAAAGATCTAGATTGGAAATTTATAAAGTGTATATAATTTATTTAATGTAATGTAATGTAATGTAATGTAATGTATTTAGTAATTATTAAATACTACAGCACCGTCTTGATACAAAGCTGTACATTTACCCTCTACTACAACTGTTAAATAGTCCAAAAATCTTGTAAATATAGACATGGTACTAGATGATAACGGGGTTAAAACTATACGAATACTATCATATTTACTCAAAGGTACGTAATTTTGATCTGTATTGTATTCTTTAGAATTTTTTGCAAAATATATTTCTGCAATTTTACTCGAGCCTGTTGTAGTGCCTTTTCCATTTCCTATATCAAAAGTTGATATATATTGACTATAAGTAGGTCCCGTAGAAATTTCTGAAACACTACTTTGAATCATTCCACAATAAGAAGTAGAATTTAAAAATAGTTCTACACTAAACAATGGAAATATGGGTTCATCTGAACCTATTGATGTTATATAAAGTTTTTCTGCATTTATATTAAAATGATCGCAAATTATTGTAATTGGGTTACTAGTTGATAAATTTGGGTAACCAGCGACTGATTGAGGATTTGATATTGTTGCACTCTGTGTAACATTTGTTCTTTTTGGAATTACTTGACTCCTTAAAAAGTCTCTTTCAGAGTTTGCCATTGAATATTTATTAGCATACAAATTAAATGTAAACTTATTGTTAGCTCCTACGGCAATGTTCCATCCAGAAGAAGAAGATAAAAAATTAGTATTATAATCACTCTGGGTTAAAAACTGTGGATAGACTTTTACTTGTAGAACTTGATTATTCGCGCATGCCATTAAATATGAACAGTTTGTTTTTGAATTTATTAAATTAAAAATTGGGAGTCTGATGTTTGTATATACACCGCCGCTTTCACCGCTACCGATTTGTGATACATTTCCATAGTCTTGTACACTCAAATTTAAATATTTATCAGATATTAAAAGTTGTCTTATCTGTGTAGTAAAGATAGTAGATATAACTTGATTACCAATACATATTTCGATTCTTTCTATAAATCCAGCCATAAACCAGGGAGGAAGCGGTCCCAGGCCGCTGGTCGTCGCAGATTTTATATCTGTAGCGCCAATAGTTAAAACTAAATCATTTATAGCATCGGTATCATTGTCAAATGTAAATACTATAGTACTGGGATTAGAAGCTTGCGAAGAAGTTATTTCAGAATTGTTAGAGGATACTTCCGAAAAACTACAACCGTTGACGTAATACTTATCTGTATCATTTTCATTCCAAAAAACAGACTTTACACCTGGTAAACTTTTATCAGTCGTTCCATAACCTTGTGTACCCGTGCCGTCATAAGCTGCTATTGCTGCAATTGAGCCCGACATTTATTATAAATGTATTTATTTTTTTTTTAAATTAATTTAATTCAATTGTACTGCATTGTATTGTTTATTTAAATTTAAATAAATTGTACAATACATTTATTCATTTATATTTATTCATTTATATTTAGTACATAGCTAGCGAAGCAGCGCCACCCTTAAAGAGCGCAGTTGTCTCGCCAACGCACGTTACGTTTACGAATGTCGAAGAACCGGTAACTGGAGTAGAGGTAAATGTTAAAGTTAGGCGAATGCTATCGAATCTATTTAGAGGAACACACGACCCACCGAAAGCAGTAGCAGCAAGAGGGAAAACATAAGTTCCTATTCCAAATTCCTCGACCATAATATCCGAAGGCGACGTTCCATCGCCGTATATATACTTATTTGAATAAAGACCTAGCGAATCAGATGTACAAGAATCTAGTAAAACACCGGGTAACTGACCTGAAAATGAGCTAGAATTTAATTTTAATTCTACGCTTGATAATTTTATGTCAACCCCTGCGTTACCAGATATTATTAAATGCGATGCATACAAAGAAAAGTGATCTAATTCAATTGTCTTAATAGCAGATGACCCCAGGTCAGACGTATATGAATTCTGAGTCATCTTTAGTCTCTTTGGTAGACCCATGGGCATCGCCTTCATTTGCTCACGCTCTTCATTACACATAATCTGCTGCTTTGCATATAGTTTGCATGAAGATATCGCGGAGCCGCTAGCTTGCTCGCCTATCTTTTCTCCAACAGACAGCGCCCGGGTGGTGGTTACAGTATATTGAATGGGCACGTCTTCTTGAGTAGTAATAGAGAAAGGGGTTGATAATGAAGCATCTACCGCAACAGCAGTATGTATTTTAGTTGGAAACTCATCTCTGAAATAAGCCTTAATCTTTACACTCTGATGTGGAGCAGCAGCCATTGGGTAACCATCTTCTGTCTGATTAGTAAACTTATTGAAACGGGGTCCTAAGGTTTTTGTTAGAGATGGGATTACTACCCATGCAGTGGTCGAGTCCGAGACGGCACTAGGAGTTGTTAAGAAGCTTGTTTCCGCGAAAGAATCAGATGTCATTTCAGACGAATTAACAACTCTTAAATCTGAATTTTCTATAGTTTGCCAAATTTGTGTACCAACCTGAATTTCAATACGATTTATAAAAGTTTGAAGTGCAAAAGCTTTTGGGTCTTGAGTAAGCGCGAGAGGTCCGGAAGCAATTAGATATTTAGGCAGGGCACCTGTTATTTCTAAATACATATCACCAAGACAGTCTATGTCGTTATTTACAGTAAAAAGTCTAGACCCACCAAAGCCTATATTACTTGCGCCGCTAGACGGAATTTCAATGATAGACGAACCATAAAGTAGCTGACGAGTAGTATCATTCTTATTCCAGAAGACAGACATAACGTCTCCGTCATCATCATGAATCTTATTAGTTACAGCAAGACCTTGGGTACCAGACCCATTATAAGCAGCATGAGCAGCTACAGCTCCAGACATTTGTATTTACAATTTATAAAAGAAAATAATTTTAAATTTAATACGTAGTTAAAATTATTTAATTTAAATGAATTTATTTAATTGAATTAATTTATGTATTTAGTTATATATTTAGTTATATATTTAGTTATGTATTTAGTACATAGCTAGCGAAGCAGCGCCACCCTTATAAAGGGCAGTAGTCTCACCAACGCAAGTGATATTGACATTAGCACCTGAAGCTATACCACCAATACTTGGTAGACCAGTTAGCTTAAGTCTAATGTTATCAAATCTATTTAGGGGAACAGACGAACCGCCGTATGCCCACGAGGCAAGAGGAAATACAAAAGTTAAATTAGAAGAATTGTTGGCATTCGAAACCCAGTATTCATTTGTAAATAATCCCATAGATGGACCCGTTAACTTAAGAAGTCCTAGAGGTAACTTACCGGAGAAAGAAGAAGAATTTAAAAGAAGTTCAGCATAGCTTGAATAAAATTTAGACGAGTTCGCATACCAAGAGGTCCAAGGTATACTTATTATAATATGCGATGCGTACAAAGAAAATATATCCAAATCTATATCTAATGAAGAAGGGTTGTTCGTCGAAGCTGCGTAACTCTTATTTTGTGTCATTTTAATTCTCTTTGGTAGACCCATGGGCATCGCCTTCATTTGCTCGCGCTCTTCGTTACACATAACCTGATTTTTAGCATATAATCCTAATCCAAGAGTACCGGTGAGCGCCGTCTTACCCGACGTATAAACCTTTACTTTAACCTGTTGATGTGGAGCGGCGGCCATTAGATAACCACTTTCCGTCTGTTCTGCAAAATTTTCAAGACGAGGACCTAGAGTCTTCGTGAATAATTTAATTGGAATATACGCGTTTGCAACACCCCCGTTTCTTGGAACAGAACCGGGTGCGGAATTATTAAACAGGTTATCGGCAGCCACACCGCCTTTAGTCTGAAAGCAAAAATCTGCAAAAGATCCAGGAGATAGCTCAGTCGAAGCAAGAGCTAGAATATCTGCGTTTTCAAAAGTTTGCCAAATTTGAGTACCAACCTGAACTTCTATTCTTGTTACTACAGTTGCAAGTTGCTGAGGATCAACAGTCACGGCGTACGAGGAGTCTGTATTTATAAATTTTACATTTAAAACCATATCGCCTAAACAATCGATGTCATTATTTACATCAAAAATTATATTACTGTCCTTAGTAGCATCATTTGTACCAGAACCGCCACTAGACGGAACTTCTACGAAAGCCGAACCATAAAGTAGCTGACGAGTAGTATCATTCTTATTCCAGAAGACAGACATAACGTCTCCGTCATCATCATGAATCTTATTAGTTACAGCAAGACCTTGGGTACCAGACCCATTATAAGCAGCATGAGCAGCTACAGCTCCAGACATTTGTATTTACAATTTATAAAAGAAAATAATTTTAAATTTAATACGTAGTTAAAATTATTTAATTTAAATGAATTTATTTAATTGAATTAATTTATGTATTTAGTTATATATTTAGTTATGTATTTAGTACATAGCTAGCGAAGCAGCGCCACCCTTATAAAGGGCAGTAGTCTCGCCAACGCAAGTGGCGCTTACTGTAAGAGTACCACTACCCTCATATGCGATGCTTAATTCCATTCTGATATTATCAAATCTATTTAGAGGAACAGACGAACCGCCGTATGCATGTGAAGCCAGAGGGAATACATAAAAGTTATCTGTTACATTAGCACTGTCTATGAAAAATCCATTGGAATAGAGCCCTAATGCGTCAGTCGCTGACCCAGTTAATAAAGGTCCATCTAGAGTTCCCGAAAATGAGCTAGAATTTAATTTAAGTTCAGCGGTATTGATACTGCTATTTGTAATACTACCCGCCCCTGTTACATAGAGTATTATATGCGAAGTAAAAAGTGAAAAGTGGTCAAGATCAAGGGGGACGGTTACAAGTGAGCCGCTTGTTACACCAACCTTCGTTGTGGTGTTCTGAGTCATCTTTAGTCTCTTTGGTAGACCCATGGGCATTGCTTTAATCTGTTCGCGCTCTTCGTTGCACATTACAATGCACTGACCAAATAATCTAAGATCAAAACCAGTCATGCCGGTCAAAGCGGATGGCAAAGTGCCAGTCATGTAAACTCTAATCTTAACAGCTTGGTGGGGAGCGCCCGCTAGAAGATAAGAGTTTTCAGAAATATCTGAAAACTTGGCGAGCTTTGGACCAACATTTCTAGATAACATCGGTATACGTAATACGCCAGTAACATCTGTAGACGAAGACGACGTCAAGCTTGTCGCACCACCGGCATAAGTGGCTCTTATCTTATTTCGTGTGCCGTTTTTAAGAAAACCGCCCGACATAGCTAAAGTAAAAGATTCAAATGCATCCTCAGACATCTCTGTCATATTCAATGCGCCTATATCATTAGTTTCTAGTGTTTGCCATACTTGTGTACCAACCATGAATTCGATTCTTTTAATACAAGCTAAGAGATCAAATTCTTTAAGTGCTAGAGATGACGAGGTAGATCTTGTGGTAATCTGTAGGTATAAATCACCAAGGCCGTCTATGTCATTGTTTACAGTAAAAATCTGATTACCTCCGGTGGTTAGATTTCCACCACTCCCGGAAGGTGGAATTTCAATGATAGACGAACCATAAAGTAGCTGACGAGTAGTATCATTCTTGTTCCAGAAGACCGACATAACGTCACCGTCTTCGTCGTGAATCTTATTAGTTACAGCAAGACCTTGGGTACCAGACCCATTATAAGCAGCATGAGCAGCTACAGCTCCAGACATTTGTATTTACAATTTATAAAAGAAAATAATTTTAAATTTAATACGTAGTTAAAATTATTTAATTTAAATGAATTTATTTGATTTATTTAAATTGTTTAAGCAGAAAACGAAATAGTACCACCAACTGTACTCTGAATCTGTGTTCCACAGCATGTTACGTTTATGTTAGACATACCTGTACCTGTTGAAGTACTATCTTTATAAGAAGAAAGCGTAAAGCCATCTGCATAAGTAATTACTAACTTTTTGTTATTTAGTCTCGAAAATGGAATACCAGCTGTGCTAAAAGCGGAACCGGCTAACTTTAATATGTAAATATTTTTAGATGCAACACTTGTCAATTTGAAAAGTTCTAATTTATTAGTTGTAAGACAAGATCCCGGAACATTTCCAGTTCTATCATTTCCTAATATTAATTCAGCCGACTTTAACCAACCTGCTGCAACTCCTAAGTGAGTATCTGCAACGACACCACTGGGAATAGAAGCCCAAGTTGTACCACTACCTGAGCCATCGGATTGTTCGGCAGCCACTCCGGCAGAATTAAATATGCTATTATTTAAAGTTAATAATATATGAGATACGTTTATATTAATAGAGCTTAAATCGATTGTAACAGGGCCCGATGATGAAGTTATACTAGAAGACAAACTGTGTGCAACAGACTGAGAAGTATTCACTGGTCTATTTATTATATTTTTTGCTATAAAATTTTTTTCGGTAGAAGTCATAGAATGACTAAAAACACATACTCCAGTTGATATACTAGCTGGATTTGTAACATTTAGTTGTGAAGCCCCACTCAAGTCAAGACTATTGTAATAAACTTTCATTGCTAAGTTGTTCGTTACAGCACCTGCTTGTAAAAAAGATTTATTTACACCAGTTGATCTTCCAGTGAACGGGATAGAAAGCGCAAAATCAACGTGATCTGCAGTGGGGTATAAACCACTTCCATCTGCCTGGTATGTATTTACACTTACTACATATCCTGATTCTGTTAAATTTCTGGCATAAATATCACCTGGTAGAATAGTCTGAACTACTAAATTGCCTAGTTTAATTTCTATTTTCTTTACAAGATCTAAAATAAATGTCTTAGATAATTTTTCACCAGATGCACCTAATGACATTTGAAGAGTCATTTCACTTATTGCATCTACATCACTTGGTAGTGTAAATGTTTCATATGGATTAGAAGTTAGGAGTTTAGTCAAATCAATACTTCCAGGTATAAAACTCGTTCCAGAACCATTAATGTATTCAGTTGTACATTTAGTAAGAAACTCCGATTCAATTAATTTTGTTTCGTCTGCTTCATTGGCTCTACACACAGACTGCGATCCTGTTGAATTAAAAGTTTTAATAGCAACGTTGTCTATGCCCATTTTATTTACTTTTATATATACATTTTATTTTTATTTTTAAAACTGATTATTGTTTCGTTTAAAAAGTTACAATTAAATTGTTTTATTTATTAAATATGTCGCAGTTTGAATGTTCTGTAAAAGATCTAAATGGTAAACAAGAAGAAATAACAGAAGAAATTGACGCTGAAAGTCCAAAAAGTATCTTATCAAGGGGCAAACAAAAAGGAAATGTAAATCAGAATGTAAATTTAGATGTAAATAGTTCGCTCTTTGCTAAGATATCAGAAGAGAAGAATGTAAGAATTATTTTACTTGTGATTATAGCTTATCTTATTACTAACTCAAGTCAGTTTACTGAACTTTTAGGTAATTCATTTCCGTATTTAATAGAATCAGGTGTTACAAACTTAAGTGGAAAAGTCGTAATTGCTATTTTAATAGGACTTTCAGTGGTATTGTTTACTTCTTTTTTCCAGGTCCCATAAAGGCATCTTTACCAGTTATATTATTTTCAAGTCTTTCTAGTAGCCCAGGAAGGCTAAAATCTTGAGGTTTTTTGATTTCTTTGGTTTTTGGGTTTTTCCAATTAAGAGCACTTTCAAGAGAAGTTGTAATTGGCACACAACTACTTTGAAACTCTCTGCACGGGCCGTGAATACCATGATTTTCTGACATACACTTCTGACAAAGTCCATTTGGAGTTAGTTTAAAATAAATGTGATTATTACTATGAAAGTCTTGTTTATTTTGACAATACTTAGACTTCGAGTTTATTAGATACATACAATTGTCTTTTACTTGTGAAATAGCACGGATATCTTCTACGCGATAACCAACCGCGCGAAGTTTAAAAAATTTTTCAATAGCTTTGTACTCTTGTGAACTTCTAGAAAGAGTTATAAGATTTCCACAATTACTTTCAGTACTTTCTTCTATTTCTACATATTCAACAAGGCCTTGTACATCTGTTATACTTTTATATTCACATCTTATGCTAGTATTCTTAACCAATTGAAATGTATCTTTGGTATAAAAATTAAATAAAGCTTCATCTCTTTTGGTCCCGATGTATACATCCTTAAGTATATAAATTCTCTCTTCGTAGTTTTTAATACCATCTGATATCGTACATTTATCTGAACCAACTAGTCTGAGACCATTATTTTCATAAACGCAGCGATCTATTATTTTTTCCCAAGAGTCGTGGTGTTTTTCATTTTTCCCATAAACATTAGTTAAATTTACTATAAGATTTTTACGAATTGCCAATGATGTAGTCTTATCTACAATTATATCAGGCCAATGTAAATGAAACCCTTGCTTAAAATAAACCGTTCCGTTTTTAATTATTTCTTTATTTTTATCGGCCCCTGTTACTATACAAACTAAAGAATTATTTTTATACAAATTACTCAGCGTGTTTTGTATAAGAATCACATATTCTTCTAGATTTATGATTTCTTCTGAAAGTATATCAAAGTCTACAAAAAACTTAAAAAATTCAGTTTTTCTTTCTACTATACAGTTTTTATATTTTATATACTTACTGTACATAATCTGGAACGTTTCGTGATCTTCTGATATGTCTAGTTTCCCTCCATCGAACATAAAATGAGTAATAGTTTGTTTACTCGAATCTGTTACCACTTTTCCAGTTGATTTTAGCCAAATATTCAATGGATGTTCCATTTTATAATTATAAATAAATTATTTCTCTAAATTACTAGGGTTTAAATTTAATCGTAACATTGCATTTGTTAGTATATATACCCTTTACTGCGCTTGGGGAAAGCACTGATCGTTTACCTTTCTTTTTAGAAGCCATGGTATTTATCATGTCTGCGTCTATAAATTTAATATTTGACAATGCATAATCAAGTATCTTGTTATCTATAAACCATCTAAAAAAATTAAGCTGACCAACAGTTGTAACTATTTCTGTATCTGAAATGCTTTCTTCTGTGTATTCTCTCCATTTAAAAGTTACTGTATTTATAACAAGACGTTTTTGTCTACAAAATGGATCAAAAAATTTTTTTGAATAAGCTTTTAACTGGTTTTTGTAATCGAGGTATATATTAAAATATATAATTTCACCAGAGTTACCAAGTGGATATATTATATTATACTTTTTAGAGTAATTTGTTACTAACCAATCAAGAAGTCTCAGACTTAACGGAGTATTTTGATAAATTATATCCTTAAAAAGACTTATTTTAGATTTATAATAATTTAATAGAAAATTTACAAGAGTTTCTTCTTTTGAGGTAAAAGACATAATACTAATGAATAATACGTTACCTTTAAATTTATTTAAAGAGACCGCATGATTATATACTATAATAATGCAATCAGAGATCACAGATGAAAACTTTAAAAAACAAATTGTGTTTTTACTAAATAACAGTTGGACCGGAAAAGGAGACATGTATTTTCCTCTTCAGAACTCTGTGAACATAGAAAAAAGATACATTTTAAAGCTCAGAAATTTTAAATACATTTTTTACAAAAAGGACACAGTAGACACGAAACGAGCTGTTTTATTTATGTTTTTTGATAAAAATGGCAATAATACATCTGTAGTAATTCTTAAAGATTTAACTATTTATAAAATTAACATAACGTGCCCAGACGAATACTACCAAGGAACAATTTTTGATATTTCTTATAAACCAGAAGAAATCTGTCTTTATGATACATTTTCTTGCTGCGGAAGTAAGATTAATAGAATTTCTTATCTAGACCGCATAGCAGAAGCTCAGACTTTTAAACATAATATACAGTCTAGTAGTACACCAATTACTATAACCTATTATTCAGAATCTATTAATTCTTATGCAGAAGACTTCAAAGACACAGATGAAATTTTTATGATTCCAAATGATTTACCTATTATAACAGGTGTAAATTATTCTTGTTTTAAATGGAAACCTTCTAACTTGATAACATTTAGTCTCTTAGTGAAAGAAAAAAACGAAGACATTGAATTATACAGCACTATATTTAAGAATGAAACATTGTTTGCAAAAATTCATCATTCAGATCCCGAAGGACAAAAATATATACATCTAATTAAATCATTAGAAGACTACAAAGACAATTGTATCATAGACATTAATATCAATGATAAAATTGAAATAATTGGAGTTAACGATTTTAAAACAATTCCAAGCACGGTTAGATCTATAGAGAAAATAATTGCTATTAAACACGAAGATCTTAAACTAAGTGATCTAGATTTCAATTAGAATCATTAGAAAATGATAATATTTGGAGTATAAATGTAAAAAATAAACTAAGTCCAAGAAAAACGCGTCCTAAGTCTGATATATAAAATGTTCTTAAGTCATAAAATTTAGAAATTGAAACACGTGTTAGAAACGAGAATAATTGAAAAAGTAAACCTTAAAAATGAACTTTTTAGACTATTTAAGAGTCATACCTTCTGGTTCTTGTTCAATAACGGGGATCCCTCAACTAAAGGAATCGTAATCATTTATATCGCATTAAAATAATAAAATAATTCTAAATTGCTTTATTATTTTAATTACATCACATTATACATTATACATTTACCACATGCCGAAACGAGCCATGCGCTTCTTACGGAGGCGGTAGGCACGGCGAGCGGCAATCGCGGCCTTAGACATCTTGAGCTTCCGGCGCTTGCGACGGCGAAGCTTCTTGACCGCACGACGAACACGGCGCTTCTTTGGCGAGAGAAGGTGGCCACGGCGCTTGAGAACCTTCGCCTCGATGTAGTGACGACCAGACTTGGTACGATAGTAGAGACCACCGTTGGCACCGCGGTGGAGCTTGCGCTTGCGACCGCGGACAGTTACGAACGCGCGCGACTTTGGTAGCGACTTAACGTAGCGACCACGCTTTGGGCGGCGACCAGGCGACTTCTTGGCCTTACGCGCACGGCGCTTCTTACCGAAGAACAAACTAAGCATATCAGACATATTTATTTTAATATAAACAAAAGAAAAAAAATAAAATTAAATTTAAAAAATTAAAATAAAATTTTAATAAATTTTGAAATAACATTTTCTTTAAAATTGTGCAAATTTAGAAAATCCATTAGTATTTTTTTGTCTACATTAATTTTTTCAAATTTATTCGGAACCTTATAATCAAATTCTTTGAAAATTTTTCTAGAAATGCTGTAATTAAAATTTGGTGCTTCTTTGTTTAAGGCTTTAAGAATTTCTTCGATTGAGTCGTGCTTTTTGATTAAATTAAATGCTGTAATTGGACCTATCCGTGGTATAGGATCGGTGTAGTCGCAACCAGAAAGAATACAAAAATCCACAAAAGAATCATAGGTCATTTCAAATCGTTGCAAAATTACATCTGTATTTATCTCTGTAATATTTTTATTGATAGATGTCTTAAGGATTATAGGACATCCAAATGTACTAGCATCTGTATCATCAGTTACCGTATAATCTACAAGACCGTTTTTCTGTAAAAATGCACAATATTTTTCGGCGTCCTCTGGGGCTGTACAATAAGGAATCCCAGATTTTTCAAGAAGTTCTTTGCTTTCTTCGACATGTGATTTTTTAATTACAATTAATTGAGACAATAGTTTTTCTATCTCTTCTTGAATAGTTTTATTTTCTTCTTCGGTTTCTGGTTCTTTTGTTCGAAGCTCTTCCAGCCTAACATACATTTTTTCCTTTGTAGCTTGGCGTTTGACAAGTGTTACTCTTTTTGCTTCTGGTGGGGTTCCGTCAAATACGAAAATGGGGAGTATACCATTCATAAGATAAAACTTAATTCTATTTGCGATTCCTATGAGATGAGAGTTTTCAACCCTCGATGCATATTTAAATTTATAAAGAAGAATACTGCAGTCTATAGCAACTTTTGAATTTCTGTACTTTGAGATGTCACAAGTCTGGATGGCATCTGGTGCCCACTTTTTAATAACGGTATTTAGTCCGCGAATACCCATTTTATTAATGTAGTATATTCTATTCTTTTAAGTAATATCTTTTTTGTAAAATATCAACGTATCTTTATTCTCTAAATGCATACTCAAGTAGAATATTTTCTTCTTCTGGTTCATCAGATGTTAAATCAAGTGTTCTTTTTTGTTTTGGAAATTTTGGATGTAATTTAATATCATTATTTCTATAGTATTCTACTTCTTTCCAAAACTCTTGTAATATTGGTATATTTTTATCCAACCACTTTTGATCTCTATATACTCTTACTATATTCATTGTATCAGGTGGGAGATATTCTATAAAATCCGCTACCCTAAGATCGCAAATAAAAAGATTAAGCTGAACTTGTGGTAAATAATACTCCGGAATCTTACCAAACTTAATTTTTCTTCTATATGGACACTTTACTTCTAAAAGAACCGGATCGGCTTGATCGTTTGTTTTAGAAATAGCTATTCCATCCGGTGATCCTGCCATCCAATAATAATCTTTATTATTATACACGTCTTCGTGAGCTATAAGTCCAAAGTTATAATTAATCTGACCTGTTAGTTCACAATATTTATCTATGGCTTCATCTTCGTATTTTTGTCCATGTCTTGTGGCAACATTTCCAACAAAAGGCTTTGGATCAAAACCGCATTTCTTAAAAAGAACTTCGAGTGGTTTTTGATATGGATTAAGACCTAAAACTGTACCGGCATCAGAACTAGTAAGCTTATTTTCACGTTGTTTAAACCACATATCAGATCTCTGTTCATATTGAGGAATTTCTAACAATTTATTAATTCTATACATTTAAGTTTACTTTTATATATAAAGTAACTTTAAATTAAATACACGATCCGGATATCTTATACATTATTATCAGAAATAGAACTCTGCACGATAATGTAAATAAAATGTTATATGAAATAACTAAACTTATTAGTTTTGAACAAATTAATAAGTTATTTTATTTCAACAGAATGAAGAAAAGAACATTGTTTCCAAAGAAAAAAAAAGATGAGACACAATTATTACACACTGAAAGATATGTATATAAATAAAGAAGAACAACTCGTTTTATTTTTTTAATTTTTTAATTTTTTAATTTTTTAATTTTTTAACAGTTACGCTTGGTGTATTTTTTTTCTTCAATTTCTTTTGATCGTATTCTTCCACTGTTTTGGCTTTCTTTTCGTCGTAATTTTTTTGACAATACTTCCAAAGCTCTTTTGATCCTATTTTAAAATTTCTATTTGGTTTTGCTCTATACCAGAATACACAGTCTTGTATGTTATTACTTTTTGATGTATTATCAAGAACTAAACAGTCGTAACCTTCTGTGCAACTATTTAGTACATCTTGGAAAACGCTTAAATGTGGAAAAATACCAAAAAAATTCTTGTAAATTTTCTCTTGATTTTGAATTATATTTTCTCTGAGTATAAAAACGTAGTCTATATTTGCTCTTAAATCTGGTGGTAAATCCATACAATATTGCATAGTAAGCATAAAAGTTATGCGCCAATGTCTACCATTCATAAATATGCCCCGTATATTAGTATCTCTTATCATTCTTTTATCATACATACAGTCATCTAAGAGCACAAAAACATCTCCGTCTGCATTCTTTGTGTTTCCATTTATTACCTTTTTTTGACGAGTTATAACTTGTTGAATAATTTCTGGTTTATATTCAGAATGTATTAATATGTCTGGTATAAAACTTGAATAGTACGCATTACCATCTTCGGTGGCAGATATTGCCACTCCTGCATTGATTCGTCTGAGATAATATAATATATCTGCAACTAATGTACTTTTACCTGTTCCTCTTTTTCCAATAAAAACGCACGTGGCGGGTCCGGAACCAGACTTGCGTCTCTCTTCGATTTTTTTTGGATTGAATTTTGATAAAGATATTGACATATTATATTACTGTATAATTATTTTAAAAAACGAATTAGTCCCAATAATTTGTTGTTAATATTTCGTCTGGTTCGATAGTTACATATGAATATAACAAGCTGACAATTATTCCAGAAACTATAGATACAGTTATATTAAATGTAAAATTATCATCTTTTTCTTTATCAATGTAATTCAAAAGCATAAAAACAGCTAATACAATTAGTAAAATTATAACTAATGTTGTAAGATCTAATGTGTAAAAATCTAATACTGTCATTTATTATAAATGGATATAATTTAAAATAACAATTACAAACTTAAAAAAATACATTATTTTAAATTAAAATGGGAGTTACAATCAAAGATCTTTCTACTTATAATTCTATTAACAGTATCGATTTTGGGGAAAAAGTATTATTTTTAAAATTTGGCGCAGACTGGTGCATCCCCTGTGTGGAACTGGATAAAGTTCTCGAAACCGTTCCAGAAAGTATGCTTTATCATATATCAATAGAAAATGAAGATTTTGAATCCTTTTTTATGGATAATAAGATTTATACATTTCCAGATACAATAATTAAATATAAAAATAATACTACAAGATTTCGTGGAATGAGAACCTTAGAACAAATTCTTAAAATGATTGAAAAACTAAAAGAAGAAGCTCCCTAATCTCAATGTCAAATTTTGCAAAAAAATAATTGGTTTAAAAATTTAGTTTATTTTATAATCAGTTATCATGGCGGAAAACTACAAGAAGTATTCGCAAATAGAACATGTTCTAGCGAGACCTGGTATGTACATCGGTGATACGAAATGTACAACCAGCGACTGCTGGATATTAACTGATAATAAAGCTGAACTCAAGTCTTGTAAATGGAATCCGGGGATTTTTAAAATCTTCGACGAGATCTTGGTAAACGCGGCAGACGAAGTTCAACGGAATAAGTCTGTTAAATGTATCAAGGTTAATATCGAAAATAATGAAATCTCTGTTTTTAATGACTCTGGAATCCCTATTGAAATTCACCCAGAGTACAAAGTTTATATTCCGGAGCTAATTTTCGCCAATCTTCTAACATCAAGTAACTATGACGACTCGCAAAAAAGAACCACAGGTGGTCTTAATGGTTTGGGAGCTAAGTTGACAGCTATCTTTTCTGAATACTTCATTGTTGAAACAGCAAAAGATGATAAAAAGTACACTCAAACATTTGAGAACAACCTTAGCAAGATTAATAAACCTAAGATTTCTACTTCCAAAAGCGAGTACACAAAAATTACATTTAAACCCGACTTTGAAAAGTTTGGAACAACAGGTATCACAGACGATACACTAGCGGTTTTAACCAAGCGTGTATTTGACATCTGTGCAATGACGAGTAAAGATGTCAGTGTTTACCTGAATGATAAAAAACTAACGATTAAGGACTTTTCTGAATACATTTCAGCTTACATAGGTCCTAAGAAAAACTGTCCGCGAGTTATCCAGGAGACTTCTCTCTGGCATGTTGGCATTGCTCCTTCGGATACTGGTTTCCAATGTATATCATTTGTAAACGGAATCAGTACTTCTGACGGAGGCTCACATGTTGATCATGTAATCAATCCAATAATCAAAAAGGTAACAGAAATTATTCAAGAAAAACACAAAAATTTAACAATTAAGCAACAATACATCAAAGACAATCTTTTTGTATTCATAAATTGTCTCATTGAAAATGCTACTTTTTCATCACAGACAAAGGAGAAGAACATTACCAAGATTTCAGATTTTGGTAGTAAATTTTCTGCATCTGATGATTTTATTACATCAATTGCTAAAATGGGAATCGTAGAAAATATTCTTGCTATCGCAGATGCAAAGGAAAAGAAGTCTTTGCAGAAAACAGATGGCAAGAAAACAAACCGAATTATAATTCCAAAACTAGATGACGCAAATAAAGCCGGAACAAAAGACTCGAAGTTATGTACTATCATTTTTACAGAGGGAGACTCAGCAAAAGCTACAGCTATCTCTGGTCTTTCTGTGGTGGGTCGCGACACTTATGGAGTTTTTCCTCTCCGTGGTAAACTTCTGAACACAAGAACGGCAACTTATGCACAGTTGTCAAAAAATGAAGAAATTAATAATATTAAGAAGATTCTTGGTCTTCAGAGTGGTAAGAAATATTCTTCTGTTTCTGAACTAAGATATGGTAAAATTATGGTTATGACAGATGCAGACACAGACGGTTTCCACATCAAAAGTCTCATAGTAAACTTCATCGGAAACGGTTGGCCAGAACTTCTCAAGACTGATTTTATTTCATCTTTAGTAACACCTGTAATTAAGTTGTCAAAGAGATCTCAGATCATCCCGTTTTATAACGTAGATGATTATAAAAAATACAAGAGTGAAAATGACATCTCATGCTTCAAGGTGAAGTACTACAAGGGTCTTGGTACTAGCACTTCAACCGAAGCTAAGGAATACTTTAAAGAAATGAAAACCCTGAATTATAAAAATGAATCAAAAGAAGACGAAGAATATCTCAATCTAGCATTTACTAAGACAGAAGCAGATGCTAGGAAAAAATGGATTCTTAACAACATCAAGAGTCCTGAAACACTGGATTACAATATTAAAAAAGTAAATATTAAAGATCTAATTAACAAAGAACTTGTCCTATTTTCTATAGCAGACAATGTAAGATCCATTCCAAGTCTCGTGGATGGTCTAAAGCCTTCGCAAAGAAAAATAGTATTTGCCTGTATCAAAAGAAAACTTTATTCAGAAATAAAGGTGTCTCAATTGGCTGGTTATGTTTCTGAAGTTTCAAGTTATCATCATGGTGAAGCAAGTCTTCAAGATACAATTGTAAATCTTGCACAAACATTTACGGGTTCTAATAATATGAATCTTCTAGAACCAGTTGGACAGTTTGGAACAAGACTTCTAGGTGGCAAAGACTCTTCTAGCCCGAGGTACATATTCACACATCTATCGAAAAGCTTTAAAGAATTGTTTAACAGTGATGACCTAGACTTACTCGATTATCTGGATGACGATGGTCAATCAATTGAACCAAAGTTTTATGTTCCGACGTTGCCTATCATTCTAATAAACGGAGCATGTGGTATAGGAACAGGTTTCTCTACTGATATACCATGTTTCAATCCGGACGACATCAAAGATCGTCTTCTTAGACTTGTAGAAGATGAAGATTCAGACATAGAAGAATTAACACCGTGGTATAAAGGATTTACGGGAACTATCAAAAAAGTAGAAGAAAACAAATGGACTACACACGGTAATTACATTATCAATGCAAACGTGATTACCGTTACAGAACTACCTATCGGAACATGGACCGAAGACTACAAAACATTTCTTGATAAGCTAGAAACTGAAAACACTATTTATGGCTACAAGAATATGTCAACCGAAACATCTGTAAATTTTGAAATTAAAATGCCCCTAGAGACTGTATACGAATGGAAAGATAATCGAGAGATTGAAAAGAAACTAAAACTAGTAAGTCACATATCCGCTAAGAACATGTATGTGTTTAACGAGAAGAATGAAATAGTTAAAATGGAATCACCGGAAGAGATAATATATCATTTCTGGAGAATCAGGAATGAATACTATAATAAGCGCCAGGTAAATCTAGTAAATAAACTAAAATCAGAATTGGACATCCTAACAGCAAAAATAAACTTTGTAAACGACGTAATCGATGAAAATATTAAAGTATTCCGTCAAAAGCTAGAATACATAAATAAACAATTGGAAGATAAAAAATACATCAAATTAGAAAATAGCTACACATATCTAACAGACATGAAAATACACACATTCAGCGAAGACACGATAGAAAAACTTACAAATAAACAAAAAGATACACAGGAAATGTATACAAAAATATCTGGTTACAAAATAAGAGATTTCTGGATGAAAGACATTAACTAAATACATAAATACATAAATACATAAATACATAAATACATAAATACATAAATACATAAATAATAAATAATAAATATTATAGTCTCCTGGGAGACAAAAATTCATTTTATTTTAAAATATTTGCAATAATTAAAATAAAATGAATTTCTTTACGGTTTTAATTGTTGCTGTATCAGCATGGATGACATTTTCGGTTCTTAATGAACTAGCTAGCGCAAAGGATGGCAAGGGATGTTGTCAGTCAAAGGATTGCGGCGAAGGAATGATCGCTTCTACTTTGTGGTGGTTGAATCTAGCCGTAGCTCTAGTATTTACCATTTATGTACTAATGCAGGTTTATGACAAGTATGGCGGCGCTGTAAAATCCCGTGCCTCTACTCTCTTACGTAAGAACCCTGTTACAAAGGGTGTACAGATGGTTTTCGGTAATTAAGGCTGAGTGAATGTATTTTTAATTTCTAATAATACGGGGGCATGGTCACTGGCTAAGGGTAAACTTTCGTTATTTTCACCGACGTGTTTTAAACATTTGCTGACAATTTGATTAGAATTAAAGTTCTTAGTAAAGAAATAATCAAGTCGCCAACCTTTGTTTCTATTTCTGGTAGCAGCAATTCCATTTTCTTTGCGAGCTCTCGGGTCCCACCATGTGTAAACAATGTCATCGTTTTTTATAGCGTCTATGTATCCAATGTCGTGTAAATTTGTATAAAAATCAAGTTCGTGTTTGTAATACCCAGGACCTTCGGCTACTAATGTTTTATCAAAATGTGTTGAAACTGCAACATTGAGATCTCCGCAAAATACAACCGATCCGTTTATATTATTTAAATAATCAATCATGGCCTCCATAAAATAAATCTTATTGTCAAAATTGGTACCACTGTTTGGGGCATATACTGTAATACAAGTAAAAGATTCAAATGTAATTGTTATAACTCTACCTTCTGTGTCTTCATATTCTGGAAAAGTTGTAGAAATTTCTAGAACGTTCATATTTTCTCTGTAAAAAACAGCAGTCCCCGAATATCTATCTGCAGCTCTAGCCCCGTCCATTTTAGATTCGTTAAACAAAGATTTATAACCTGGAATAGATATCTTTTTAGCATTTTCTAAACCGCATCTAGTTTCTTGTATGCATATTACATCGGGATCGTAATCATCTATAAGCTTTTTCATAGGACTAGATTCTTGTGGACAAATTAGTTCATTCTTCTTGAGTTTAGAACTAATTTGTTCATTAAAAATTCGAGAGCGAATACCATTGACGTTCCACGTAATAATCTTCATGATAAATTATAATTAAATTATACATTACATACTTAATATTTATATTTTTTCGCAAATTTACTTTACAAGCCTGTTTGTCTTGAAGAATAAATCAACTTCATTCTGAGACTGGGTAAATTTTAGAGGCCTTTGTTCAGAAGGGTTCCATAACTTAGTTATTAAGTTGTAAGCATTTTCCCATTTTTCTGATCCCTCTGTCAATATGCTTATACAATGACAGTGTTTAATTATTAGATCATTAAGATCTGTTATTACTTTTATTAGTTTAATGTAAGCAGGGAGAGGCAATTCATTTTCTTTTTTACAGAGTCCAAGATTTATAAATAAATAATAAGTTAAAGAATTGTCTTTAATGTATAACCAAGTATTGTTAAAATATCTTAAAAATTCTTTAAATCCTTCTTCGTCGTATACTACATCCGCTATTAAATTAACCGTGAACATCTCGTTCTCTGGATTTAAAGTTATATTATAACCTTCTCTTTCTAATATAATTATTTCGTCCATTGTTATTAATGTAATTATAATTTAAAAACTAAATTATTGCGCACAAATATTACGTTTTTATATTATTATTAAGATATTTCATAAATTATGTAATTGTGAATACATTATTTAGTGATGACAGACATTCTACCAGAAGACATTTGGGACCAGATTTCAGATATGCTAGAAAAAGAAAATACTAAAAATAACATTTCAGAAGAGTGTCATCATTTAAATATCGTGTATGATCAAAAAGAGGGTTGCGAAATTTGTATAAATTGTGGTTTAGTTGTAAATAGTAGAATTTGTGAATCTTGTGAATGGAATAATTATAAATCAGAAGACGGAACATTTAGTGCTAATTCTCAGAGAGCAGATCTTTATGTATCAGATAACCCATACGAAAAGGGAGGAAGTGTTCCAGGTTTTTATAAAAACAGTTTTATGATGAGAATGCATTTACAGCAAACGTTTAGTCATAAGCAGAAAACATTCTGGAAAATATCAGAAAAATTCAATCATTACATATCTGTAATAGGTATTCACCAAAGTGTGTTACCAACGGCTAAAGGCATGTGGCATGTTTGCATGGAATCTGGAAAACTTACGAGAGCTTCTGTAAGAAATGGACTTATTTCTGCATGCTTATATTATGCTTGCATTCATAATAATCTTCCAGTAGATCGCCAAAAAGTTATAGACAACACAGAAGGAAATCAGAAAGGATTTCTAAAAGGTGAGAAAATTTATCTGGAGATAATGGAAACTCACGGGGTTTATAAATATCTAGGAAAGCAGAAAATAGACATTAAAGAAAACGACACTTTTGTAAAGTTTTGTAGCACCCTTGAATTACCTTTTAAAACTGTACACACGTGCAATGAAATATACACCGACTGTTTAGATAAATTAGACTCGGTTACACCAAAGTCTATAACAGCTGGGATATTATTCTTTGTGGTAAAACATAAATTAAAGCTAAAACAACCTTCAAAAGCAAAGATATCTCAAGTTGTAAATGTTTGCATACCGACTATAAATAAAGTGGTTTCAATTCTAGAAACAATATATTTAGACTAATTAATATGTTTCTTATTACCGCTATTTTAAGTTTTATTGTACCATTGCCAAACAATGTAGTATATAAACCAATTGTATCCTCAAGAGCTAGATTATTCTTGGATATGGATTTGATACATTCATTAGAGCCTCCTTCGGGAGGTTCACTAAAACTTTTAACCCATTTGAATGCGGCTAGCTGGTCTTATAATTGGTTAATGTACATATCAACGGAAGATACACCAGAATTTGATGAACACTATTACATGGACTATTTTAATATGAGAGGACTGTGTAATATTTATACTAATTCTAATTTTTTTTATTTAGGATATTTCCCAGATGGAATGAGATGTGACGAAGGACCCGTGTATATAGCTTTATTTGAATTATTACATTCTAAAAGAGTATTTAATTGTAAGATAATTATAGAGAATCCACATTACATTCATTATAATTCTACGTTAAAGGAATTTAAACATGAAGTTAAACATTTAACAGATGTTGCATACGTATTTTTTAAATATACAGATCTTAATACTCCCGGTCAACTAAGATATTATCTAGATTGGAATTATGAAATTAATTAAAATATATTATATTTATAAAATGAAAATAGACTTGTACAAGATATTTAAATCTAACGGATTAAGTTTGCCATTTAGTCCGGGTTTTACAGAAATTCAAGTTTTTACAGCTTTTATAAGAATTATTTTAGCATGTGATGCTATACATGATTTTATAGGTGATAGAGCATTTGATAATAAATCTCAGGTTGTTCAAAAAGATTTTTTCTTAAAGACTACGATGTATTATTTGATAAATGAAATAAATATAATACACCCGGATATGCAAAATGAATGTGAAAGATTATTAAACGCAAGTGGGGTATTCAAAGGAAAACCAAAAATATTAAGTTATGATAACCCGAATGCACAAAATTCATTTATTAGAAACGACTCGTCTGCTAAAGAAGTTACAGAAGCTATTCTTAGTATAATGAAATTAGTTAAAATACCTTTAGCTGATATATCAAGAGGTGAATGTACAGATGATCCTTCTTTTTTAAGAATGTTAAGTTTATTGATGAGAGTTAGAGAATATACAACGGGGCAGAGAGTTAACAATCCAAGCTATAATATAAAAATCGATGCAACGTCTGATATTATGAATCTAATACCAATTTATTCCGGTATATTATCCAATGAAAGGAAAAAAATAGGAGACTGCCCAAACGTTGCAAATATAAAGTTAATAGAAGATCTTAGCACATACTATGATCCGGCGAATACGGACCAATTAAAAAAATTTTTTAAGACGCAGAATTTAATTTTAAAATCCACAGATAGCGTGTTAAATTATGATATTAGAATAGGAGATACACAAATTATAGACTGTGCTTTGCAATTATTTGGAAGTGAAGGAAAAGAAACGGTAAAATTATCAATTAAAAGATATTTTAGCCAGACATGGGATGAGCCTATTTTCAGAACAAACGACTCAGTCGGACAACAAAAAAATAACAGTGTTGGTTCTCTTGCTTTAGATATGATTACTAGTTATAATAGTTCATCTGATGCTCAAAAAACATATGGAGGAATTGTTATGAAAAGATTTTATGAATTAAGCATTTTCAAAACGATGGGCGACTTTTTGCAGCTCATGACCTTTTTGTGTCTAGAAAATAAATGTGAAACTTTTAGAGGTATATCACCCGAGCTTGTAGATAGTATAACAGCGTTTATTACATTTGATAAATTATGTACCTATATAGGAAGTATTTTTTCTAGTTTTGTAGTAGGAGAGACTGGTAGTAAAACTACAAATCCATTAATAACAGGTTTAAGTATATTTTTAAGAGAAGACGTTGCCGCAGCGGTTAGTCTAGTTGGCTACTCTAAACAATCTTATAATATTGAAAGTAAAAAGCGGGCGCGTAGAGAAGCCGCTGATAGTTTAATTTCTATGCAGTCGGGTTTTGGAAAAAAAACAAATAAAATAAGCATTATGTCTAATGAACAACTTAAAACTAAATTGAAAAGTGTAGGTATAAATGTAACAAAAATAAGCTCTAGGGGTAAAAGACTAAATTTAAATAGGAAAGAAATGGAAAAGAAAGCAAATTTATTCAAGAATTTACAACTTCGAGCAAAGAAAATGGGTATTAAAATTATGTATAAATCTAGAACAAGAGGATACGTATATAAAACTTATACTCGGTTAATGAATGAACTAGAAAAACTTAAACAAATGAAGAAGAGTACGAAATTTGGATGACCAGCAAGAGAAGAAAAGTCTCGTTTTGGTTGAGGCTCTCGTAAAAGAATGTAAATTCTCAAATTAATATTCGAGATGACGAAATCTAATAAAATTACAATAAATGTAGATTTCTGAGAAAAGAATATGCAATATTTAAATTATAATTGTTAAAAATAAATGTATATTCATAATAATATAACATGGCTTGTTTGCAATATTATTATGAAAATCCACAAGATGCTGAAAAGTATGCGATTAGTTGTGATAATAAGACATTCGAAAACTTAGATGATGTAGAAAAGTTCAATAATAAAGAACTTTTAGAATTTATAGCACGGGAATACTCCGGCGAAGCTTTTCCAGAAAATTCTCCTTTCGAGTTCAAAGACGATTACATACAATTATCGAATAATGAAATATGTAAAGCCGTAGAAATGTCTCTTGCTCCTCAGCAAAAATTTATGGGGCAGATTATGGGACCAAGTTCTAATTTTAATAATATGCTTATCTTTCACGGTCTTGGTTCCGGTAAGTCTTGCACATCTATAGTAGTTGGAGAAGCTTTAAAAAATGCAAGCAACCAAAGACTTTTATTTGTTGTACCAGCGCCTCTTGTAGATCAATACTATGAGGAAATAGCAGGAGAAATTAGAAATGGTAAATTCTTCTCTTGCCCTTCTTTTTGTTTAGTACGCAACGGAGGTAGAGTAGAAAGAGACTTTTATGTATCACAGGCTCAGAATTCTATACTTATTGCTAGATTAAGACAATATGAAACAGAACAAAATAATTTAAATAATATCCAAGAAAGAATCGACGAAGGCGATAATACACCGGCTACAACAAAATTATTTAGAGATCAAGAAAATAAATTAAAAGTACTTAAAAGAGCACTTGACAACTATCAAAAAGATCTTCGTAGTAAAATAATTAGAACATTTGAAATAGTAACGCATCAAACATTCATAGAATCTATTTACAAAACTGGAAAAGATGGACAGTTAATAAAGGGTTCTAGACTTTTAGAAGATACCGCATTATTTCATGAAAATGGTCTTCTTATAATTGACGAAATTCAAAGACTTGTGAGCGAAGGAGGTATATTCTATAAAAAGTTATACAACGCAATAAAGTATTATTTTCACCCAAAGTTAAGAATAGCGGTTATGTCCGCTACTCCTATTTACGACAATCCTTATGAGCTTGCTCTTACAATAAACTTACTTAGACCAAGAGTACCATTTCCTATAAATAAATCAGACTTTTATAAGTTCTTCGTTGGACAATACAACGGAGATGATTGTGTACAAACAAGTGGTAATAAAACGTGGATATCAGAAGACTCTTGTATAATTAATAAAGACATCATTAGATACATTTGCTCCGGGTATGTTTCATATTTCAAAGGGGGTAATCCAAATGCGTATCCATATAAAAGACTAATTACAATGGAACATACATTTTCATCTCAGCACAAACTAGAATACATCGGCGCTCTTAGGTCTGATGTTTCTAAAGATAAAAACTTTGGAAAGAAGGCAGACAGTCTTGGTGCTTATGAAAACGTACTTTTAGGTAACTATGAATCTGAATCAGAGGATAAAGTTTCTGGAATGTATGTTACTACACAACAATACTCAAACATATTTCTTCCAAAAATAGGAGAGGTTGTAAATAAGACGTTAGCTGAAAAAAAACAGGCCTTACAGACATTTAAATCTAATTTAATAGGTATGAAATTTAAAACACCTACAGAGATCATTAACTATGTAAAGCTATTTTCTGCTAAATTTGCATCTATAATTGAATTAACACTTAATAGTTCGGGGCCTGTTTTTATCTTTTCAAATTGGCTTACTTACGGTGTAGAACCTCTTGCTATAATATTAGAAGCTTGCGGACTTACACAGTTTGATAGGGAAGATCGTGGAAATGGTAGATACTTTATCTGGAGTTCAGAAACTAAAACTAAAGACCGCGATGGAACACTTATAAAGAAAGCTAGAAATACATTTAATTCTAATGCTAATTCAGATGGTAGCCAATTAAAGGTAATCTTAGGAACTAGATCTGTTATGGAAGGTGTTTCTTTTAAAAATGTAAAGCAAGTACACATTACAGAACCATGGTGGAATGAGTCTAGAATAGAACAGATTTTAGCCCGTGCTTCGCGTTATTGCAGCCATTCTAGCTTACCCGTAAATGATCAATACGTAGACATTTACAGACATTATAGCGTATTACCTACTACACCAGGTACACGCGACGAGGATGTTGCAGCAGTTCTCGAAGAAATTGGAAACCCAGATTGGCAGGGACTTTCTACATATGGAATAGATCAAAAAATGCTTATGTCATCATTGAAGAAATATTCTATAAACAACGAACTAGAATTAGTTTTAAAAAGTTGTGCAATAGACTCTGAAATTAATAAAAATGGAAACATAATTCGTCTTGAAGAACACGTAATACCTTCTGGGTCCGGTTTATATCAAATATTCTACAAAAATCCTTCTAACGGAAGAATGTACATTCGAGAAGGTATTCCAGAAAGTGTAACTTTTACACAAGTATATAATAGAGATTTTAGTTTTCCGAACAAAGATTTCCCTATAAAATTCACTGAGTCTAGCCAAGACGAAACTGGTAAATTAGTTCCGTATCCAGACCCAGAAATACTAACCGAACCAATGATAAATATAGATCTTAATGTTAGAGAAAATATAGAACCTTGGAAATCGCCCGATACATTTAAAAACTTAGAAATATCAGCCGAAATCAGGGAATACATAACTAAGTTGTATCAAAATTATTCACTATTGCCTATACTTCGTAAAAATTATTTTAACGAAACAGGTACTGCAAAAATTAAATTTAGAGAAGACCCCATTAAAAAAATGAAACTAATTAAATGTATAAAACAATTATCAGTACAAAATTTAGTGTCTAGCTCAGTTAAAAGAGAAATAGCACAACAATTCAATAAAGAATCACAAAAGCAAAAAATAAACGCAAAGGTATTAGATTTAATTTATAGATATAATGTTTATCCAGAGTCTTACCTAGAAGAGCTACTTGAAATTGCAGTAAATAATCCAGAATCTATAAATCAAACATTAAAAACCGTCTCTGGTAAAGGTAATTAATTTATAAAAATAAAATGTAATGATAATTATAAAATGAGTGCAGAAACTTTAAAATTTTTTGAAGACAAAACAACTGAGGAAATCATTAACTGGATGTTAAGTAACTTATCGGAAGATCAAATAAGAAGTTGTCTAGATCAGTCTGGTATTCCTGATACATCTGTAATAAAAGGCAAAGAACCCATAGCCGCAGCAGCCGCGGGCTCGGGTCCGATTCAAACTGTAACTTTACCTGATGGTACACAAAAGCAATTACAACCAGGAGAAGGTTCTTCTACTGATCCTCTTCCAACCGGTGCTGTAAGACCTGCACCGGAAAGACCAAAGAGAGACACTGGTAAGATTTTCTTAGATAAATATCGTAAAAAATGTAATGGAACCGGTTACTTAATAAAGTCTGTTTCAAAGGATGGCGTAGAATACTACGAATTCAAGGAGATAGAAGATGACGACACAACTGTTACACCGGGTGCTAATGTAGGAGACGTAGGTTGGATTAAAAAGAATGTACCAATTTCACAATTCAAAGATTTCTGTACAGACGAAGATCGTGAAATTTTTGAGTTTTTAAAGGAAGAAAATATGGAAACTTTCTTAGGAGCTCCGGCTGAAGTTGTAGAAGTTGCTGCAGATTATCCGTCCAGTGGATTAGTATCTCCTTTGCCAATTACAGCACCCACAATTGATATCACGCCTGAACCAACGCCAGTTACGGCGGTTTTAGACGAGGTTCAGATAACCGAACCAATGTTAAAAGCTCTTAAAATTCAACAAGGATCATCACAGGTTATGAGTACAAGTTATCCAAATTTATATTCACGTGGATTAACAATGTATCCAGTTTTTGTTTATGCATCTGAGGGAGATTTAGTTTTACACTTAACTACAGTTGTGATAGACGGCAGACTATCGTTTACAAAAGATTCAACTAATAAAAAATTATTAAATAGTAAATTTAAGAAGATAACGACTGCGATACAGTCTGCGGTTGAAGCTGGTTTATATACACCAACAGATAATACACAAGAAGAATTAAATGAGGCTCTAAAAAGTATTTCTCAAGATATAACAATTAGAATAAGTAAAATCTACGATCCAATAAGACTCGGGGGTTATACTTATTTTGGTACTCTAGATGATGAGGAACCAAATTCTCAGGGAAGTTTTGACGTAATTGGATCTCAGGATCTTGACGAAGATATGTTACTTGTCCCAGAGTTAGAAGGACAGTCTAGTCCCGTAGAAAGATTTAATATGATGGACATTTCTGACACATCAAATGTAGTTTCTAGTGCCCCTAAGAGCAAGAAAGTTTCTGATATGTCAATTCCAGAGATAGAAGAACGCATGAGAATTCAATTTGGAGAACAATATATAAGAGATTATAAACCAGAAAAATATGTCAATTCTCTAGGAGTAACAAATGTAAGATATGTAAAACGTCCAAATTATCCACCAGAAGATAAGCCAGTTATGGTTTCACGGCCTATATTTTCAGAATTTCAAGGTAAACCATCTGTAAATTCAGGCCCCGGAAGTTTCGGAGAAGCAGGCTCTGATTCAGATGAAGAATTGCTATTTGATTAGTTACGTCTTTTAGATGGTCGCTTTTTGGATATACCGCTAGACTTAAATGATTTTGTAAGAGAAGCTATAGTTCCAGATACAGATAAATCATCTAGATCGCTAAATAATCTTTGTGCATTGTATTCGTCGGCCATTTTAATCATTTCGTTTTGTTTTTCTAATTGTAATAAAAGATCCATATTGTATTTATCATTGTAATGTGATACGAGTCTTTTAAAATTTTGTTTTAGTATAGGACCCCATGCTTCATTTATTTTATTTATATAGCCGTGAAAAACTTCTTTGTTATGAATGTTTTCCTGTAAAATTTTTTTAAAAAAAGGAACTTCTGTTCTTATCTTTATGTCAACACGAGGGACGTTAAAAATATTCTGTTCCATAGAAGCTATTATATTTCTTGCGACGGTATCCATGATACTTTGGTATAATGCAATTATTTTTTTTTAAAGATATTTATTTTTAGTAATTATTGGGTTATTTCATTAAAATAAAATAATTTATTATAGTAAATGCCGGTGTTTACGCGACATCCAGTAGTTGTTAAACCTGAAAAGGTACCAGAACCTGAAAAGGTACCAGAACCTGAAAAGGTACCAGAACCTGAAAAGGTACCAGAACCTGAAAAGGTACCAGAACCTGAAAAGGTACCAGAACCTGAAAAGGTACCAGA